TACTAGCTCGTAGAATACAGCCTAGCAAACTACCGTTCCCGGTGTTTCATTTTAGATGGGAACAGCTGTACGAAACTCGTAAGTTATTTATTTCAGTGGGATAACGATGCGAATACAGATACAGTCAACAATGCCAGTGTCAACAAAATATTGTGTCGCGACTTTTGTGCGCCGCCATTTTTATAATCTGATGAATCTGACGAGTCTGATGAATCTGATGAATCTGATAAATCTGATGAACTGGATGAATCGTCGGAATCGTCGGAAGAATCGGATTCGGTGCGAGTTGTTCGCGGCTCGAATAGCTTGAAAGGTGTTGAATAATTCGTTATCGTACTTGCTTTCTCTTCTTCGCTGTGCAAAACTACGTTTCCGAATACATCTCTCGAAACTTTATGTACTATTATTGCCGAGTACGACGGCAGGGTGAATCGGTCGGAATCCTTATATGGCAGCTGAACAACAAACGTTTTAAGGTCCGAAGTTGGACAGCTTTGACGCTCGAACTTTAAATCGTCCGGAAAATTAATTACGATGGGAAGTTTGCAGCTGAATATGTCTTCATTAGCATTGAACAAAAAGAATGGGTCAAAAAAAGAATATAATTGTTGGGAGTCCGGTGATATATTTGCGACAGGGTAGCCCAAAAAGTTTACGAGATTATCCGTTTTGAATTTGACGATACTTTCGTAATCCAGCTTCGTTATTCTCTGGATCATTGCGATTATAAACGTTGGTTGGTTTTCGAAATCGACCGGTTTCAAAATGTCTTTGCCGAACGATAAATCGACGACTAATTCGCGCAGGTCTTCACCGCGATCCAATTTCAATAATGATCTGAAAAGCACTTTCCGAACGTCAATATCCAAAAAAATATTGACCAGCAGTCTTTGCACGATGCCTTTATTCGTCAAAGTGTTTGAAGTCGAGGATGCCAAATCCGTGGTCGCGGTCGGTTCGTTCGTTCCCCCGCGGTAAACCAAACCCTGGCTGTATTCGATATAATCGAAAGGATTCTGCACGGTACCCATTTTGACGCCTTTTTTGCGTTGCATGTTTACGAAACGACTCATCGCATCGTCGTAAGAAATCGACCGGCTGCGCGACAGACCTCGATCGCCTCCTACTTGCGACGGCAGTAGCGGTATAACGTCGTCGTGTAATACGCCTTTCAGTACGAGAAAACCCAGATCGTCGATGGTAATATCAGTGATTTCTATGAGTTGACCCGGTCTCAGCAATATTTCTCTTTCACCTTCGTATTCCGAAGACTGGCCCAAAACACCAAAGGATCGGGTTTTTAGAGTCAATTCTAAAATAACGCCTTTCGAAAATCCTTTCGCCACGTCGTAGTCGACGCTCGTCGAATAGAACTGGATCGAACGGAAAAAAAAGGGTGTCGGAGTCGTAAAAATGTCATTATCGCCGTCGATCCAGGGGATATGCGTCCCTCTGAACACTTTGATTTCCTTTTCAATGGCATTCGTTATCGCTGTGTTGTATTCTTTGTATTTTGCATGTGTCGTTTCCTTTATCACGTTATCCAGTTCGATCGCCAATTTAAAATCCTCAACAATACCGTACCCGACATAATACTGCAAACACGCTTTGTTGATCGGCTCGTCCCCTTTATGGCTGTAGGACTTATACGTATTGGAAATGTGATCGTGGGAAGCGTGATCGTGGGAAGCGTGATCGTGGGAAGCAAATTGTTTCGTGAATGCATCGTACAGCTTGTCAAATATCGCGTGCTTTACCGGTAAATCTTCTTCTTCTTCAGTCGTCATCGCTTCGACTTCCTCGTCAGTATAATGCGTGATTTCTTTGAAATTCATTTCTGCAACCGGAAAAGTTTTGCCGCTTATTTCGAACGAGGACGGTATTATTTTATTACGTCTCGAATTGATAATATTGTAAACGGCACGAGTACGGCGCAAGGTCTCGATTTCGGAATCTTTTACGTCGTTGAAAACTACCCAATAAAACCAATGCTTTACGGTGAAAATAACCGGATTCGATAACGCGTTCTTGATGCGTTCGTCTACTTCTTCGTCCGCAGACGAATTTAGAACACAAGTTTGACAAAGGTGATTCAAAAATGTAGTTACAGCTTCCTTTTTCAAAAGAGTCATAATTATCGATCGTTGGAATACCGACTCCATTTTTTATTTATAAGTAAGATGTAATATTTTAATTTGTTTAATTTGTAATTTATGTGAGCGACGACGTCTTAAATTTTATTGGTGTCTGGGCTTCGAGCACCGTGTTGGCGACCGGATCGCTTACCAGCGACGCGATCGTGTCGTAAACGAGGTGGAAAGCCGGGCCGACGTCGGCAACGCTACTGGCGTTGGATTCGCGCAGAAGGTTGGGCGCCTGGGCGTTTGAAAACACGCTTTTGCGAACGATCAGGACAGGCATTTTTGTTTTCTTTGTCGGTTTGTTTATTTTGTTTATATGCTTTTTTCAAAATATTTACGAATCTACATAAAGCGCCTTATTTTATATAGTTTGAGAGACGTTCAAATGGAGGCTATCGAGGCGTCGATCGCCGAGCGCAGCGAAGCTATCCGGGCCATCGCCGCGCGAGCCCATTTCGCGGCCGACAAGGCAGTTACAGAAATGCGCCTGCTGCGATACGGGGGTACCGCGCTTCACACAATTCTTCCCGGAGGAGTGTATGCGGAATCTGAAGTTCCGGATATAGACGCTTTTACGGCGAAGGGAGGCAGCTCCAAGAAAACGGCGTACGCGCTCGCGAACTCGCTACGTCGATCCGGAATCGACGGGATCCGCATCGTCCCCGCGCTGCACAAGAGCACCCACAGCGTACGGATCGGCAGACAGGTCGTCGCCGACCTGACGCTGATCAGCCCGTCCGACTGCGAACTTCTGCGCGAGGCGGCGAAGCGCGAGGGCCTGCCGTGCAAGTGCGTGGTGCCGACGCTGTTCCTCAAGCTCTCAATGCACATGGAGCTCAGCCGCCCGGCGGTGTACATCGAGCGCTGGCGCAAGATATGGCCGCGCCTGGTGGCGCTGTACCGCGAGTACCCTCGGGCCCTCGCGCGGCCCCTCGCCGTCGAGCCGGTGCGCCTGGAGCCTCTGCCGCTGTGCGACGAGGTCCTGAAGCTCGCTCTGTCGTCGGGCTGCGTGATCGTCGGCCGTCTCGCCGTGAGGGAAATCACCGGGCGGGACATTCTCGCCGCCTGGCCGCACGACTTTGTTTTGCCAAAGTGGCCGGACGAAGATGGAGACGAGCCTGCCGTCGCCGTGATAGACAGTATCTGCTCCGGGATGGAAGGATTGGAGCGTTCCAGGAAGGCTCTCGCGAGCGGCCTCCTGGGCCCTCCCTACTACATGTTGACCAAGCGGCGCGAGTACATGGCGCGCGTGTTCGTCGTGGACACCGAGGTCTGCACCGCGCGAGCCAGCTTCGGGACGTTCGGGACGTCGGACCTAGTCTTGCATCTCCTGTACAGCGAGATCCTGAGGGCCAAGACTCACACGTCGGAGCGCCAGGCGCTGGCGGACGCGACAGACGCCGTCACCGAGAGCCAGGCCGCGAGGGAAGGCGTCAGCGGCGTCAGCGGCGTCCATCGCAGGTTCACTCCCTTCAACGTGAGGCACCGCGGTTGCCTAGTCGCCGGCGACGAAGTCTCGGATGCGCCCCCATAGACCCTGCGGCTTCAGGTCCCCCGCGACCTTTTCTGCGGTGCTAGGTTTCCACCGGTCTGAGTATTCCGGTCGCTTTATCTCTACCAGCCTTTGTGTAGTAATCGAAGGCGGCGATGTGTAAGGACCCGGTCTCAAGTAAGGATTGGCGGGCGACGGGGACGTGGGGGGCGCTGGTGCCGGAGTAGCAGGTGCCGCCGGAGTAGCAGGTGCCGCCGGAGTAGCGCCGCCGCCCCCGTATGGGTTATCGACGCCGGGCTTAGTTGGGGGGGCGCCTCCGCCGCCGCCGTAGGGGTTGGAGACGCCCGTCGACACAGAGTTGAGCGGGGTGCTAGAATACGGGTTTTTTACTCCGGATCCTGTGCCTGGTGGTTTACCGTCGTCGCTCGGCGCGTGCGGCTGCGCGGGCAGCGAATACGGATTTGCGATTCCCGTCGAACCTTTCTTTTCTGACGCGATCGGGTTCGGCAGAGCCGCGTACGGGTTATTTATTCCGGTTGTTTTATCGGAAGGTTGTGTTGCGTAGGGATTCGCGACGCCCGTCGTCGTGGGGGTGGCCGGAGAAGTCGGGTGCCCGGCGTAGGGGTTCGTTATTCCCGAAGGCTTGGCGGGGCAGGTTCCGGCGGCTGCCGGCGGTGGCGAAGGCGAAGGCGTGGCGGGCTTGGCGGGCTCTTCCTTTTTGGTGCAGTTCTTGCTCTCGAGGTTGTAAAGCTTTTTCAGGCGCTCGATGTCCTCGGCGCCGAGAGACTCGAGGCGCGAGCACTGCTCCCCCGCGATGAACGATCGCCACGCCTTGCACTCGCTCTTTTCGTACCTGGCGTCGGTTTTTTTCCAGCAGTAGCACGAAGGGTGTTCGGCGTTGTCGGTGCAGAACTTGGCGATCGCGTGTTTGCACTCGACGCGCGAGTCGATCAGCTGCTCGGGTCGAGACCAGTCCGTGATGCTCGAGCAGTAGGCGTTCGCGCACAGATCGTTTCCGAAAGGGCAATCTCCGGGGAGGCGCTCGGCCGGGTCGACGGCCTCCGCGACGAGGCTCGCCCAGTGCTTCCGTAGCTCTTCCTCGCTTTCGGGAGACAGGCCCGCGTCGAACAGCGCGACGGCGTAGACTCCCGCGTCCAGCTCTCCGGATTCGTTGATATTTACAGGCAAGTTGGACGGGACGAGCCCCGCGACGAGACCGCTCTGCGACAATAATGTTTCCGGGGCGTCGAAGCTGTTTTTGTCCCGCGCCGACGACGGGGTCAGGTGGTGCCTCCTGACCGTGATCGTGTCTCCCGCCCGCTTCACGGTGAGCATGTAGGCTCTTTCGGGGTCGAAAGTGAGCTCCTTGGTGCTGACAAACGTTTCCTGCCTTTTCGAATCGGGCTTGCTCGCCGCCAGGGAGAACTTGCCTTTCCATATTTCGGTCCCGCTGAGCTTTAGAGTGGGCTCGACGGAGAGCTTGAAAATGTAGTCGTGCTCCTTGGTCGAGGTTAGCATGTCGATGACCGGCTTGGGTCCTTCGACCCCTTCGAAGCCGTTGAAGCGCAGGGCGATCGCCCAAGTGAACGCGTCGGAGCCGATTTTGAAAGAGTCTACCGCGGGGCCCTGGAGCCGCCTGCGGTGCACGCCTATGCCGCGCGCCTGCACGTCGAAGTCGCTGACCGATCCGACCGCGTTGGCGGTGGGGAAAAACGTGAATACGCCCCACTTGCCGTCCTTGAGCGGGGATTCGACGAACGCGGACTCGTACAGCTTTATCTTGGACTTCAGGGTCGTGCTTTCGATGCCGTCGTCGTCTTTCGCGGGCTGCTGCGCCGCCTGGGCGGTGGCGGTGACGGTGAACGGCTCCTTGGCGTCTATAAGGGGATGCTGCCCGCCTGCGAGGGCGACGACCCAGAGGAGCATGGCGACCGCCGCGGCGAGCATGACGCGGTCGAGAAACGCGAAGCGGTCCGTTTCCCACAGATGCCACGACGCCAGGCTCACCAGGGTGACCAGGGCTCCCATGTAAACGACGGGATGCATGTTTGGTTTTACAATCCCAGTCTAAAAAAAAGAACAAACTTAAACAGAGATACATATTCAGTCCGGTCGACACCAAAAACAATGGCGACCACGTCCCCGTACACGATCTTCAACAACGTCGTCTCGGACATGCTGTCCGACCTGACCGCGCGCTTCTCGGGGAGCAAGGAGCTCTCGGCGTGCCAGATGTACCACAAAATGGCCTGCAAGGCCAACATCAAGCTGCCGTACGAAAAGTTCGTGGAGCTGGCCGTCGTGCCGTACGGCGACCGGCTGGTTTCGCACGACGACTCGTTCTTCGTGGAGAAGCAGTACAACGTCGCGGACGAGGAGGGCTGCGGGATCGTGGACGCCCTGAAGAAGCTGTGGAAGCACATGACCGCCGAAGACAGGCAGCGGGTGCACGACTACCTAGACCTGTTGCTCGGCGTCCACGCCGGCCTAGCGCGCGCGTGAAAACGGCCCCGTAAAAAAGATACCGGGTGTGTAATAAATCGATTCTCCATGCGCCTCGACGTTTCCGTGATCACTTCGGCGATGACCGAGCCCCGTAGAAAGCACTGCCTGGGCGTGCTGGAGACCCTTTCGCAGCATCACGACGTCACCTCCCGGTTCATCACCGAGCACGACGACGTCGACCAGCAGTTTATCAGGGACAGCGTGAAGCTAGAGAGCGTCGCCGCGCCCGCGCACTTTAACAGGTATCTCCAGACCCTGCACGTCCGCAACGTTTCCAACGCGAGGAAGCACCTCGCCGCGCTCAAGCGCGTCGCGGAGTCCGAGCTTCCGGAAGACGCGTTGTTCCTTGTGCTCGAGGACGACGCGCTTCCCTGCAAGGACTGGACGGCGTCTCTGGCGTCTATTTTTTCATCGCTTCCGGAGAACTACGGGCTGGTTTCTCTGGGGGTGCCTTCGCCGGAAGCGCCTCCGGATCGTATCCTACCTGCTCCCAATGTTCTACCGGTATGCGATTCGTACATCGTGTCTAGGAAAGCGGCTGCTGCGCTTTCTTCGTCTTTCTTACCGGTCCGCTACCCGACCAACGTGCAGCTGTCTTACCTGGCAGAGACTCTCGACGTGCCTTGTAACGTCGCCAACCCGACCGTGTTCTTGGACGGGACCAAGGTCGGCGGCTTCATCAGCGTCCTCAGCCCCAACAACCGGCTGACACTCAACGCCGCGTTCGTCAACGCCTGGCGCGATATCACGGCGACGTCCGACGCCGAAAAGCTGAAGCAGCTCGTGGCGCACATGAAATCCTGTTCGTACGCGGAGCACCCGGACTTTTTGTATCTCGCCGCGATGGGGACGGCAAAGGGGGAGGGGCCCGAGGCCGCCGAGCCTCTTTTCAAGAGCGCCATGGAGGTATACGACGCCAACGCGGCGCTCCTGACCAGCGAGTCGACTTTCTTGCGAGACTTTATAAGCATATACAGGGACGCGCAGGATCTGCCGGCGCGCTGAATTTTTTTTTGTTAGAGTGTGAGAAATGCCCGAATATACGACCCCCGACGGAGAAACGATCGAGATAACGTTCGCGTCCGCCCTGAACGATCTCCGGACTTCTCTCGAGGCCGTAGCTAGCAGGGTGCGCGGCGAGCCCCCCGCGGACGAAACGTTCCCTCCCAGGACGAGCTCTAGATCCGGAAAGAAAGACGTCGACGCCGTCGCCCTCCCCGACGGGACTTTTATCAGCGCCCCGCAGCTCGTGCAAGAGCTCGCGTGTATCATCAGAGACATCGCAGAGGCGCCTTCCGCGGCGGCGCCCAAAAAAGCGGCTCGCAAGACGAAGGCGAAAGGCGGCGGCGATCCTTCTTCTTCTGCTTCTGCTTCTCTTCCTACTGACCCCTCGGACGCCGAGTGCGAGGCGGTACTCTCCATGGCCGGAAATCAAGACGGCGAAGTCGCTTTCGGCATCGAACCAGACCCGGGCGACGGGGGACAGGCCCGTTTTTTCGAGACAACTTACGGAGGCACCGCAGGCACCGGAGGCACCGCAGGCACCGGAGGCACAGAAGAGACGACGATCCGAGAAGACGGCTCTCCGGAAATCAGGGGAGGATACGTCCTCCTGCCGCAGTTCCAGCAGCAGCAACAGCAAGGAGGTTACGAGCTCCAGCAGCCTCCGATATACGTTCCGGTGGCGGCGCCGCAGCAGCAAGGAGGTTACGAGTTCCAGCAGCCTCCGATATACGTTCCGGCGCCGCCGCAGCAGCAGCCGCAAGGAGGCGGGCAGCAGAGAGTCGTGCAAAACAACAACACAGGAGGAGCAGCCCAGCCGCAGCGTCCCGCTCCGTCGGGAGGTTCCGTGCGAGTCGTCAACATACCGGCCAAATACGGCGGTGTCATGCCGGACCCGATCCCCCCTCGCTCAGTCGGATTCTAGATCTGCGATGGCGAGAGACATGTCTTTGCCGTGCTTCTTCAGCACCTCGGCCAGGCGGGTAAACACTTCTCGCTTCGAGGGGCTCCGGGCTAGCTTCTTCTCTAAAACCAGCCCGATTTCTTCCTTGACGATGTCGTGATACTCCAGGCTCTGGTAAAGCTTGCGCCTCAGCCGCGCCTCGGCCTCCTTGTCTCCGTACGCGCGGTACTCGGACACGCACTCCCTGACGTCGTCGCTGTCGGCGACCCGGCGCAGGACGTCCTCGTATATCTTGTCGGCCCACACGCCGATGCTCTTCAGCTGCTCGTTCACCCGAACGAGATCGTCGCTGATCTCCTCCGAACAGAGCGGGAGTCCCTTGGCGCGCACCTGAAAAAGAATGTGCTCCATGTCGTCGGGGTGAAGTCCCTGGCCAAACATGTCATTGTACCGCTTGTCGAGCTGCTTGGCCATCTCGTTCCGGTATTCGTCGCTAGCTAGGACCGACGCGATGACTTCGTTGTGGAAGTTGGAGCTGTCGTAGTCGAACACGTACAGCTCCAAAAACTCGTCCGCGCCGACTCCCCTCCCGAGGTAGTCTTTGTGTATCTTGTCGACGAAGATCCTGGCGTCGCTCTCGCGCTGAGATATGCTCCGGATTTCGGCGTCGCTCAGGTCCTGGCCGTAGTACCGTATGAACTCGCAAACGTCGATCTTTCGACCGGAAGCTTTTTTCCATCTACCGGCGAAAGACATCATCGCCTGCGTCTGATTGAGAGGAGGATCCTCGACACTTTTAGACGTATCCGGGATCACCGAATACACTCCGGACTCCAAATCTTCAACGACGTTGTCCGCTGTGTATTCCGGATCGATAAACCGATTCACAAAGTAGTCGAGCGTTCGTCTGTCCGGGGCATGTTCTTTTGCGATCTGATAGATTCGCGTCACGATCGGTACGTACCTGTCCTTGAACTCGTTGAGCGTCCCGATGTAGTTACGGACAATGCTCCTGTCCGTCGCCCGGTCCCCTAGGTTCCTGTCCGCTATCTTCGTCTCCGCCTCGCTCGGCCTGCGGCCTATCATGTCGAGGTACTCGTTGGCGAAAGCCATTTCTGAAAGACCACGCACGGAAAAAAAAACGCCTTCTAGACGCGGCTCCGGTAAAATTTGTCGTCTTCGTCGTCTTCGTCCGTCTTTTTCTTCTCGTATTTGTCCCCGGCAGAGTCCATCGCGCCCCTGACGTCCATTCCCGTCTCCTCCGACAGGCGCCGGAGCCTGCTCTCGATGGCCGCTCCAGACGGTAAGCGACTCTTCGCGACAAGCTTGGGGTCCACGGGGTAGTGGTCGCTGTCGTCTGCCGGGTTGAATATGTCGTTCGATTTGGTCGTCTCGCGCTTCTTGCGGAGTTCCCTGACGAGCTGCACGTACGACAGAACCGCCCTGAATATCCTGTAGAGGAAATACACTATCACGCCGATCAGCGCCAGGTTGAAGACCGCCCACATGCCGAACATCTTGTACTGGGTGACAAGGTACCTGTCCGCGTGCTCTATGGAGCTGCGGAGCAGAATCTGGAGGTCGCTCAAATTTTCTTCGTCCTTGTCGCAGACTGCAGACTTGCCGACTCTGGTGGACATCGCCGCGTCCACGGCCGCCGAAGCCGCGTTGACGGGGGCGGCTGCCAGCGACGTGGCAAGTCGTCCCACTGGATCAATGAGTCCCCGCCGCACGGCGGGTGCACCCGGAATCTTGGAGAGCTGCCGACCGACAACAGACCCAGTACTGATGATATTTTCCGCGGCGTTGCCGATGGCGTCGCCCATGCGCTCGAGAGCCCCGGGTTTGTCGACGGTTTCGGGCCTCTTGTCCGGGATCTCGCGCTTTTGTACTAGGCTCTCGGCTTCTCGCCAAGCTTTGTCGAATACGTATTTATCGACACCGCTTTCAGATTTTATCGCTTTTGAATAATTAACGGTCTTTACATCATCAGTTCCTGGAAGAAGCTCATCGATCAGAGTCTGCTGTAGGTTATTAAGGTGATCGACTAGCGCGATCAATCCCTGTCGCTTGGTTTTCTCGTCGCGGAGAAGCACCGACGCCGATTTGAATGCCACGGACCATTTAGAGTTGGGCGCGTCGCCGGTATCGCCTCCGTCGAGCCAAGCCAAGTAATCGTTGACAAACTTTAGATGAGCTTTGCCTTCTTGCTGGAGAGTCGCGTTTCCGAAACGGGTAACGATTTCTCTCAGCAATTCTTTTATCGGGCCGTCCATTTCGCCGGTTTGCGTCTTTGCCAGCAGTTCCAACACGCGGCCTTCTTCGATGGTCTGACTAGTATTACTGCGCGCCAGTTCACTCAGACGATCTATAATTTCTTGGATGCTTTCCTTTTCTTCATAATCATCCTCGTTCAATATTTCGATGTATTGTTTCAAAATCTCGATCGCTTTGATTGTCTGATCATTATTATTTGGCGACGAAGATAAGGCATCTTTAACTTTATTCGCGTTTTCGACACTTCCCTTCAAACCGAAATAGACTACGAACGCCGCGAGAATGACTTGGTAATCTGGTTCGGTGCGCAACAACTTTCCGATATCGTTGACGCCGCCAGAAAGCTTGTCGATCAACATATCCGGAACAGACGGGTCTTTGAAAACGAACTTTCTCTCTGTCGACTCGGGATCCACCCAAAAAATGCCTATATGATCGATATCTTCACCTGCACCGCTCTCCACAGCTGCCAACGCGCTCGTTATTTTTTTCGATTCGCGCCTCGCGATTTCCGCAAACGCCTTTTTGAAGCCCACGTCATTTACTCCTTTCTCTATTTCCTCGAGCAGTCTGTCGCTCTTTGGCACGTAAAACGGATTATCAGATTTTGTTATAATGTCTCCCAAGTAATTCAGGACAGCTTCGGACGTTTTTAATCCAGAAAAAACCGACCAGTTATCCAGGATGAAATCGTTTAATTTCGAGCCATGTTGTCTGTCTATATTATAGAATATTATTTGCTTTATTCCGGCACTTAGCGCGGCAAAGTAATGCGCCATCACTGTGGCGGTGTGAGGTATATCGGATATCACATTGGCGCCTTCGATAAAATCTATCTTATTTTTTTTCGCGTGCGCGTACAAATTTACAGCGTTATTAAACTCTTCAGCGATTGTTTTCACATCTGGAAGAAGCAAATATTTGGTATTGCCGTGCGAGACCAGCGCAGGCTTATCATAGTTTATGAGTTCGTTCGACGGTGATTTGAATTGGGGTATAGCCGTAAACACGGAATGTCGCATGACGTACTCGCCTTGCACTATTTCCATACCGCTTTTTTTGAAAACGAATTTCGGGGGATTGGTATTTTCCGGAAACTTATACACTGCAGACTCGGCTAGTGTCACCACTGGTGGTGCTTTGACGAACAAGCCCTTTGCCTTTGTTGCCATAGATCGCACTAAACCGGATTTTTTGGGGGCAGACTCCGGAACAGCCGTTGTCGTCGCAGCCGGTTTCTTTTTTGCAAATCTGTTGAATACTTTCATCTGTTGGTGATATGCGTACAAAAAATTCTGGCGCATGAGCAACGATGGACCACTTTCATATCCTGGATGCTTACCGGAGCAACAAGAAACTAGTCCCGCTGAACGCGGAGCAGGTTCCCGAAGAAGACCTCAGAAAGGCCGTCGCGCTGACGATCGAAAAACGCGATCTCCTCGCGAGCCAGGTGCACGCGCACGGGCGCTCTCACGTCATCGTCCAGGTGATGATATGCTTCACCGCGCTTCTGTTCGTCGTCAGCACTTGGCACACCGATTTTCCCTCCGGAATCAAGATCGTGTACACTGTCATCATCTGCGCCGCGTTTTTGCTGGTCGGCGTCTTCGCCTACGTCCTGTTTTTCGAAAACCAGATATACAAAGCGAAGAAGACGCTGCGCACCTACGAAGAGCTCTACCTGTTTGTCGTCCCCAGCGTCAGAAACATTTACAATCTGCAGAGGGACATCCAGGACGCGAACAAGGACTCCGAGGACGAATACGTTCCTTGCACCGGCGAGTCCGGCGTGTCTGGCGGCGGCGTGAGCAAGGGGATGAAAGGCTCCGAGGAATGCAAAGACGCCAGCGATGTTCTCCGGAACGCGATCCAGCACGGCGTCCTCTACACGTTCCGCGGCGACGCCGTAAAGCTGATAGACGACAGCGTTGAATCTCTGCGCAAGATGCTGGGCGCCGAGACTTACCGGACGATGAGCGAGGAAGACGCCTACGACATCATCGACGACATCGTTGTTCCGATGATGATCGAGTCGCAGAAGGACGTCGGTGTCAGCAAAAACGGATACCCTCTGTCTGGATCCGGAGAAGTATGCGACACGTTTTGCGCGGAGACAGTCGAGCGGCTCAAGCAGGACGTGCTCGGCGGCAAGAAGGCCCCGCTGCTCTCGCTTCTGGACGAGGCCTGGCAAAAGTGTCACCCCCAGATGTCGGAAGTCTGCTCCGCCGACGCGCTGAAGACGGGAGAGAACCGGTGCGCGTTCGGATGCGCCAAGGCGGAAAAGAAGCAGGGCGTGATGACGACCGTGGTGGTCAAGAACAAGAGGCCGGATCCAGGTACGTGGGATGTGTACGTGAAAGACGCGCCGAAAGCAGAGGCGGAGGAGGGCACCGGAGAGGCGCCGTCCGCCGTCGTTCAGTCGTCTCCCAACGAGACGGAGTGCTTCAAGCACGCCGCAGACGCTGAAAACGTCGACGCCGCCTACTACGGGCAGTCGCAGGAGGGCGGCGCGTCGGCGTGCCATCTCCACTACGATCAGAAAGCCAAAGGCACTTTCGCGTCTGGCACCGGAAACTTTTCGGGCAAGCTCCTCTTCAAGGAGCGCCACAATGTCGACGTCCCCGAGGGCACGCCGGCGGCCGTCGCGGCCCACATCGCCATGCGGGTGAAGGAGACCAACACGCAGTTCGACATCTCTGACTACGACGTATACCTGTACGACCAGCTGCGGGCCAACGACCACTCGTTCTCGACTCGAAAGGCCTTTTACGAAAAGACGTTTCTGCTCCTCGTCGAGATGTTGAAGCCGGACCCGGATTCCGAACAGGACTACCTGATTCCTAGCATCAAGCGCACCAGCGAGGAGCTGGCCGCCATGAACACCAGGCAGTTTCAGTCGAGGATAGTATGGCCGCTCGCCAAGGCGAGCGTGTTCCTGCACATCAAAGCCGTCCGACTGGACCTGCAAGAGAACTACGCCCCGGAAACAAAGCAGGTGAGGCTGCGGAGCAGGCACGATATGATCATGCTGGGGCTGATCGTCGGCCTCGTGATGACCGTATCCGGATACCTGGCTTTCGCGACGGAGATGGCCGCGGCCAAGACGCAAGAGGGCTCGGTGACGCTGCGGGCTCTGCTCGTGGACAGGTGGCAGCAGCACGTCATCGCGATGTCCGTCGTAGTGATGTCGTGGATGATCGTTAGGAGCTTGCTGCTCCGCGACCACGCCAGGCGGGTTTTCAACGAGAAGATGAAGCTGGTCAACACCGAGACGCTCATCAACAAAACGATCGAGCTCAGGGACTTTCTATTTTCGTACACCAAGACGCTGGACGATCTGGCGGCCGACGACAACACGTCCTCCAAGCGGGCCCCTCGCGAGAGGCTGATGAAGGCCGTTCACACCGACCGCATGGACGTTTTGAAAAACTTCCCGACCGAGGAGGCGATGATGATAGACGTTTTCACCCTCGAGGCGAAGCTGAAGTTCGTGCGCCTGGCGGAGGACGTCGTCAAGGCCTACGACCGCTGCAACACGGTGGCCTCGTCGACGCAGGTGCCTTTCCCGACGCCCGAGGTCCTGATGTACTCCTCCGCGATCGTGATCCTGTGCCTCATCCTGTCCTTCATGTACTCGACGTTCGACATCACAAACGTGGCCAAGAGGGTCGAGCGCGTCAGGTCCCTCCGCCCCAAGCTGTACCTCGGCGACGCGGCGGCGGCGAGGGAGATTTCCGGGTTGTTGCAGTGCGCGGAGAGCAGCGCACGGAACCAGTTCGAGCTCACGAAAAGCGTGTTCATCGGCGCGATCGGCGTGGTGGGCATCATGATCACCACCGTGCTCGTCAGCGGAGACAACGAGTACAAGCTCGCGCTGGAGAGCGGGTTCATGCTTTCCAGGGGAAGGTGCCTGGCGTAGACCGCGAATGAAAAAAAATCCGCCGAGGATTTCAACTCAACATGCCTTCCATTTCTTCCGACGCGATCACATGCGGCCAAATGTACCAATGGACGCCGGACGAAAGCGCGTCGCAATTCGTTTGTCCCGCGGTCGCGGCGCACATGAAAAACGGGCGCTCGAAGCCGGCGAGGACGTCGAACTGGTTCACGGTCCGCACGGTCCCCGTGCGCGTCACGGTCGTCTATCCCTACGCCGAGTCCGTATCGGAGGCCAAGGCGAAGGCGTGGTTCTCCGCGATCAAGACGATCGCGTCCCGCGTGGACGAGCTTTCGGGAAAAGACCCCGCGCGACCGGCGTGCATGGACTTGACCGTATACCTGTGGGACTCTAAAAAGGAGCTCGCGACATCCGACTCCGACATCGGGTCCTGCGATGCCAACACGGGGCTGAACACGCGGTATTCGATGTCCGGTAACGCCAAGATAATGGTGTACCGGAGCGAAGAGGCGGTGAAGACGGTCGTGCACGAGATTCTCCACGCGTATCAGCTCGGCGAGTGGGCCAACGACGACGACGACGTGCAAGAAAAGTGCCGCAGGATCGCCGCGAACAACGGCATACTGGGCCTGGCCAACGCGCGGTTCGCGCCCGCGGAGGCGATCGTCGACGCCATGGCGATCCGCATCACGGTGGACCTGTTCGGCGGATGCACCTGGCAAGCCTGCGTGCGCCACGCCGAGAGAGTCGCGAGACAGCTGGTGGCCCAGCGCGGCGCGAGGTGGAGGCAGTGCACGAACGCGTTCGAGTACTACATCTTGAAGCCGGTGATCATGGCGAAGATGGACGCCTTCCTCGCGGCGCACCGGACCGGGCTCCAGCGTCCGAACAAGGCGAGCATGCGGGACATCGTGCGCGACGAGGGGTCGTTCGCGTTCGTCCCGGGACGGGCTCGGTCCCAACGCGCGATATCGATGCGGATGACGCCGCGCGCGCTCGCGCGAGGCCAACCGAAGCTTAACGTTAATCGTTTTCGATCGACAAGCAAGCGCTGACCCCGTCCCAATATCCAAAATGGCAAGGAAAGAGAAAACAACCGCCTCCGCAACCGCCTCCGCAGCCGCAGCCGCAGCCGCAGCAGCCGCCGCATCCGCCGCAGTCACCACATCCGCCGTCGCCTCCCTAGAGATGAGCGACCTCGTCATGAGCGACACCGCCGACTCCACCGCCAACATCGTCGAGGAGTCCTCCGTCGCCGCGTCGCCCGACGAACAGCAGCCCGCAGCAGCGGATGCCGCTATCGGAGAGCACCCCGCGATGCAGCTCCTGACACAGATGCACGACGCGCACCGAGAGCTAATAGACCGCGCCAAGGTAGTCGACGGCATGTACAAGTCCCTCAGGAAGGAGATGAAAAGGGTCTGCAAGAAGCGGCGCAGGACTTCGGGGGCTCCCAGTAACCTCATGCGGCCCATCGAGCTGAGCGCCGAGCTGAGCGCTTTCCTCGGCCACGGACCCGGATGCAAGATGACCAGGGGGCAGGTCACCTCGGCGATCAACAACTACGCGACGACAAACAGCCTCAAAAAGCAGAACAACGGGCGCGTGATAATCGTCAACCCTCCGCTCGCAGCTTTGCTCGGGCTCGAGGTCGGAACCGAGGTCCAGATCTTCCACGTTCAGACCCACCTAAAGGCCAGGAACCACTACCTGAAGACCGACGTTGTCGCCTGATTCTAGATTAGTTTTTTTTTTTGTTCCGTTGTAAAAAAAAAGAAAATACATTTTTCGAACTACGAAACGAGTCGAGGAAAATAAGCATCATATTTCCTATCACATTGTACAAAATGGCGCCGAAAACGAAAGCGAAAGCGAAAGCGAAATCTAAAAAAGAGGATCCGGTCGCTGTCGAAGAAGAAGAAAAAGAAGAAGAAAAAGAAAAAGAAAAAAAGGAAAAGAAAGTGAAAAAAGAAGAAGCGGACGAAGAAGAAGATTACGATCACCCGTCGTCCTCCGCCGGCATCGTCGAGCTGGGAGAGATCGTCCTGGAGCTCGACGAAAACGACGAGGTGGTCGTTTCTGCCGACGATCCCTACGAGGACGCCTACTCTTCCGCAGACTTCGAGGGGTCGGTCGTCGCCCTGATGGCCGACCACAGCTCCACGTCCGTCGCAGAGCGGCGCGGCGCCCTGGTGGCTTCCGCCAAGGCCAAGTCGGAAGCGAGCCGCGCGAAGTGCTGGCCTGGCTGCACGCTCTCTAGACTGGGTATAGTCCCGGTTTTCAAGTACGATAAAATACTGGTCGCGGACACCGCGAAAGACCTCGCCGACCTCAAGAGGCAGCTTGACGGTCTCGGCGGCTTCGACCCGCGCGAGCTGAGGCGCGAGATCGCCTCGCTCAAGGACATGGCCAGGGCGGGGAGGGCCGGAGACGCGCTCCGCCCCGTGTCTTGGGGCGGCCCTCGCGCGACCGTCGTCCCGTCGCCTATCGACCCGGCCGTGCGGCACTGCGTTCTCCCCTACGAGGCATGCGATTCCCTGAAAATAGCCGACGGGAGGTTCAGCCGGTCCAACGACGGCGCGGGTCTGAAAGACATGATCCGTCTCCTTCCGGGAGACAGGGTCGAGCTGGCCGAGGCCGCGCGTTTCGAAGACGTCGCGCCCGACGTCGAGGCCCTCGTCCGAGACCTCGAGCTGTTTTCTCCGGGAGAGTCCGACCGCGCCGCCGAGGCGATGGGAATTTCGTGGAACACGCCCTTCATGCACGCTCTCAGGCGAGAGTCTGGCAAGGCGGCCTCGGAGATCGAGCCGGACGACGACGACGACGACGAACCGGATCAGGTCTTAGCCGCGTCGGTGCCCAGGAGCGACGCTCCGAGAGCAGCGGCCGCGCAGAAATACCCGGAAGCCGACATCGAGTCGATCGTCGCCGCCCTGGAGAGCCGGCTGTCAAAGCTCGGTCGTCCGAGCAAGAAGAAGGGCGGAGGAGCGAAAGCCCCGAAGAAAGATGACGTCGTGAAGGTCTACGATTCTGAAAAGCAGTTCGCGGCGGACGAGGCCGACGAGCGGGCCGTCTACGGCGAGGAGTACGACGACACCCCGCGCGGCCTCCTGAAGCTCGCCGCGAAGCTGCCCCCGGACTCCAGGACGGTAGCGGATCGCATACGGCAGGTGTCCGAGACCCGCCTCGCCGGCAAGACGATCGAAGACATCGAGAGGGGCGGCAAGGCGATCCTGGTGGGGGATCGCGTGGCGCTGAGGAGGGCGGGCGGCGTCGAGCAGGTCTTCATGAGAGCGAGGGAGGAAAAGACGGGCGCCCTGTTTTGGGCGCTGCAGTCGTCGCGCGCCGCTCGGCCCCCAGAGTCCGGCGCCAAAGGCCGCGGATCGCCCGTCTACCCGGCGCCCCCCTCCGACGAAGACGCGGCGACATTCGCGAGAGACTCGGTCGCGGCCGCCCTGGCCCGCCTCAAGTCGGTGCCCAAGAAGTTCGCGCCCGACGACGTTCTGGTCACGCGCGCGATCAACTCCATGGTCGACCACGGCCACTACACCGCCCCCGACTTCGTCCCTTTGACCAAACGCGTCGAGTACGCCGGCACCGTCAGGCCGGACACCCACGAGACGGACGAGTTCCGCCCCGTTTCTCTGACGGCTCCCCCCGAGGACGCTTCGGAGGGGGTATCCGGCTATCTCGAGGTCGCGGCGGCGGCCCTGCTCGGGACGCTCTTCCCTCGCGGCATCCGGCTGCCCAAGAAGATAGACGGCTCGGCGTGGCTCGTCAAGATCGCCGTTGCCGACGAAGACCCCCGGTACTCTGAGCTGCTCGAGGCCGGGGGCGGCACGGACCCTCTCCGCCTCAAGTTCCTCGTCGAAACCTCCCTCAACGCCGCAGCCGTCGCGGTGCTCCTGACCGACCTGGAGCCTGCCGAGGCGTCCGCGCTCCTCGCCGGCGCCGACGTCGAGCCCTTCTTGGAAAGCTCCAAGGCCAAAGATGTGTGGGCCGCCGCCGTCAAGAAAAAGCTGTCTCCCGACGCCGTATCGGACGCCGCACAGGCGCTCCGCCTGCGCTCGCCCCTCCTGGATCACATCGTTGATGTCGTCCAGAGCGCGGAGGACAACCGCGTCGACGAAGCCGCGTCGCTTCCCCTGTCTCGCCTGAAAGACTGGAGCGGGTTCAAGCCGTCGCTCGAGGCCATGTCCTCTCCGGATAAAACCTCGGTGAAGGCCGAAGACGCGACGGCAAGAGCCGTCGAGCAGAACGAGGACACCGTAGACGACGCGGAAGCGCTCGCTCGCCTGAAGGCCGCTCTGAAGAAAGCGGGCGCGCCGCAGGACGCGCGAGCGGCGTTCGACGTTTTCGCGAGCAGGCCCGGGAGCGACGGCGTCGCCGCCCTGAAGAACGGCGCCTTCGCGGTGTGGAGCGTTCTCGGCATGATATCCGCTTCGGCGAAAAACGACAGCGTCGCGCGATTCAGAAACGTCACTCCAGCGGACGCGAAGATGATCCTGAAAGAAGCCGCCGGAGCCAAGGCCGCGCTGACGGCCGCTTCTGGAGCGACGGAGGCGACGCGCGCATGGGTGGACCTCGTCGGCGCGCTCCCTGACGAGTTCGTCTTGCTGGCATCGGAAAACGCGGCGGCGAGGCTCAAGGTGGCGCACACAGACGTCGACGCTCTCCTGGCGCGCATGGAAGCCGCCAAGGAGGCGATCAAAAACGAAAAGATACAGTTCGTCCAGTCCGTCGACGAGTCGGCGCAGTCGGCCATGGCGGCGCTGCGAAGTATCGGGCTGCAGACCATCGACGACCAGATTCTGGCGTTCGACAGGGCCGCCTCCTCATCCGCGACGCAGCCGCGGGACGACGGAGACTCGTACGACACGATGGACTTTTACGACGAAGACGACGGCATCGACTACGACGACTGATGCAGCGAGCGGCACACGAGCGACCCCTCGCTGCCCACGGAGTAGAACCCCCCCGTAGACGGCGCGACCGCCGCTCCGCCGAGGGCGTGGTCGACGAACACCTTCGACGAAGCGCCAGAGGTCGCGACCACGGAACCGTCCGCCAGGCCGGCGACTACGTCGGCGTCGTCGCTCGAGATAAAAAGAGACGTCACCGGTTCTGCGAAGGTGGTCAGGCGCCGCACCGGCCCAGACATGTCCTTCCAGAGGAGCAGGTCGAGCCCGCCGTGGACGGTGACGAAGCAGGCGGAGGATCCCACGCCGCAGACGATCGTTATCGGGTCGATGTCGACGTTGTCGTATCTGACCGAGTCGACGACAGACAGGACGCGCGTGTCCATCGCCGAGAGCGAGCCTTCGAAGTATCCCGGCCAGGCCAAGTACCGGTCTCCTAGGACCAGTGCCGCGCCCGGAGCGTCACGCGCGCACGGCTCGCGCGTGAGATCGACCGTTCGCCCCGTCGAGGCGTCTATCTCGCATATTATCCTGGAATCGCCTCCGGCCACGCGAACGTCTGCGAGAAACTTGTTGTTCACCCATTGCAGCGATGCCGCCGTACCGAACAGATCGAAGGTGTTCATCAGCCGGCCTCGCTCGTCGTACAGGCGCAGCGCCTTGCCGCAAGCTGCCGCCCAGCCTCTCTCGTACCAGCAAAGCGCGGAAGCCGACTCGCGGACCACCGATCGATCGCCGCCGAAGTGAAAACGCATCTCGTCTTTCTGGCCAGCCGTCGCGACACAGTTCTGCCCGGAGACGAGCAGAGGAGCCCGCGCGGCAGGTTCGGAGTCTCTCAGGCTCGGCGGAGACCCCTGGCGCGCCGATCCGATCGACCCGCGCGGGACGAGACCCTCCTCGGTAGCATCGTACCACACGATCTGCCCGCTTTCCATGCCGGCAAAGACAGTGTTTTCGCTAGCGGAGAGGCTCGTGGGGTAGTCGGAACGGTAGGTGGGCAGGGTCTCGAACCGAACCTCGCCGCCGTCGGCGTGAAACACCGTAACCAGCCGCGAGGCGAACATCGCCCCGAGCGCCTCGCGCATCGCCAGCACCACGGCTCCCAGCGGGCGAACCACGCAAGCCGCCAGGACAGACGAATGCCCCTCGTGGCTCGAGCCTATCTTCGCGACGAACCCTCCGGACGCCGACGACACGAATTTCGGATCGTAAAATCGGACGTCTTTGTTGGTCACCGTGGCGACGAAATCTTCGTGGTGCAGCACGTGCTCTACGCTGTTCGAGTGAGCCTGGGTAACGCATCGGACGTATACCGCGTTATCCGGAGACCACTCTTTGAGGCACCTGTCCGCTCCTACGGAAAACACGCTATCATATCCGGCGAATGTCAAAGATCTGACTCCCCCCGCGTGGCCATGCAGCTTGTTCACCGTCACACCGGTATCCATTCTCTTTACCGTGATGCACATCTCCGGGCTCTCGCACGAAAAAGCGACCAGCGCGCCGTAACAGGACACGGAGCGAACGGCAGTCGACACCGGATAGCACGCCTTCGGAAACCCGTCGTGAAGAGACCACACCCGGATAAATCCGTCGACGGAGCCGCTCGCAATCTCCGAATCCGAAACAGATACGCAAGTCACCGGATCGTTGTGCCCGATTAGCGTGCACGAGTGCGTCGGTTTGCCATCGACCAGCGCGAATATTTTTACAGTGCCGTCAGACCCCCCGGTTACCAAGTGACCGCTGCCGCACGCCATACAGGTCACCGCGCCGTGATGGCCCGGAAGCAGCGCCGTCCTCGCCTTGCCGTCCAGTCCGGCGACGAGCCATTCCGCGACGGTCTTTTCGCCCGCGGCGGCGGCCAGCGCCCTCGCATCTACCACCGCCGAGCGCGCGATGTCGGCGGCCAGGTACGCGCAGTAAGTGTAAGACCGAGACAGGCTGGAGTCGTTCGACCACCGGTCGTCGCCCAGTGCGCGCCTCGCTTCTTTTATCAGGGCCGCCGCAAATTCTTTCTGGTGCACGGAAAACAGCTCTCCGAAGTTCGACGTCCAAAACTTCCGGGTCTCGGCGTTGCCAAACATTTCGACGATGGCGGCCTTGTCGTTCGACATCACGCTCAGAGCGCTCACGGCGCTCGCGGTCATTTGAAGCTCCAGAAACTTTATCGTGCCGTTCAGGTCGCCCTCGGCGTCGTGCAGCCGCTTTACGAACTTTGTCGACCCCGCCTTTCCCAGGCACCCGTTCAACAGGGGCGCGCCGTACACGAGCCACTCTCCGTAGTGAAAGCACCCGATTTTCCTGCGCAGCGCGACGCGTATCTCTTCTATCAGACGACTGATCGAGCCCAGCGTATTTTCCAGGTGGCTCATGGCGACCGGGTCTACCGGATTTTGGTCGTTTATCCTGCGCTCCACGAAACTAAGCATGACGTGCAGCCCGCCGCTCAGGCCTTCCATCAGCCGGACGGCCTCGCCGTACTCGCTGTTCAGATCCGATATCTGCCCCAGTATGCAGGTAACGCTCTCGATCGCTGCCTGGAGAATCATTACACACTACATCTACGTCCGAAATTTATTTGTTAGTTCATGTTTTTTCCGTTACCAAAAAGTATATCGCGGATTCCCGCTTCGGGATGGTGACCAGACGGTATTCATCGATTCCTCTTATCACCTCGTACTCCGTAGTATCACTTGTGATCTCCTTGGCGTGCTTCGTCGACGTCACTTTACCGTCATCACCGACGTGCTGAATGTCGATCAGGTAGTACATTTAGGGATCATTTTGAAAGCGTTCGAACAATCAACAAAACTATTTTTTTGTTTACAGGCAATCCTTCAGCATAAATTGACGCGCAAATGACGAATAACAGCGAACTCCAACGAACGACAGCATGCTTCTACTACAGTTTGGACAGCAAAAATACGACCGTGTTCTTGGTCGCGCGAGATTGCTCCAGCGCCGAGATCTTGGCTTCGTTCTCTCTCGCGCCTTGCTCCAGCGACCGAAGCTTCGCGTCTTGCTCGAACATAATTTGCTCCAGTCGCGTTATTCTTTCGTCCAGCTCCCTCATTTCTTTCTTGATCTCGCGAATCAGCTCGCGACAGGTCGCGATTGAAATATCCATGTTTTTTTTTTGCAACCGGTAATACGACAGAAACTCTCACTTTTGTTTGCTTTTGTTGATTTCGACGAGTTTCTTGTCCCTCTTATAGTCCGCGTAAGAATACGCTTTCCCGGTCGAGTCGTCTACCAGCGCGGTCACCCCGTTCATCTCAACCAACCGGAATTTCCGCTTGTTTTTGCCTTCCGACGATTCGATCGATTCCCCGAAGCAGGCTCCGGATTCAGGATACATGCCGCAGTCCACCGCCACCGAGCGCAGCGGCGAGAGGAAGGTCTCGGCCAGGGCGGCTTTCTTGCTCGAGAGCGCGTCGATGTACTGGTCCGTCGTCAGGTTTTTGTCGAAGCGCTTCAGCTGCTGGTCCTCCATCTGCTTTCCGGGCGCGAATTTCATCGCGTACCTGTAGACGGCGACGGTCCGGTCGCGCTCGGGCAAGTGCGCGTGCGAGCCCAGCCTGGCTGCCCGGCCTATCACCTGCTGGATCCTTATCTCGTGCCAGTAAGGCTCCATGATGTGCACCTGCCTGACCCCTCTTAGACTGATCCCCTCCGCCCCGGCTCCCGTGATCAGAACCACGTCCACCGGATGCCTGCTGCCTCGTTTTTTATTCCACGCCGCGTTCTTGCCGTTGAACACTTCGAGAGCCGCCGGGTTCTCGCTCGCGCCCTGGAACTCGTGAAACACGCCTTTCCTGTGGTCGGTCTCTCCCGAAACTTTGTCGTCCTCCATCGCCAGCCTCGAGTACCCGGCCGCCTCTAGCACCTTCGCCATTATACCGGCTCCCTCCATCGTCCTGAAATTGCTGTAAACGAGAACGGGTCCGGGCCCCTTAACGATCTCCTTCATGATGGCCGCCATTTTCGGGCTGAGTTCCCGGAGCTTGTCTCCCCTCAGCGACGCGTCCGTCAGCGAGTCCAGCGCCTTCTTGAGCTTTGTCCGGTAGTCGTCGTTTTTCCCGGCTCCGTCGTCGTCGTCGTCGTCGTCGTCTTCAGCGCGCCGTCTGTAGGCGTGAAACGGGCGAGCCCCGCGCTTGGCGAAGGCGAAATTACAGATCATTCTGCTCCCGGAGCGAAAATTGCCGTTCTGGTCGTCTCCTGTTCTCTTGGCCCGTCTAGCGTTTGACTTTTCCATCGAGATCTCGATCGCCCGCTGCTCGTTGTAGCGCTCGAACATCGTCGAAGACATCTCCAGGACCACCCTCCGCTCCGGAAGAACGTCGGGAAAGCCCTGTTTCTTCGCGTCCGCAAGAGTCAGGCTGAACTGGGAAACGAGGCCCAAGGCGGCGCGCTGGAACCCCGAAGCGTTGACGATTTGCCCGGAAGCCGAATTCACGTACTTGTCCTCGAAATCTTGTTCCGCTTCGGGAAACAGGGCTTCTTCTTCCAGCTTGGACGAAGAAGCGCCGATCGACGACTTGATCTCCTGCCGAAGCTTGTCGTGAGGCTTGGGGCCCCCGGGATCCATCTGCGAGCGGACCAGGAGCTGAGACGCCGGAGAGCTTCGACGGTAACCCTCCTGGACCGGTCGAACGACGGTCGTCAGGCCGTCTGCGTAGTGCGACGCGACCTCCGTGTGCTTGTCCAACAGGTTCCGGACCTCGTCGGACTTGGCGGTGGGATTACGGAAACGCAGCGTGCGCTGCGGACCGGATATCATGTTGAGGATTATTCCGAGCTCGAACGGGCTGTTGACGATGACCGTTCCGGACAAGCATATCACCTTGGCGTCCCTGGCGTTGTATATCAGGTGGTACAACGCGTTCCCGCGCTTGCCGCCGTTTTTCTTGTACCCGGCCAGGTTGTGCACCTCGTCTACTACGAACACGCTTCCGTGCACGCTGACGCCGTCCACCGTCATGTTTTTCACGTTGATGCCTTTCGTGTCGGTTCCGGTCGTCGTCCTGACGCCGTTCATGCGGACGAAGCTGATGTTCGCCTTGTCCACCTTTCCGTCCCTCGAGCACTTGTCGATCTCTTTCTCGAAGTTCGACTGCAGGGAAGCGGGCAGCACGACGAAGACTCGCTGCCGGGTCGCCATCAGGGCCTCGACCGCGGACACGGCGGCGCACGTCTTGCCGCTACCGAGCCCGTGAAAAACGAGCAGCCCCCTGTACGGGCTACCGACGAGAAACTTGCGGACCGCGAGCTGGTGTTTCTGGAGAACGACGCTGCCGGCCTTCTCGGGAATCTGGCTTTCCAGAATGCGACGTATGAACGACCCGAAACCGGGCTCTCTGGGCGCGAGCCAGCCGACGGACGCCGACGCCGCCATTATTTTTTTTTGTTATAATTATGCGAACATATTGAAACGGGCACAGATATTTTTTCCGAAAAGCATCAAAATGACGGTATCCATGGACCCCATTGAAGCGATCGTCTACTGCATGACCGTCGTCGCGGGCAAAATCCCGGCGCCCGAAAGCGTGACCAACGACGCCCTCACCGTGGTCAAAAACATCGCTCGCGGGTCGTCGCGGTACTCTCTCGAGGACTTTCGCCGCGCGTCGTGGCTCGTCGCAGCCACCCTCTACAGCGCGGGCGGCATCGACGCGGTCGAAGACTACCTGGACATCGTCGAGGACCCGGACGTGGAGCTGGAATACGACTTCATGCTGTTTTGCATCGTCACCCGCGACGACGAGATCTCGCGTAGATACGATGTTTCAAACGTAGAATACGAACGAAATACCGTGATGTAAATAACTACATTTGAGAGCTTGAGAGCTTTTTTTTACATGTTGAAAACATCAAACCATATGTCGATCATATCGGGAGAACTGCATGCGGTCACAGAAACTATCCGGAACAACGGTCTCGTTGAGAGCGCGGGGTCTCTGCTTTCGCAGCTCAGAGGACATCGCTCGCACCTGTTGGACTTGCTGATCGAATCTCACCCGGATAAAGACGACGGCGGGTCGATTCCGGTCATGCTCAAGGGGTATTCGAAGAAAAAACTGGAGACTCGTCTCGCGATTTCATATCGTCCCGGAAAGAAACCGAGCGTGGACAGCATGGCCAGACTGACGCTGTACGGCACAAGCGAGAAACGCGTCGCGGTGCTCAGCGCGGTGGTGACCCGAGCGTAGAGGTCTCGCGCGCCAAACGATACTGGCGCTTCTCGGCAAACAGCTTCCGTCGGGCGTTCCGGTGCGACTGGTGTGCGAGTCTCGAGGGGCGGCCCGCTTGTACGAGCAGCTCGGCTTCGTAGACAGACAAGGCAAGTTTATGGAAAAATAAAACGCGCGCGTCCGGATCGGCGTTCCGTTTCTGTGGCGGGTAGAATACACACGCTCTGAAAAAATGGGAAACAATTCTTCTTCTTCTTCATCTTCTTCGTCCGACGCAGAGGCCGCCAAGGCGGCGACCGTGGCGAAGATCGTGGACGGCTTCATGAAGAACAAGAGGATCAACAGCGCGATGATACCGGACTCGGTCGAGAGGGCGATATACGAAAACGTGCTGACGCTCGTCATGGGCGTGCTGGAAGAGGTGACCGCCAGCGCCAACGTAGAGGTGCTCGGGCACCGCCTGGAAATGAAGCTGGTCGCGGCTACGCCTCCGGAACAGAAGCCTCCTGCGCTCCCGCCTCCCGCTGCTTCACCGAAGAAACCATAGTGTAATAAAATTGCACGCCGGCGACGAGGATGACCGGAATGAAAAGAAGTTGCTCGGTGACGGGACGAAAACGCGATTTGTAAGGCACCAGGTCGGCGCACGCGCGAGGCCCGTGGTCGTCGGAGGTTGGCTGGGCGCAGTAGCGGTCGAAGCAGACGGCGCGGAGAAAATCGTTATCGTACTCCCCGGGCTGAGTGCAAACGGTGTCAACCATGTTTTTCTGGTTTTGTGTTAGTCCTGCCTCGATGTGCGAGCAGTTCTGGTGCGTTAGAGCGGCGCCCGGCAGGGGTCTATACGGCATGCCTTCCGCGACGCGGGTTATAGAAGCTGCCGAGCAAAATTCCGGGGTACCTGAATCGGCCCTCTTGCACAGCAGGCCGCCGCTCTCGGTCATCGGCTGGTATCCCCGGAAGCAGGGAGACATGCACGGGTAAACGCCGAAGAGGCTGGAAACGGAGTTGGAGAGGTGCCACCGCTGCACCGTGAACCAGGCGCGCGGGTCGTTCAGACAGGTGGTGAACAGCATCACGAAGGTTTTGAGCCTCGTGCCCAGGGTGCTTCCGGTTGGCACGCCTTTCTTTTTCTCGCCTACAAACAGGTCTACGAAAGCGACGAGGCCCACCGCTATAAACAGAGCGATCATCGTGCCCGTCTTGGCGAACCAAGTGAGCAAATACTCCAAGCAGTAAAGCAATATCGTCACCACGTAGTTTACTCCGGGAATCATGATTAGCCAGTTTAGCACAACGACGATCGTCAGCTTGATAAAGCACAGAACAAACTTTGGAAAGTTTGGCAGGAGGCGGGCCAGCGAAGCAAACACCTCCCCCACGCCCTTCAAAAAGTCCAAAAAGCCCATTTTTTGAACATGAACGGAGAAATGAAAGATTACAATTGGACGCTACAATCAGTCGCTGTCGTCTAGGTACTCGTCGGACGCGGCATCGGTAGCTATCGGGGCCGGGGCTGGGGCGATCACGGTGGTCTTCCTGGGCGGCGGAGGCGGGGGAGGGAGGACTTCGTTCTCCGCCTCTTCGTCGGTGAGTTTCTCGGCACCGATAAACGCAAACGAGCCGATGCTCGACTGACCGGCAGAGTGGACGAGGATCTGCTGCGCCTTCCAAGACACGCCGAATGCGTTTCCGGCGACCCAGATTCCGGTGCAGCGCGCGATGACGGTGACCTGGGCGTTGCGACTGGAGCCGATGAAGTCCTCGGCACTGATCTTCTTCCGCTTGCAGTCCCAGACCTCGACGTTGAACGCGCCGGTATTGCGGTCCGTGGGGATGGTTAGCTTGAATGTCGGGGGCCACCTGTCCGAGACGTTGCCCTCCTTGTCCCTCGGGATGCGCAGAGTGGGCGTGTACTTGTCCCGGACCATGTCGATGCTGTTGTACGGCGCGCCGGTCTTGGTTTTCAGCCACTTTTGCTTGCTGTTGAACGCGATGTCGACGATGCGCTCGTCTAGCTCGGCGAGTTTCTTGTACTCGTCAAAGTCCGGGGCGAGGGCCAGCTCCATGGTGTGCTTCGTGGGCCCGTCGCCGAAATCGCTGGACTCGATGCCCTTGATGGTGCGGAGGGTGGTGGTCTGCAGGATGACGGGCCCGCGGTCTGGGCCGTGGTTGAGAAAGACGATCTTGGCCCCGTTGTCGAGGTTGCGCAGGGAGCCTTCCTCCACGGTGGAGGGGTCGAAATCGGCGAAAAGCTTGACGGAAGACATGATGGTCGTTTTCGTGTTTTTTCGTTTTTTTGGTTAATCGGATATTTGGAAGGCAATTTGTTGTTGGAGAGCGCGGTTGAGGCCGCTTTATGTTCGGACGAACGGTGCTGCGCGCGTCCCGGTCGTGTCGGAGCGCTGGTATCCCTGGCTCTGGATGAAGGCGAGGGAGCGCGACGCCTCCCTGGTGTTGTCTCCGCCCCGGGTCCAAGGCTCGACGATGTGGGTCGCGTCCTGGACCTCGGACTGGAGAATGGGCATCAGCGGCTGGTACTGCTGCTCGATGTGGACGCCGGAGAGCGCCATGGACCGGTGGAAGGTCTGGTCTCCGAGGACGAGCTGGTTCTCGGCGTCGGTGTCGCGGACCGATCCTCCCGACAGGTCCGGGACGGCGTGGTAGGTCCTGACGGCGAGCTGCTGCACGCCGCGAGGCGTCCACTTTTTACCGTTCCTGAGGGTGGAGTCGACGTCCACGGTATCCGCCGAGGGGAGCCCGTTGACGCCGTCGCCGAACCGGAGGTTGACGTGATCGCTGCTGAAGTCCAGGAGGTCCTTGCGCTGCTGGTTGAAGTAGTTGTAAACGTTGTAGTCGAAGTGGCTCTTGTTGTAGTCCTCTTCGACCGTCGCGTAGCACTTGTCGTCCGTGGGGCGGTGGAGCTCGAAAAACAGCTTGGTGTCGGAAGCCGCCATATTTCTTATTGTCAACGAAAAAAAAAGTCTCCGGGTAAAGTATTAGGAAAAAACGAAATGTCAGCATCTCAAGCAGGAGGTTACTCGATGCCGATGGCCCCTTACAAGAGCGGAGGAGGAGCGCAGCACCGCGGAGGCATGCTGCCCCTGACCGTTCCCCACGTCCTGGTGCCGGCCATGCTGGTCGCCGGACCCAGGATGCTTCGGGCGATGAAGCTCAAGAAGTCCAGCGGGCCGTCCAAAAAGAAGAAAGCCGCTTCGTCTAAAACCGCAAAGTCCGCTCCTTCAAAAAGCAAGAAGAAGAAGTCCTCGAAATCCAAAAAGTGAGTGAGTCAGAAGACGCAGCCCTTCCTCTCGAACGCCGCCCCGAAGCTGCGATCCCAAGCGCCCCCGTCCGTGTGCCCGGCTTCGAGGCGCAGCGCTCTCGCGAAGGCCCAGGCCCTGTCCCAGTGGTGCTCGACGTCCTCCTCGCAAGACTTGTGCACCACGCATATTTTTCCGCCGACCACTAAAATCTTGGTCATGTCGTTCCCGCGCGTAAAGAGACGCGCCTAAAAAAAGTCCCGTCAGTTAAACGCGATGCCCGCGCAGCAGCAGTACGCCCTCCGACGGTGCATTCCCCGTCCCACGGTGGCTCTCCGGCTGGACCGGGAGGCCTCCGAGGAAACGTTCCCCAAGGAAGCGAGGGACGCCTGCGACGCGGTCAAGGCGATCCTGGAGCGCAACGAGGAAGCCACAGAAGTGGCGGTGCACAGGATTTCTTCCCTGTTCGGCGCCGAAGACGGCAAGTACGCGGCCTTCGACGCCAAGCTGTCTCCCTGCCAGCTCACCGGCATACTAAACAGGATCTGCGAGAAGAACGTTCGGTCGCCGTTCGAGAAGCGCTCCGTCGTGCACGCCTACCACATGGACTCCGTGACCTACGCCGTCGAGCAAAGGCTGAACACCGGTGACACGAAGATAAAGTGCTGGGACGAGCGGTGCTGCGCCCTGGACGCCCGCCCGGAGAAAGGCATCGCGATTTCTGCGCAACATACGGTACCGATGAAGCCGCACATGTTCACGTCGAGGGCCGACGTCCACCACGCAGAGCGATTCGAGCGCCTGTCCGTGGACATGACTTCGGGCGTGTTCCTCCAGATCGAGATATTGTGCGAAGACGAGCGGTCGTATTTCGGGAGGGCGCGAGTCGTTTACAGGCGATCCGACTACGCGTTCCCCTACCGCACGGTTTGCCGCGCGCTAACCTGCCTGATGGGCGGCGACGGCGCAGCTGCCGCCCTCTAAAGCGATCCACTTTTCAAATTCCGGGGACCATCTGCACATCCAGGTCCTCGTGGCTCCGCTCGACGGGGGAATCTCCTCGCGAAGCTCCCTGCTGACTCCAGCTCCGGGAACGCCTAGAACGCCGCAGTCTTTTCCGCTTTCCGGGTCGACCACGCCGTAGACGTCGGGCGTCACGGAGGACCGTATCTTCATCGGCTTCGCGACAGAGGGACTCGGCTTGGGGTTAGCGACCGCTCTGACGAACCAGTTTCTCTTTCCGGGCACCAAAGACTTGAACACGTATCCCGTGCAGGCGTACGGCACCGCCGCGGCGTGCGACTGTAGACCGGCGAGGCCCTCGCAGTCGGCCTCGAACATCTTTTTGACGACTATCCTGTGCGTGGAGGCCCCGTCGGCCCGGTTCGACGCGGCGACCTGCAGCAACGCGGCGTACCGGTCCCTGAACGGCACCCGGCCTATCGGCGTGCCCTTGATCGCGAGCAGGTCCTCGGCGAGGAAAATCCACTCGTCGTCGTTCGTCCTGACCATCTCTCCCGAGATCACGGTCCCCGAAAATAGGTCCGGGTCGAACATGACGTGGTCGACGATGATCCGCGGCAGGCTGTAGCCCGTCCTGACCTTGCGGTCGATGTACATCGCCGTCTCGGAAAACCCCACCCTGTTCAAAAACAACAAGTAAGGGTTGCCCCGGCTCTGGAGGTGAACCACGTAGCTACCCGACGTGTCGAGCCCGGAGTCTGGCACGTAAACTTTGGCGTCTCGGACCATCGTCCGAACTCTCATGCGATCGCTGACGTCCCGGAGGATGTCTTCCTTGGCGATGTCATCCGCGATGTGAAAAGCGATCCCGGAGCAAAAAGAAATAGGAATCGTGTGCATACTGTCTTTGCCTCAGCCGCGTAGCGTAATGTAGGCGACGAAAAATGTAAGGATCAAACGCGCGCACAAGTCCGGAGCTTGTGCTTCCACCTTGCGGTATATTTCGGGGCTGTTTATCTGGGCTAGCGCAGCCTGCGTGCACATAGCCAAACCCGCTTCCGCGACAGACGCAAAGTCGAAAGCGGCCCGTTGGTTAAGCTTCGAGCACGCCTTTCTGGCGGCCGAAGCTGCCGCGGCGACGTCCTCGGCAGACCTCATGTAGGGCGGCTGGCCCTGCTCCAGGTCTTCCAGGATGTCGAAGGCGTCGTCGCAGAAAGTGAAGCAAACTGCGAGGCACTCCATGTCGTCGCCCGGGAAGTGCTCTTCTAGAAAAGGCCGTATGCAAACGAGGTTACTGAGCACCTTGTAATCGAAAGGGTTCAGCCGGCGCTTTTCTACCTCTACCGCGGCGGCCTGCAGCAGGCTCTCGACGATGGCCGCCTTGTGGGGCCCCTCGACCGCCATCCGCAGCAGCGGGTAGTCGCTCACGATGGCCTCGCGAAATTCTCGCGTGTGCGTGGACCTAAATTCCGGCATGCGAGCGGTCATGCCGAACACCGCGTAGCCGAAGGCCATCGCCCACTCCAGGTCTCCGCACTGGTCCACCAGGGCGTCGAGGTGGCACGTGATCATGGAGTGCCTGTGCAGGTGCGCCGTCCTGCCCAGCGTCTTTCCGACAGCCCGGTGAAGGACGTGCGCCGTGACGCTGGTGGCCGAAAAATACTTGTAAGCCCTCATGCCGAGGGAACGTAAGATCGCGGACGGTTCGTACATGGTACGGAACGCCCACTCGTCGGCGCGCAGCTGCCTTTGCGCCCCGGCTAAAAGCTCCGCGAAGTTGACGGGATCTCTCCCGTTCGGAGCGACGCGTTCGTCGCACATACGCTACGCTGGGCAAATTAAAAAACTTTGTAGAAACGTATGGATAGCGCCCGGTACTCGTTCGGGATCGCCAAGGGGTCGCCATGCCTCCCGGACAGGGTTTCCGAAAAGCTTGACTCGATCATGCAAGGACACACCTGCTTCTGCGACAGGCCGGCGAACGGAGGCAAGGGCGGAAAACGAAACGCTCACAAACGGCACCAACAATCACACCGGCGACATCAGCACCCCCCTGCGACAAGCGGCAACCAGAAGACGAGGGAGCCGCCGTCCGGCGAGAGAGCGATCAGGGCGGCGCTGAACAAGCTCGCGGGTTCCAACTACGTGAGCATATCCAGGCGGGTGATATTCATCGCTACACGCGAAAACGTCGCGTTCGTGGTTCAAAACGGGCTGGAAAAGGCCTATATGGAGCCCGAGCACTCGGCGCTCTACATCCGGCTGTTCAAGGACGTTCTCGACTCCGTCGACTCCGCGGCCAGGGATGCCGCTTTGGCCGTGTTTCTCTCCGAGCTCCCAAGCGAGAGCGCTCTGCTGGCGGAGGTGCTCCTGCCCAACACGGACCCTGTAAACCGCTACGACGAGTTCTGCGCCACCTGCAAGATAAGGAGGAGGATCGTGGGGCGCGGCGCCACGTTTTGCGGGCTGCTCCAGGTAGCCCCCATAGCGGAGCACGTCAGAGCCACGCCGTCCGACGTGTACTTCACGTACGAGCGGGTCATGAGGAAGCTTCTCGATTCCAGCCCGGAAGACAACGTGGGACTGGACTCTTGCGGCGCGATAGAGGTCATGCTCGAGTCTATCGCCGCCGTTCTCAGTCGAAACAACGCATCCATCGCCTCGTTCCGGGCAGCTATCAGAGATCACCCGGTAGACTCGTTTCCCACGGCCAAGTGCAGGTTCAAGGTGATGGACATCATAGCGATCAAAAAACGCGTGTAATGGTCACCTTCGACAGTGGTCTTCGAACGCGTTGTCTGTGTGGAAGCAGAGCAGCGCGATGCGCTCGTCCGTCTGCAGCGTCCCGAATATCGAATCCTTTTCTACCGGGAACGGAAAACACACCTTGTCTGCCATTCCGTGCACGTCGGGGACCGCGTACAGCACCACGGTCATCGGAGCGGCTCTCCCCATTCTTTCCTTCACCCTGCGGTCGATCGTTCGGACCTGTTGGACGATGTCCTCCCATTTTGATTTGCCGTACAGCGACGCGTACCCCTTCTGTAGAGGCAGCCGGTGCGATATCCGAAACACGACTCCTCCGGGACCGATGGCCAGAACGGGAGACTGCTCCATTTCGAGAACGCGGAGAAACGCGTCCGAAGCTGGAGTCTGCTTCAAGGCCAGGATCGCGGTTCGGGGGGGGATCGTGCCGACAGCGGCCGCCAGGGCCGCCGATTGGGCAGGGTCCTGCAACAGAAAGTGCATCCTCATGTGGAGGCAACCCCTGGGCGGCGTCCGCACCTCCCTCGCCAGCCGAGAGTCCCTGGTCGCCCACCGCGAGGCTCGAACGAGGTAGAGCGACCAAATGCACGCGAAGCCGAAACCGAGCATTCCCGCGGACAGAACGACCGTGTCGGCCAACGAAACCTGCTCCTCCATGCAGTCTACAAATGTTGGAATCCATCGAACAATTTTATTTTTTTTTTGGCGAGAGATTCAAATATGGAGGACGAGATGGTGTCCGCAATAACCGGTACCCTCGCGGAAGGCATATCGCAGGCGGTTTTCGGAGCGAACAACAACGTCGCGTCGATCGAGATGACCATTCCCCTGTTCAGAGGCGGGAGAGACCTGTTTTTCTTTTTCGTCGCTGTGTTTTCCAACGGGGCGGGGAGGATGTTCGGACGGCACCGCGCGGGGTACGCCGACCTCCACGGGCTCAGCGACGAGGAGTTCGACGCCGTAGACGAGAAAATGAGGGTCATGGGGGTGCGCTGCAGGAGGACGCAGACGTTTTCGGATACCGAGATCCCGGTAAAAACGAACAATTTGGCAGATCTCGCGTCTACGCGGCTGGACCTGCCGATCGAAAGGTACCGCCTGACGGTCGAAGACGGTAGCATCGAGCACAGCATGTGGTTTCAAATGTTTCACACCGGGGTAGATAGCCGTTTCGGGATCTGCGGTCACCGCACGCTATAGAAAATGTAGTTTCGACGACAATGGAACCGGATCTGATTCTTAGAATCGCGTCGATAGATAAGCCGGGACTGACTCGAAAGCTGGTATCGGGAGGCAATCTCGACGTCCTCTCTATCGAATCGGACGCGGCGTTCGCGGACACCGATAACGTGTACCCGGAGCTCATTCAGTGCGGATACGAGCCGAAGGAGGCGTCCGGCGCCGCGCTAAAGGCTTACAGGGCCGCCGTTTTCGACACGCGCTGCACGTGCCTCGCGCTGTCTCTGGTCATCCAGTCGTCGGCGGACAAGGAAGCAAAGTCGCGCCTCCTGAAAATGGCCGACATGACCGGCCCGGAGATGCTCAAAATGGCGATGGCGGAGGCTGCGAGCGAAACATCAGGTAGAGGGCGAAAGCGATAGCCGCCAGGACGACGAACGACGCGCCGTAGATGCTGACGATCCGCCAGTTGTTTTCGAAAACCACGGGGTCGATCTTGAGCTCCCGGTGGTCGCACTCCTCGCCGAACATGTAGACCGTCCTGACGAACTCCGGGGTCATCGGCGGCTTGCGCAGCTTCTCGGAGACCTTGTTGTGCACGAGGACCGTCCAGTTGAAGAGATCCTCCGGGTTTCCCATCGCCTGTTGCACGGGGTTCTCCTTGACGATCGCGGCGTATCCCTGAGCGCATATCGCGCACGGTATGACGGTCTCCAGGGACGCGAAGAACTGCTCGTACTGTTTCTTTGCCTCGGTCGACGGGTTCGACGGGTATCCCATCGCCACGACGTGAATCGTTCGCCAAAAGGGGCCTCCCCAGACGTCCGGAGTTATACGCTTCTCGGTCGACATGTGCTGATCTCGAGCGAATATTTTTTTTTCTCTCGGGCGAATCGGCCGTCCGTTTTTCTTTTGCACTATTCAACCATCCATGTACACCATCGACGTAGGCAAAAAGCTAGGGCCGGCATACGTCCCCGTCGCGGAAGACATCGCCAGAACGCTGACCATCCAGATCGTCGTCCAGATCCTCTTGTCGGTGATCGACCAGGACTCCGGTTTCTTTAGCCCGGTATTCTGGCTCATCCTCGCGTACGTCGTACTCGGGACCCTAGTGTACCACCTCGTGCTGAAGAACCTAGTAGTCATCGTTTAATTTTTTTCTTTTGAAGAATGTAAACATGCAGGTGATCGGCAAAAGCATAACACTCGCTTCAAATCCACCCAGATCAAAGCCACCCAGTTCAAACGAAAAAGAACTAAAAAAAATGCAAACCGAGGTTGATAATTTACCACCTAACACTGGTTCAGTGCCAGCTGAAACATTAGCCAGAGTAAATGAAATTATAGATTTTGTCAGGAAGGCGTGCGAGAGTCTGGAAGAAGTTGTTGACGAAAACATAAGAGGTGGAGGTCGAGGTCGTATGAACAGATATTACGTTGAGCACGTACCCACAGACACAGATTTGATCGACCTACAATATAATAGTCTCACAGATTTAGTACTAGAATGTACAAAAATAAATAATCCGAAAGAACGTGTAGACCATTTCTTAGAAAAGGTGACAAATGTAAAAACACACGTAGGGAATGTAAAATTGACGAAGAATGTAGCAAGAATGTTAATATTAACACCGTGTATTGCAATTTATTCGGGTCTTTATGCACTGGGATATGCGTTTCATGTTGTTTCGAAAATCGGTATTAAGTTGTTGAAGCCCGAGATACTTGGAGGAAGAAGGTACGGGAAGTACGGGAAGCCTGAAAAATACACTGGATCGCGTTATAAACAAACACTAGGTTTAATACCTTACTATATCACGGCGGTACTCGATGCATTAAAGATAAGAATTTCTGGTCCGAATAAATTCCTACAAGAAACGATAAATTATGACACACTTACTACCAAATATAGCTCGTTAGTCGACTGGCTGTTATCACAAAGTAATATTGAAGAATTAGATTATTATGCAATAATAATCCGATATTTGGCGGGGATCGACGATCCAGTTGTTCGAGATGAATTTCCGTACTTGATTAAAACGGCAATTCGGGATATAGATGACCACAATAATAAATATAAATATGCGCACATGTATGCATACCATCGGAGATTGCTATGGCTTGACGCCTATAAAAGTACCTACCTAAATTGCATAGACGATATACAAAGTTACGCGCGATTGTATTTGGTATGTATTGAGATTCAACGGCATTTGGCGACTAAAAAACACATATTATTAAAAAACAAGAATGTAACATTTGAGAATCGTAATTCTTTTATTCACATCAAATCCGGTCCTGTACAATTGCTTCAAATAAATAAGATTGACGACGTAGCAACGAATTTGAACCAAACTAACGCATTTGAAGCTCTTAAAGACGAAATATTTTTTAGCACTAAAGTTTTTATCAGTAGAACATCTGATCGTTCAAAGATTATAATACACGACTTAACTAGTTTACAGACCGCCGTTGGGAGTAGATTGTTAGAAGCTATAGGTAGCTCCACTCGTGATCCTGAAAGAAAAAAACAACAAGTATCGTCAATCCATGCTAAAATTGCAGAATTTGCAGAATTTACAAAGGACAAACGTATAACATATACAATGATTGATGACCTGATTTGGTGGTTATTTAGCGTCAATACGTGTGGTTTTACTGACTGCGAAGCCATACTTGCGCACTTTTATGAAAATTTCAAATTCGAAATTATACTTCCAACTTCAAAAGGCGGAGCAAGAAAAAAGCTTGCGAGTACGAAGACAAGGACAAAAAAAGTAAAAAACAAAGAAAAGCAAATACACACTGGTCCGAACGGAGGAAAGTACACGGTAGACCCCAAGACAAACAAGAAACGCTACATCAAAAAAATATAAAATAAAGAAAATAAAATAAAATGAAAGCTGTGAGAAACGTTCCGTATATATTGAGAAACGACGAGCGGGACGTTATCGGTTGCGGCGACCACGGGTGTATGATAAACAGGAACGCGGTCGTATTCGACGACGACTCGCTGGTCGTTGTTTATTCCCTCGAAGGACGCAACAGAATAACGAGCAAAACAATATTCGGACGTCAATTTCGGAAAACGATGGACAAATGGGACTCGAAAATAAGTTTCAAGCACATGCAGACGAGAAAACTCTTCGCCGGATACGACAAAAAAACAGATTTCTTTGCTGAAATAGAATCGACGCGCATCTTGATGGCAAAACTCGGCGAAGATTTCGTTTCGCAGAACTCGACAATTCCGGTGAAAGGCGTCAATCGCTGTGTCGGCGTCGAGTTCAGGAGGTCAGATGTTCACCAATACAAAAACACGGTCAATTACGTTATTCCGACGACCGCGTGCGAAGCGAACGTTCTGCGCCACGATTCCGATTGGATGCGAACACGTCTGTATGACCTGTTTGTAGGCTTGTTGGCCGTCGTGAAACGCGTCCAAGATGCTGGTTTGGTGCACTCGGACATAAAAGCGGACAACGTCGTCGTATGCGACGGCAGGTTCGTGCTGGTAGATTGGGGCGAAATGCACGGATCCCTGGACGCGGATAAGCCGATAGCGAGTCCACGCACAAATATGCCGTTGTCCGTTTCGATTCAAAGGAGAGACCGGTTAATGGGATTTATCTTGTCGAATTTTGCGTTCTTGCGCAAGTATACGCAGCGTCTGAGGGGCATTCGAATGGATGACGAAGAGTACAAAAGATGGCTCGACATTATATCCGGAATCAATGTGAAACAAACGCGGAAAATATTGTCGGAAGACAGGAATCCAGCTTCGGTCTTGGCCAAGCACTGGAAGCGATTGGATCTGTACTGCATCGGCGTAACCGTTTTGCAAGTAGTCGTGAAACACAAGATCGACGTGAGCGCAGAGCAAAACCAGCGAGTAATGAAATGGGTCGAAAAGTGTATCACCGTGGGCAGAGAAAGCTGGGGATCGGCGGACGAAGCATTGGCTGAGATAACGTCGGTGACGGGAGGCAAAGAGCAAATCATGATCGGGAAGTTTGGCGGACAATACGTCTTTCGCAACGGCATACGAGCGTACTTGAGAAGAGCACAAAAGTAGACAGACTATTCGAGCGACTACGCCTTTCTGATTTTCTTTTTCTTGTTGGCTTTCCTTTTCCTGCTGGCGGCGGCCTTTCTCTTTTTCATCAGCCTCTCCATGTCGTCGACGAACCCTAAACCCTACACCCTTGGTGTAAATAACCTGGTCGTTATTATTTGATTGATTTATGTTTTTCTGCTCCAGGTACAATTTTTTTTATTTGCCTATGTATTAAAACAAATGGACAACCAAACAACACAACAGGTTGCAAAAACGAAAGCACTTCAGCAACAGATTACCGAGGAATTTGTCGCAATAGTGAACGACCCAACGAAAGACCACGAGTCACTCGCGGCTCTTATGAAACGAGCTTCAGAAGTCTTAGAACAAAACAGCAAAAAAGTGCAACAAAAAAATGTATGGAATTATAGCACGAAAGTAAAAGGAGGAGCAGACTTGAAAGAAGTGATTATAGACTGCCTACAAGAACCAGACATACACGTTCGTGTAACAAAGTTCGCAGAGCATATAGACACTACGTTTCCCAAATCTCGTTACTTTTCATTACTGGGATATTGTACAAATGCTTTATTCTGGACTTGTGTTTCTGTTGGAGCTGCGATTCCGTTGATAAAGTTTGCAGCTCCCTTATCGATGCTGTTGGCAGGACCGTTTACGTCTGCCATAGGTGCATACGTCATGTTAGGATACTACATTTATCAAAGAATGCGTCATGCTAAAGCCGGACCGGAGCAAAAAAGAATACTTGAGTCGTTATGTAATAAAACCGGAAAGATTGCTCACGCGATCGATTCTTTATCGAAGCAGGATTCAAAATACACATATTTAACTTCTCCTGTTTATGCGATAATGCTTCGCATTATCTATAATCTGGAACCAGATCTGACTAGCGCGCATTCTGAAAGAACATTACATGAGTTTCTTACTCTCCTCATATATATCGCTAAAAGTCGACCGAGCCATATAACAACGTCCTCTGACATGGAAATATTCTTCAAGAGATTAGTGTATTTTGAGAACAACGAATCGTATAGAAATTTAATTTCGCTAGTAAGAAAAAAAAGGCAGCTTACATCACGTTCTTTACTGCATTTGTATCTTAAATGTTCAGCATACCAGAACGTATTGAGTAAATTATCATTTACAGAAGTTGACAGTATAACACGAAATACTGAGTCATATCCTTACAGTATCAACAGCTTAACAAACAAAGGTTTAGAAACAACAACAAAAACGCTTGAAAAAATATCGGGATTTATCCCGAGTGAACCATCATCGGAGCCGACAGGCATTTTGTATTGGAAAAGTCGCGGTTATGCTACACTAAGCGACAAGATTAGTTTCAATTTGAGAGAACAACGACAAACAACGCCACCGGATAGACAAGTAAGTCATAATGGTATTGTTTTTCAAGGGTTAGGCCACAACGGAGGTGCGAAACCAAAAAAGAAGACAGTCAATAAGCCAGTAAAAGAAAACCCTTACAGAAATTTTATGAGAGAACACCTTCTGAAGGGCAAAAAGATGGCGGAGGTAGCTGCAATGTGGCGCAAGACAAAAGCTTAAAACTTTCTGATTTTCTTTTTCTTGTTGGCTTTCCTTTTCCTGCTGGCGGCGGCCTTTCTCTTTTTCATCAGCCTCTCCATGTCGTCGCAGCCCCCGACGAACGCGACCTTTTTAGAATTGTGTCGAGCCCTAAAAAACACCACCGGAACGGTAATGTGGCTCTTCTTCACGAGAGACAGGAGGTGTTCCTCGAAGCTCCCCGGAGTAGGATTTCTGAGGATCTCTATCGGCAGCAGCTGGATGTACGCCAGCTCCGCCGCTTTTCTCGAATACGGACACGACTCTCTGCCGTAAACGATGTACGGCATAGTCAGCTTTGTTTGCATAATCCGAACACATTGTTTCCGGGCCTCTGCGGCAGTACGGCGAGAAAAAATATGTATATCCCCTGACAAATACAATATAATGAAGTTTCTCGTTTGCGCGACCCATCCCGGGCAGTGCAACGGCTACAGCCTTTGCGCTTACAATTTGGTCAGGGAGCTGGCCTCGCAGAATCCGGGCGACGCCGTGTTTTGGTACGGTTTTCAAAACGTGTTCGGCGAGAACTCGCGAAACGACAGGCCCCTTCCGGAGAACGTCGAGGTGTGGGACGCGATGAAGCACGAGGAGCCCCGCAAGCAGGGATTCGGTGAGGACCAGGTCGCCGCCTACGTGTCCGAGAAAGACCCGGACGTCGTGTTCATTTACAACGACAGCGTGGTGGTGGAGCGCTTCCTGGCCAAGATCAAGGAGATCCCGGATCGTCGCTTCAAGGTGGCCGTTTACCAGGACCTGGTGTACGAGCACATGAAGAAGCGGTTCGTGCGGCAGCTGAACGAGGAGGTGGATCTGGTCCTCGCGTTCACCCCGTACTGGAAGGAGCACATGGCGTCCCAGGGCGTGAAGACCCCGATTTCCGTCCTGCGCCACGGCTTCGACCCTGCGTCGAAGTTCCCGGTGCCGACGAAGCTCGCCCGCCGCGTGTACGGTATCGCCCCCGAGGATTTCGTCGTGCTGAATCTGAACCGGAACCAGCCCAGGAAGCGCTGGGACATCTGCATCAAGGCTTTCGCGGAGTTTTTGAGCAGGCACAGGGGAGAGGCCGTGCGCCTGCTGATCGGGACCTCGCACCAGGGCTCGTGGGACCTGCTCGAGCTGTTCGAGCGCGAGCTACAGAAGCGGGGCATATCGATCGAGGAGGGCCGCAGGCACATCACCGTGAACAACCTCCCGCAGCAGATGAGCGACGCCGAAGTCAACATCTTGATGAACTGCGCGGACATCGGGATCAGCGCGGCGGACGGCGAGGGGTTCGGCCTCTGCAACTTCGAGCACGCGGCGATCGGCAAGCCCCAGGTCGTGTCGTACGTGGGGGGCTCGAGGGACGTGTTCGACGCGAGCAACGCGTGCGTGTGCGAGCCGGTCCTAGCGTACTACGTCGACTCGTCGAGGGACGGCGTCGGCGGCGAGGCGCAGCTGATCGACTACGCTGACATGGTGCAGGGCATGGAGCGGTACTACTCGGACGCTGAGCTCCGCAAGAGGCACGGCGACGCCTGCCGCGAAAAGATACTGGGAAAGGAGTACTCGTGGAAGGAGCTCGCGAGGACGCTGCGCGCCGAGTGCGCGAAGATCTCCCCCGAGCCCGAGCCCGAGCCCTCCCCCGAACCCGCCTCTCAAGAGACATCTACCCCGGTACAGGACGAGATCGATTTCATTCCCGACGTTTCCGCTGTGGCGGACAAGATGGACATGGCGAGCGTGCACGCCAAGATCGACCGCATCGACGGCCGCATCGACGAGGAGCTCAAGGCGATCAAGGAGCAGCTCTCGCTCCTCCTGGCGCGCGGATGAGAAATCACCACCGCCCCATCCCGAGTATGTGCCTCATTTCCCCGAGGTGGTAAACGAGATCTCTGGTGCTGCGCGCGACGGAGTCCGTCGGGGAGCGAGGAGGCGAGACGACAGAGTAGGACGATATGACCACCACTGGCACGGCGAGGCGCTGGTCCGAGTCGAACACGAACCTGTAGCCTCCCTCCGAAGAGAGGTCGCAGACGCACAGGGGGCAAGTCGTGTGCTCCCCGAGCCACTTCTCCAGGCACTCGGCGCAAAACTCGTGCCCGCAGACGCTGCCCTTTCGCACCCTCGAGACCTCGCTCGCAGGCGTGAGGCACACAGCGCACGTCTGCATGCAGGGCTCCTCGACGATCGGGGCCGCGGCGTTGATGTCCTTGCAAGCTTTCATCACCGACCCGCCCATCGACTCCTGGATGCCGATGTTGGCGTCGTAATCGTCTCCGGCGTCGTCCGAGTTTAAGCCGTTTCCAGTGCAAGACACGCAGTGAGCGTAGTATGATTCGTGAGGCACGCGCGACCCGCAAAACTCGCACGGAATACTTGGCATTGTATTTTTACACAACGTTTTGAAAAAAAATAAAAATGGCGACGGTGCGCCAGGCCTACCACGAGGCGGTCGCCAAGTTCAGGAGAGAGTACGGCGACAAGACCACCGTGGCGATGATGTGCGGCAGCATGTACAACTTTTTCGACGACCAGGCGATGCTGGCCAACAGCGTCGCGGGGCTCAACTACAACTCGATGGACATGGCCGGGTTCCCCCCGCAGTCTCTCGAGCACTGGTGCCAGCGCTTCACGGACCAGGGATACGTGATCGTCGTCATGGATCAGTTCACCCGGACGAAAAAGAATAACTGCGAGGAGATATACCGCGTGCCGGTCGCCGTATACGGACCCGGGACCCCCGTCGAGCTTCCGGCGGCGCGCGACAGCGCGATGTGCGCGGTCGTCTTCGTCGACGACTGCCCCGGAAAGCTAGGATACGCCACTTTCGAGTCCAACACCGGAAAGACGCAGGCATGCGAGTTCGTCGAGGAGACGTTCGAGGCCGCGTTCGGGCAGCTCGTCAGCGCAGTCCTGGCCGACTGCCCGTCCCACACGCTCCTCGTGTGCGCCGACACGCCCGAGGGCGACGCCGCCATGGACCGCTTCGCCGCCCGCGCCGGAGACGCAAGGTTTTTCGGCAAGCGCACGGACAAGAAGCGCGTGGACCCGGTGACGCTCCGCGACTCGCACGTCCGCGAGGCGATCAGGGAGCAGTTCGACGGGTGCGGCATCGTCTCGGGGAGCTCGGACACGTACGTGGGGCTGGGCGGGCGGCGCTACGCGGCGAGGGCGTTCGCTCACCTGATACACTTTGTGTTTCGGAGGGACGACACGAAACTGCGCATCATGGAGCCGCCGGTGCTCATCTCGCCCCAGAGGCACCTCGACGTCGCCATAGGCGGACTCCAGCAGCTCGACGTCACCAAGGACGACGGGCTCCTGTTTCACCTGCCGAGGTGCGTCACGCCGCTCGGGAGGCGGTGCTTCAGGCGGCGGCTCTGCCGGCCGTCGAGGGACCCGATCGAGATCGAGCAGAGGCTGAGCGTCGTCGACGCGGCGATACCGCACCGCGCGGTTCTCCGCAAGCTTCTCTCGGGCGTGTGCGACTTCGAGAGCGCTTTCCGGCGCCTAGCCAGGCCGGCGGCGTTCAAGGCCGCCGACTTTTACGCCGTCGCGGACGCCATGACCCGCCTGCAGGAGGCCTCCGCGATCGTCTTCGGGGAGAGGCCTCACCACCCGGCGGCGTCCTGCCTCGCGCGCCTGTCCTCTCGGGTCGACCTCGGCCCCGACAACAAGTTTAGGAAAGAGGTCGCGTTCGCCGAGGGCGTATACCCGGAGTTCGACGCGCGCCTGCGCGAGCGGGATCGCTGCGACGCGGAGCTCGACGCCCTCCTGGCCCACCTGAACTCGTGCGCGGGGGCGGTCGTGGACCCTTTTTTCAAGACGGAGGCGAACAAGGACGGAGACATCGAGGTGATCGTCACGCGCAAGAGGTTCGAAAACGCGCGCCGAGAGATCGCCAGGAGGGACAAGCGCTTCGAAGTCGCCGGATCCACCGTGTCCGCGCGCGAGCTCGTGGTGCAGCCCCACCGATCGAAAAAGACGGACGTGGTCGTCTACAGCGATGCGCTCCGGGAGGCCCTCGCGTCTGCGTCCGGCTCGAGGAGGCGCTGCTCCGAGGAGCACGCGAGGGCGCACGCCGCCTGCTGCTCTGCGCTTCTCGACGAGCTCGCGGACGACGTGTACCTCTGCGCGCGCGAGCTGGAAGACCTCGACGTCGCGCTCGCCGGCGCGATCATGGCCGCCGAGCGGGGGTTCGTGCGCCCCGCGATCGTCTCGGGCAAGGGCGCGTTCTTCTCGGCGGTCAACCTCAGGCACCCCGTCGTCGAGGCTCTGGACCCGGTGACGCAATACGTGGGCAACGACGTATCGCTGGGATGCGGCGAGGCGTCCGGCATGCTTCTTTACGGAATCAACGGGAGCGGCAAGAGCTGCCTGATGAAGTCCGTCGGCATCGCGGTGTGCATGGCCCAGGCGGGGATGTACGTGTGCGCGGACTCGCTCCGGATAGGGCTGTTCGCGAGGCTCTTCACGCGCATCTGGAACAACGACGACATATCCAGGGGCCTCAGCACCTTCACGGTCGAGATGACGGAGCTGAACGAGATCCTCCGGAGGGGAGACTCGATGAGCCTGGTGCTGGGCGACGAGCTTTGCAGCGGGACCGAGCGCGTCTCGGCCACGGCGATCATCGCGGCCGGGATCGAGACCCTCCACGCCAAGCGGTGCAGGTTCCTCCTCGCCACGCACCAGCACGACGTCGTCGCGTGCCTACCGGAGCCGATCCCCTCCGAGATAGACGTCAAGCACCTCCGCGTCTCCCTCTCGGCATCCGGAGATCTGGTCTACGATCGGAAGCTGGCCCAGGGATCGGGCGAGACGACGTACGGCGTCACCGTTTGCCGGGCGATCGGCCTCCCGGCGGACTTTCTGGAGGCGGCGAGGGGCCACGCCCTTCGCCTGGCGGGGGCCGAGGCGGAGTACACCGTGTCGACCAAGCAGTCCAACTACAATCCGGACGTATACATGGGCGCGTGCGCGAGGTGCCACAAACGAAGAGCGGTCCACACGCACCACATCGAGCCCCAGCGGTCGGCGTCCAACGCAGTGAAGAACCGGTCGTTCAACCTCGAGGTCCTGTGCGCCGAGTGCCACGAGACGCACCACAAGAAGGAGCGCGCCGGAGCGGCGGTGCCCACCAAGCGAGTCCAGACCAGCGCGGGCGTGCGGACCGTAGCCGTAGACATCGCGTAGTTTAGTACGCGGCGTTTCTCGGCGGCCTAGTTTGCTTGCCTCCCGCGCGGACCCCGCTGTAAAGCCACTCCGCAAAGTTCCCCTGGTCGTTGGGCACCGTGGTCGACGGGGTCGTGTTGAAATTTCGGCCCGAGTTGTTCCTGGACCAGACGTCGTCGACGTCGTAAAACATCGAGCTCGCGAATTTGTCTTCCACGTTCTTTTTTATTTCAGGATCGAGCGGATCGCAGGCCGCGTCCCTGTAGGGGTCGTCCCCGTTTAGCACGTTCATGAAGGGGTTCGCCTTGGACGGCTTCACGCAGGACGCCGACGACGATCCTCTGCCGCCGCCGGACGCGGACATCTGGCTGAACACCTCGGCTCGCCCCTGGGCCACGAAGCTCCGGTAAAGCAGGAACGTCACGAAAGCCACTCCGACGGGAACGAACAGCATGTCGGGAGACCCCTTGACGATAGACACCAGGACGCCGTAGTACACCGACAGCCGCACGACCGCGTTCAGCTGCTCGGCGTACGTCATAGTGGAGGACGGAAGGATTTTGAGCGCGGTTTCTTTCGTGAACAACGTGTGCGGGCTGTCGTACCATATGATCTCTGCCATTTGGCATTGATCGCGAAAAAAAAATTGAAGCGCGTATTTCACGAATCTCTCCAACCACACCCATCTATTCACCAACCAAACTATAACAATCGAACTCTTGCAAACCACAAAATGTCTTCTTCTCTTGCTATTGCCGTCGGCTCTCATGTCGTATCGAAAGTATTCGTCCTTACTTGCTCCAGCGCTACCGCCTGGTCAATGTACCAATGCAATACTGCTTTATCGCAAACCATCCATATCAGCAATCGCACGGACAAACACCCCACCAAGACTTTCCCCGAATATTTCAACATCAAGCCTTCAAAATACTATTTTGGCAAGTTGACTCACAGAACCCTAAGCTACTTAACCAACTCTTCCAAGGAAGAGCCTTATTACTTCGGCAAGCTGTTTAACCAGACACTTGGCCTATCCAGTACCAAAAAGGTTCCCACTGCCGTTGATCCTCCCGCCGCACATCCTCCTGCGGTGAAATTCGACGTGTGCCACACACAAGTCGGTAAACGCAAGTTCTCCATCGTTACAGTTATTGAGCAAGTTATCAATCAGCCGTACGTAATCCACCACATGATCGTCAAAGATCATATCATGGATCACGAACAACTGCTGACCGCTATCAAAGCTCCGTACTGGAAATCCATCTTCTGGACATTCGATCCAGAGTACTATGGCGTTTCAGATCAGATCTTTGATACTTCTTACTCCGTATCAAGCATCGTGGATGCGGACACCCGCACCGACATCCACTGTTTCACTGTAGATGGTCACGCCTTCTCACTGATCCTCAACCGATCCGTGCTAGACGTCCATTTCGGAGTCTGCTCCGGTGACATCCGACCCTACATCGGCAAAGTCACCAAGCTCGATTCCCCAGACGATAACGAATCTGTTGTTACCAGCAACAAAATCTCCGCCTGGTGGAACCTTCCGACTCCCAAAGAAGCCCCGGCTCCCGCTGCCCCGGCTCCCGTTGCCCCGGCACCCGTTGCCCCGGCTCCCGCTGCCCCGTCTCCCCCCTGAGAGCAAAACGCTCAAAAGGGTCCAAGACGGTGGCCCAATTTTTACTTTTTTTTTTGAACTTCAGAAACAGAGAAGATGTATTCCTTTCTGTTCGGCATCGGATTTACCGCGCTCGGAAAAGCCGGCCTGTCGCTCGCGAGCAGCTCGGCGACGCCGTTGGTCAGTAAAACAATCAAGAAGACCTGGTCTACCAGGAAACACCCCGCGATAACTCTCGACGACTACCGAACGGATCACGGCGAAGACGGCTACGAAATCCCCGTGTCTCTGACAAGCTACTGCGTGTGCCACACGAAAGTCGACGACAGGCACTTCTCCGTCGTCACCGTCGTTGCCAGTAACCTGAATCGTTACACGGTCCGGCATTTGATCGCCGACGATCGCTTGTCTGATCTCGAACGGGTGTTGACCGCGGTCGACAGTCCGATATGGCAATCTGACTCTTGGGTGTTCAAACCGGACGATTTCGTCGCTCCGGTTCGAACGATCGACACCTCTTTCTCTACATCATATCATCCGGATTCGGACACCCGTTCCGATATTCACTGCTTCGCTGTGGAGGGCCACGCCTTCTCGGTGGTCCTCACCCGATCCGTGCTTGACGTTCAATTCGGAGTCTGCACCGGCGACATCCGATCCCACATCGGCAAGATAGCCAAGCTCGGCCCGCAAACAAAATCCGGTTTCGTGAGAATGAGCGCCGCGATCGACCCCTGGTGGACGATGCCGACTCCCAAATCCCCGGAACTGACCGATATCAGAAAAGCTCAAAAGGAGATACGCGACGAATCTGATTTTCCATAATTTGAAAAAAATGGGACATTGCAACGACGCGTGCGTGTGGGGGGAAGTCAGCAGCCCCACTTACAGGACCGTTCTGAGGATGCTGCGGGCTGGAACAGGCATCAAGACCTCCAAAAATACTCGCCGGAAAGAAGCGATGAAAGAAATCGCGTGTCTCGCCGGGAGTCTCGTCGACGCGAAACTGCTTTTCACGCGCAGCTCGGCAGCAGAGGCCATACGAAACATCCTGACAAAATACATCGGGAGACCGGTTTCTCTCGACGAGGCGAGCAAGTGCTTTTATAGCTCCAGATCGCGAAGCATTGAAAAGACGGAGTTTCTGACGGAGATTCTCTCCGGAAGACGGTGGCCTCCTCGCGCACCGATTCTGGCGTCGTCAGACGAGTTCGGCTACGACCGCATTCCGGAGTCGTACTCCGATTGGTACCCCCGAGGACTGCGAGACGTCGATCAGTGGGTCGAGTACATCGCGAGTCTCCCGGACACCGCGCGGATTTTTTAGAAGGAAAAAAAACAGATTGTACGTAAACAATGAATAGAAAAAATGTGTCTCTTCACCCTGACGCGTTCGGAGACCTAGACCACTACGCGACCATAGACAGAGTAGCTTCTTTCGCGGCGACAGAGGGGGGCAAGAAATGTGTAAAAGAAATACTCTCCAGACCGCTGCACTGCGCCAGGACGCTGAGGGCGAGGGCCGCGGATATCCACGGGCTCGCTATGGACAGGGACAGTATCGCCCGGCTACGCAAGCACCTGGAACTGGTCGCGAAACACGAGGAGGGGGCGGCCTGGTGCGCCACGAGTCCCGAAGACCTGGACGAAGATACCGCGGAAGCCGTCCAGGCGCCGTATTTCAAGGGCATAGCGAAACAGCTCAACAATATCTGGCCGGCGCTGTGGGCGAACAACTGCTATTCGGCGTTCGCAGTGCCGATTCTCGCCATATCCGCTCCGCTGTCGTACCTGCTCGCGCCTTATTTCATTATCCGGTTCAAGCTCAAGATACCGCTCGACTTTCAGACTTTCGTCAAGCTCATGTATCACTCTTTCAAGGGCGCCGGCGCGGCGATGAGCATCGCTTTCGGTAAAGCGCCGTCGTTCGCGATGCAGCTCGCGTCGGTGGTCATGACTTGCGTGATGTACTTCCAGGCGGTCGTGTCCTCGGTGAGGCACAGCATGAAGCTTTCGGCGGCGATCCAGAGGGTGGCGACGCAGGTAAATTGCCTGAACCGGGTTCTGCAGACGTGCGACGAGATCGCAGACGATTACGACGAGCCTTTTTACCGCCGTTGGTGCGGCGACGGATACCGATGTCCGGCTAAAAAAACGGGCTCCCCGGAAACATACGACGAGACTTTCCGGCCCTGGTGCACTAGTTTTTCCAAAGCTCTCATGGAATACTCGTGCCTCGACCGCGACAACATACGGGCGAGGCTCAAGCAGCTGTTTACACTGGACGCCGTGTGCGCATTTCGAGCAGCCGGAGCCGCGCACGCCCTGAGGCGCGTGACGTTCCTGCCTAGCGCGTACGACGCCGTAGTGATTCGTCGAGGCAGGCGGCTCCGGGACGGCGACGCGGCCAACGACTTCGCGTCGATGCGCGGGGCCAACGGGATAGTGCTCACCGGGCCCAACGCGAGCGGCAAGTCCACCCTTTTGCGCATGGTCGGCTGCGTGGTGCTGCTGGGGCAGACGATCGGCATGGCTCCAGCGGAGTCGTGCGCTATTACTCCGGTAAAGTACGTCACAACGATGATGGGCATCAGGGACGACCCGGCCGCGGGGCGATCGAAGTTCCAGAACGAGCTGCAGCGCGCGGGCGAGTGCATCGAGTCGGCGAGGTCCCGCCCTGGGGACGTCGGCCTGCTCCTCCTGGACGAGATTTTCGGGGGTACCGACTCCGTGCAAGGGGACGTCTGCGGCAGCAAGGTCCTGACGTCGATGACCGAAACGACCGGGTGCCTATACGTGCTCGCTACGCACCAGCGCGGGCTGGTAGAGCATTCCAAGAATCTTCCGGGAATCAGGCGGTACAAAATGGAATCTGGTTACAAATTGGTCCCCGGGGTCAACGACACTTACAATGCGTCTGATCTATTCGGCAAAGCTATGATGTCTTGAAAGTTGCTACTTTTTCGATTTCTTTGCCGGCTTCTTTTTCTTCGCGGCCGTCGTGGTCTTCTTTTTCGCGACCAACGTCTTCTTCTTAGAGGCCGGCTTTCTGGTGGTCTTCCGCTTGGCACCTCCGGTAAGCGTCACTGGCGTCGGAGTCCTCAACGGCACTCCTCCGGTGAACATTGGTCGTCCGAACAAGCCCCAGCCCCCGCCTGACACAAGAGGACCGATCCCGGAGTCCTGCGCCATGGCTAGCTGATCGTGCGTGATTCCGTGCATGACGGCGTCGCTGGCCGCGCTCCCCCCGTACGTCCCCCCCTGCGTGCACCCGCATCCTCCGCCTCGAAATCTGTGAGATGTTTTCGTCATTACCCGGTTCTGTCTATAAGGAAAGAATTTTAAGCTTGGTCGAAAGAAAAAACAGGCCCTGGAGCAGCGCGTCGCTCATGTCGTCTTTTTTCGGCGAGGCTTCCAGCGCCAGCAGCTCTTCGGCCCAGTCGCGCGCCCGGAGAAAAGAGAGCGCCGCGTCGACGGAACGCTGTTTGTTTTTCCGGTAAGACGGCGAGCTGGAGTCGGAGTCGCACAGAATCAGATCGGCGACCTTGTTCTTTCCCACGGCCCCTGTCGGCCGGACGTCGACTTCTTCGCCGTATTTCTGGACCAGGAGGGTGTGTATCGCCGTCTGTACGGCTTTCATCCTCGGGTTCTTCATGCAAGGCTGGTTTTCGATCAGAACGTGGTCCCAGCCGAACCCGCCGCTCCTGGAGTCGAGCTCGACCACCGCGTCGACGGCGCCCGCTATCACGGACTGCATCGTGTCAGCTTTCCGGGGGTTGGTCAGCACGCCCCAGAACCCGATCTTCAGCCCGGTGCCGTCGCGCTCGCATTCCAGCTCGCAGGCGCCGAGATTTTTTACTCCCACGTCGAGAGAAAGGATCCGGACCATTGCGCGCCTGTGTAACGCCAAGCAAACAGAAATAATTCTCATTACGCCCCGCGCGTGTGCGGTCGGCCGGAAAAAACACGACTCGGAAACAATAATATGTCGCCGTTCGAGATCATCGTGGAGATGCTGCTCGTCGCTTTTTTCGCCCGCGGCCATATCGACGTTCGACTACCACAACATGGTGAAGATCCTGCGCCATTACGACACGCGCCGCCAGTCCCCAGAGGATGAACAAGCAATCCTGGCGCGGGTCGGATGGCCGCTGACGTACCACCCCTGCGACCACATGGAGAACATTCGATGGGGATGTGTGTTCTCTGGCAAGGTCGAGGAGGGGTGCCCGGCGATTGCCGCGCTGTGCCAGGAATACGATTTTATTTGAACTATTTTTTTGCCCCGTCAATCGCGGTTCGCTGCGTCGAGGTGTAGTCGGTCGGCAGCATCTCGTAGACGTAGAACGGCCTCACGCACGCCACGCCGGGCATTTTTCCGGCTACGACGTCGGCCTCTGTGTAAGAAAATCCATTGGAACATTCCCCCGCGGCTTCTAGCGAGAAATTCTGATTCCGGTTACCGTCGACGATACTGTTCGCTTTCAGCTTTTTGTCTTGCGTGATTTCCAGAGCGACGGGTTTAATATATCTTATATAGGTTTTCAGACTGCGACCGTCGTACGTCCAAACGCTGGCTAGATCAGAAACCCTTAGCGCGAGGTTGCCTTCGTCGTCCGCCGCAACAAACAGCCCGTTTTCTTCGTCTAGTCTTAGCTTGAAAGGCAGGTCCGGTTTGTACGTGTCGGCGCCTATTTCGGAAACGTATACGCGGCGGAAAAACTGTTTGCGTTCTTTAGTGTTCTTCTTTGACAGCTTCAGCGAGTGTCCGTCGGCCTGAACCACGTCGAAAGTGTTCGCAACGATTGTCACGGGTAGCTCCGTGCTGTCGACGCCAGCGTTTATCCACACCGGGTGAAAGTCTCCATTCCCGGGCGGGGTCAAGAACATGCGCTTGTGTGGCGAGTACATGTAGAACGGCATTCCGACGCGGGAAAAGTTGTCTTTGGTGTGCTCCGTGATCATTGGCGGGTGCAGCATTGTCACAGAGTTTTTGTTCTTGTCCTTGGCTTGTATCATGATTACCCGACTCGCTCCGCTCTGGTAATCGCGGGGGACTATCATCGCGGGCGGAGAGTTGACCCCGGCTTCCGGCGCTTCGCTGCCTATCGTTTTTGAAGGCGCGACGTATGGCACGATCGAGAACTCGGGCCATATTCCGGGCTTCTCTAGAACCATCATGTATCTGAAATGGTCTTCCACGAAAGGATTTTTTTGAGTTCCGTTTAGAACGTTTTGGATGATGGCCCCCGTAGCTTTCGCGGTGCCCATCATCCTTGCCCTGACCTGGTCGCTCATCTCCATTGCACCGGCGGCGATCGCGCCGGCCGCGCTCGCGTACATGATCGTTTTCGCGACAAGGGTGGTTATCATTACCTTTGTGAGCCCGGCGGCGACCACGGGTCCCGCTGCTCCCAGCGTGAGGGCCGTCACGAGCGCTCCTCCGATCGCGATTCCGATCAGTATCCAGAGAGACTTCAAGCTCTTCGGCTTGTCTACGGTTTTCCTCTTCGCGTCCTTGTCCAGGAAAAATTCGTAGGCGTTGTTTCCGTCCTTGTCGGGGAATCCGAAAACCGCTCCGCCGGTCGTGTTCAAGGACATCGTCTCGAAAGTGATCATCGCGCGGCCTCTGTTTTGAGGGGTGTCGTCTATGAGAACCGGTACGTTCTTCTCGGTGGTAGAGTCGTATCCGAAGACAAGCAGTCGTTTCTTCGCGTACCTCGGGTCGTCTAGCCGGGCGCTCCTGCTGATGACGATGACCGTTCGCTTGCTGAACAGCGTCATTCTGTCGGGGGGGTCGGTGATGTCAACGATCTGGAAAATACCGGATTGGCTCATGTCCGTAGCGCTGGCGTCGGTCTTATCGGCGTAGCAGTAATCCTCCTCCTTCGGCTCCGTGGTAAAACCTTCTTTCAATTCGACGCTGGCCCCTTTCAACGCCTCTTTCATGTCCGTCTCTGTCAGATCTCCTCTCCCGGTGTCTTTCCGAAGAGTACCGTCCAGGTCGGTAGCGTCCCCCATGTTTGCGATCTCTCCGACGTCGCCTCTTCCTGTGGCGTGCGGCTGCCTCGACAGTCCGTGCATGCACCCCGAAAAGTTCAGAGAGTTTATCAATATTTTATTCTCCGTGCTGATATTTCCGCGCTCGTCCGCTGTCATAAACCGGTTGAGACCGTCCAGCGGCGAAGAGTACCGCGAGTATATCACGGAGCCGCCCTGCACGCAGTCCTCGACAACCACCTCGTCGCCGTGCGCGACGTTTTCCCAGACGAACGGCATCGACACCGTCGCGCCCGCGCCGTCGATCCAGTCTCCGTCCTGCACGCTCCACACGAGCGTAGAAGCCGGATGCGACATCTTGTAAACCCACACCCTGTTGTTCATGCCCCCGTAAAAGCCTTTCCCGTCGAACTCTTCCCCGAGAATCTTTCGCACAAATCCCGCGCTGAACTCGCAGCTTTGAAGAGAGTTCCGGAGAGCGCTGGACAGCTTTTTTTTCGTGTCTCGCAGCATATTTGCTAGCTGCCAATACCGGACGCTGTATTCCGCCACCGACTCGACGTTAAAGATGCTGCCGAGAGGGCTCTGGTGGGGCTCGAAACAGTCCGAGCAATCCCTCCTAGGCACCGTTTTGTACTTGTACTTGAGCCAGTAGGCCTGCAGGATATCGTTGAAATACGTTTTGTAAAAATTCTCCGCGGCCAGCGGATTCGTGTACCGCACGTTCCACTTCATCTTCGCGTCGTCGAGATACGTCTCCACGTACACGGCGCACTTCACGGCGTTGGCGTACTGAGAGTACAGCTCGCGGTACGCGTTGCAGTTTTTCAGCCCCGAATTCGATATAGTCTCTCGCATGTTTTGCAGCTGCTTGATGGTGACGTCGTACGTATCGTCTTCTACCGCTCTGAACCTGTCTATCGCCGCGTGCCAGGCGGTGTACTCGATCGACATCGAATTCTTGTCCGTTGTTTCCTCGGACTCCGCGAGTCGCATGCACGACAGAATGTCGGTCACGGCTTTCTCGAACAGAACAGTCGAGCTGCGGACGAAATTCTTTATCTCGAGAGTATTGACGTTGCCGGAAAGCACAGAGGACACGATGCTTTCCGACGCCGCTTTTGTGTCCCTCCAGTATTTCATGCCGCGCGTCGCGTGGAACAGAGCGGTGTCTTTGTCTGCGTTTATCTTGAGCACGGCATCGGCGAGATTCCCCGGGTTCATTGACTCGAGATCGACCAAATCGTCCGGATCGGCGTTCCGAGCGATCGACTTGGCGAGCACCGTGTTGCTCGCGACCGTTCGGTGGAGCCTCTCCACGAACCGTTCTTCCAGGCAGCGAACCGTCTCCCTCAGCTGACCGGCGGCATACGATAGACAAGCTTCGTCCGCCTTCTTGACGCCGTACCGCACCATGAACTCGGGGAGATTTGCCGGGTCCGTCAGCGACAGGCCCTTACTCTCCAAGTGCGCAACCAAGACGTCGATGTCTTCTATCGGAACGTGCCGGAAGACGGAGTTCTCCAGGTACAGCGTCTGCACGAACTCCGGCAGCGCGACCACCAGAAGATCGTGCCGCTCGACGGCGCGCATCCTCTTCACGTAGGCGTTCGATCCGGCCTCGTCGACGACCTGCACCGGGTCGAAGTAGTCGAGATCAAACCAGGTTTGAAAATCCAATTCCGGCTTCACGACGACCCCTTCCTCGGTTTTCTTGCCGATGGTCGGCCACCTCGTCATCGAGTCCGATTCGGATACGTCTAGCTCGGCAGACCCGGCCGCAAGGATTATGTCTTTGTCCTCGTCTTTGTCGAAAGTGCGGCCCGGGTACCTGTAGAAATCGGTTCGCACGTCCGACGCTATGCGACCGTTCGCCGACGAGGAATTGTTGTTCTCCAGGAACAGGGGGATAAACACCGTCTTCTTGCCGCGCTCCTTCCACCGATCGCACATGTCGGCCAGCGCTCGCTTCGCCTCCGGCTCGCTCGACGCGCGGGATACCAGATCGGACCACCACTCCTCCATCCTGGCGCCGTAAAAATTCCAAAACTTGGAAACGGATTTACGGAACACTTCGGACGCCTCGCCGAGGCTCTTTCGCTGAAAATTGTGCGGGCCTCCTACGCGGGGCGGGTTCATGTACAGGAAAATCGCGACCGCGACGAGAATCGCGAGCTTGACTACGTTGGCGACGAACGCGATCGCTTTCATCATGACTTCCGTGACTTGGTCTGTCGATACCCCCGACACCGCCTGGAGTCCCTTTAGCGCGATGCCCGACGCGGATTTCGCGGCTCCTATAGCTCCGGCTGCTGCTAAGGGCAGCATGGCGAAAAATGGGGTCTATTGAGTATCAGCGGCGAAATGTTATTCGACAAACTCGACCCACTGGCTTTCGCCGTCGCGCTCGGCATCGGCATGATGATAGTGTACGTGATAGCTCCCAGGCCGAAACGCGTCGTCAAGTTCCCGATGCCGGGAAACTCGGGTAAAATCGTATACAAGGACGCGCTTCAGGGATGCTACGTGTACAAGTCTGAAAAAGTGACGTGCAGCAAAGAAGCAATGAATATACCGGACGGAGCGGAAGAATTTACAAATTTTTGATTCTGATACGTCGGGGCATTTTTTAACACGCGCAATGGATCACACGGACGAATCGGATTCTACCGCCGAGAGCCGGATTTGCTGCCCTCGCCCTCGCAAGAAGCAAAAGATGGTCGTCATGCGGCCCGAGACTCTCCAGGGCATGCTGGACACGATCCGAGATCTCAAAGCAGAGATAGCCGCCCTGAAATCATAAAGCGTCGACTTCTTCGGCGTACTGCGACGTCTTCTCTTCTTCTCCGAAGCACGAAAGCGAGCGGCGGCGGCCCGCTCGCGTGACGTTCGCCGAGCGAGCAATAGCGAGGCCGATTTTTTCCAAGCAGTCTGCGGCGCTGCCGCTCTCGAACAGGAAGCCCTCTTGGCCGTCGGCCACCTGCTCGGGTATGCCCCCGACGCGGCTGGCGACCACGGGGACCAGTCCGTACATCGCCTCTTGCACGACCAGAGAGAACGACTCCATCGGCGAGGGATTGACCAGCACCGAGGCGCCCCTCAACAGCTCCGCCGCTTCCAGACGGCCGACGTGTCCAGTCACCCGGATCTCGCCGTCGAAGCACCGCTTGATGTCTTCGAGGTATTCGGGGTCGTACACTCTCCCGGCGATTACCAGCGGCATCCCGGATCCCGACAGAGCTTTCGCGGCCACCATCTGCCCCTTGTGCCTCGCGACCGATCCCAGGCACAGCGCGTAGCCCCCGTTGTGTCTCGGGGCGAGGTCGATCAGCGATCTCTCGCGATCCGAGAGCCAGTTGTGAATCACGCGCGTCGGCGCTCCGGAGAAGAAATCCGTCGGGTAGCTGTCCCTGCAAAACTGCGACACGAACACGATCCTGGCGACGCCCTCGAACGTATCCGGGCCAACCCACGCGAACGTCTCGTTGTACACCTCGTGAACCACGCCGAGTATCCTCTTGGTGGTCTTTGCCAGCAGTTTCGCGATCTTGCACGACACGACCGTGTTGAGGATCACGACGGTTTCCGCGTCGACAGAATCCAGGCGCTCTATGCCATCGAAGCCGGCGAGACCGTTCTGCGACCTCGAAAGACAGCAGAGCGCCACCGCGAAACCGCACCTCTCCGCGAGGCCCTGCGCGATCTTTTGCGCCATCACCGGCGCGCCCTCGGCCGCGTCGTTGTGCGACACCACGACCACCCTGCGATCTCTGCTCATCGCGATTATTATATATTTTTTTTTCGTTTCTACTTTACATCTACAGGAAATGGACGTATTCAAAGACATCCACGAAAACAATCTTTGGGGCTCGAGGGAATCCGTGAGCGGCCCGGGCTCCACTGCGGAGCAGACCGTCAGGCTCGCCGCCGGATTCGACGCAGCGGTGAAAGAGCTGGGAGTGAAATCGATTTGCGACGTCGCTTGCGGCGACTTCCGGTGGCTGTCTCGCACCGCCTCCGCGAGCCTCGTCCTGTCCGCGTCGGACGTCGTGCCGTCTATCGTCGATCGGAACCGCCAACTCTACCCCAGCGTAAACTTCGCCGTCAGAGACGTATGCTCGGACCCCATCCCGAGGTGCGACCTCGTGCTCGCGCGAGACGTTTTCGTGCACCTCTCGTTCGACGCGATATCGCGCGCGATACGCAACGTGAAAAAATCGGGCGCTCGGTACCTGGCGACGACGACGTTCATCAACCGAGAAAACCGCGATATAAAAACCGGAGAATGGAGGCCCTTGTGCCTTTTCGCGCCGCCGTTTTGCTGGCCCCCGCCTTCGGTGCTCGTATCGGAGCGATGCACGGAAAAATTCCCGCACTTTGTAGACAAGAGTTTGGGAATTTGGGATTTGTCATCCATAATTACATTGCTGTAAACCCTAAGCCTCCGGTTGAGGAGGCGTCATCGGAACTAGGTCGTCGTCGTCGTCCTGGAACAGGCGGCGATGGGTGGCGTTGTTCTGGTTGGCGTTCGCGGGGAACGGGGCGGCGACTCGGGCTTTTCGAGGAGCATCGGGGCACCTTGGAGAGCTGCGAGGAGGGCTCGAGGGAGGAGTGGTGTCCATGGCGAATGAGTTCGAGTTATCGATGTTTGCGAGAGTTGGATAGATTCGGCTCGTAAATGATTCAATTTTTTTTTGGTCTAGGGGGCGTATATGTATATATTCATGTGTACATGTCCCGGGATGCCGCCGTAGACGACAAATCTCGCTTTTGGCTCTTGATAAACTGCTTGGCGTCCGGCTTGTCGCATCTGAAAAGGTACTGGTGCAGGTCCGCGGTGGTGTACGTGTGCCCCGCGACGTCGCGAAGAAACTGCTCGCAATCTTGTCCGGGGAAAAAATAATCCACCATTCTGCGCGACTGGCCCGGCTCCGCGTGGCCCAGGCGGAGCACCCGATCTACCCTCCCGGACCTCGTAACCGCCTTGTCCAGGCACGCGGCGTCGTTGGTCGTCATAAACACCACCGACCCCTCCGGGCGCGACATGCCGTCCAGGGCGTTCAGGAACCCGCTCAGGCTGACGGCGTTGCGCGAGGTGTCGTGAGCCTTCCGGTCCGAAAAAATGCAGTCGACGTCCTCCATCACTACGACCGGGAAAGGGTGGTCCGCGACTCGGCGCAGCGCCATCGCGAGGTCGCTGTCCCTGAGCTTCGGGGTGAACTGGATCAGGAACACGTCGGAGCCCATCGCTCCCGCGACGGACTCGACCAGCGAAGTCTTTCCGGTTCCGGACGGACCGTGCAGAAGCACGTTCATCTTCCAGGGCACGCCGTACTTGCGGTGCTTTTCGCGCACCCGGTCCGCGGTCATAAACTCCACCACGTCTCTAACCAGCGCGCTGCCCTCTTCCGTCAGGAAAACGGACTCGAGCGGCCGCCGAGGAGAGTCCCCGAGCCTGTCCCAGTAGCCGCTGTCGTACAGGTACTTGCGGGTTGTGCTCGCCTGGCTGGGAAATGTCACCAGAGAGCCGCAGTGCCGGATCGCCGCGTCCAGGAAAGCGTCCGCGACAGCCTTGTTCGGCGCGCTCACCCTGACGACGAGACACTCCCGCTCGCTCGACCCGCTCTCGTTCACTACCCGGATCGAGATGCGCCCCCCCTCGAACTCGATATCGTGCGTGGCATCCGGATCCCTAAGAGGAATCGACGCCATCCTGAGGTTGCGCCGAAGGTCCTTGCTGATGTTCACTGGAATGTCGCCGTCGCAAAGGTACTCGACCTTGGTAGCCCCGCCGAGCAGATGCATCCCGTATACGAGGCATTGTCGGGCCAGGCACGCGTCCACTCCGATCCGGATCTCGAAATCTGTCATTTTTCCGTTTTTTTCGTTGTCCCGATGCTTTTACGTCTCGAAAAAACAACAAAAAAACAAAAAAATTGAAGCCCCCATCTCGAGTTTCTTTCCACCGCTCTCTCTCATACATTCACTAGCTTTCCGATTCTCTCAACTATCGAAAACATCCAAACGCTCACAATGTCTTCTTCTGCTTCCTCCTCTTCTTCTTCTGCTCCCGCGAAGAAAGGTTACCGCTTCGGTGATCTCTTCCTGAACCCACTTGCCAACCACATCGCAAAATCTTCTCCGGAAGATCCTTACCATGAAGATCCCTATTACTTTGGTAAGCTCTCCACTACTGTCGCAAGAAAAATCTCACAGAAAGATTACTATTTCGGTAAGATAACTGTCGACGCAGTCAAACAACTTTGCTCCAAACCTGCACCGTTGTCTACCAATGATGACGTTGAATTCGACGAAATCTCCGAACCGACCTACACGGTCGTTGATTCCCTCAAAGAACCGCCCCACACGGCCGTTGATTCCCTCAAAGCAAACGACTCCAAAGTCGACTACCTTCTCAGCGTATTCGACGACGAGTCTGATTCTGATTCCGATTCTGATTCTGATACCCCCAACCCGTACAGCATCTAAGAATCATGTATGACGAACAAGTTCCCCCAATGTGTTTTAGGGGATCAAACCCCTTAACACCCCTTTTATACAACGAAAAGGATGCCCGTCTCAGAGACGCGTCCTTTTTTTTTCATTCGTTTATATCATCATATCGTCATGCCGAAGCGGAAACCGGTCGCCACCGCCGCCGCCAAGAAGCCGAAGCCGAAGCCGAAGCCGAAGCCGAAGCCGAAGCCGGCAGCCGCCGCCGCTCAGAATACGAAACATAAGCTGAAGCAGAAGCGAAAGAAGGTCATTACCAACACCGCTCGAGTCCAGCGCTCACTCGTCGGAACGCAGTTTTGAGTTTCGTGAAAAAAAAAAATAAATCGCGTATAATAATAATGCAGATATTCGTGAAAACGCTCACTGGCAAGACCATCACGCTCGAGGTCGAGTCGAGCGACACCATAGAAAACGTCAAGGCCAAGATCCAGGACAAGGAAGGCATCCCTCCGGACCAACAGAGGCTGATCTTCGCCGGCAAGCAGCTCGAAGACGGCCGGGTGCTCGCGGACTACAACATACAAAAAGAGTCGACGCTGCACCTGGTTCTCAGGCTCCGAGGTGGATCGTCGTGACGACCGTCGCGAACCACGGCGACGAAGGAGCGAGCACGACGCGGATGTCGCGATTACCCGGCGTCTTCGCTTCCAGAGCGTACACGTTTGATTCTTTCGACTTTGCCCAGTTCACCGCGCCGTTCTTCTTCACAAACTCGACCTCGGAGAACGAGATGTTTCTCTCCCACATGCGCTCCAGCGCGTGGGCGGAATAGAGCAGTATGCGGTTTTTCAAGCTGGCCGCTACCGGGTCGACGACTCTCGGAGGCGAAGGAGGGAGCTGATAGAACGTTCGGAAAAGGACCCAGGCTGCGAAGCCCACCGCCAGCCACACCAGGACCGATATCCACATAGACGATCCCGAGCTTCGCATATCGTAGTTTTACTTTTTTGTAAGCATTTTTTTTCTTTCGTTATAATTATAATATTAAATGGATCCAGGGCTTTTGCCAGAGCCTGATCCTCGTTTCACAACACTCTCCCCATTATGGAAAAATTTATTAGACAGAGCTACAAGATTCTTAGATGAATCTATTGACGTTCAAGAAAAAAATTATGCAGACTTTGAAGCAAGACTAAAAAGCCTAGGAAATGATCTTGCTGTCGCAGTAAAAGGAATACAAATACAAAAACAAAAACAAAAACAAAAACAAAAACCAATACCAAGATTTAATTTGAGTACAAAGGTTAAAGGGGGAGGGATAAGTCATTCTTGGTGGAGATTTTTCCCATATAAAAGATCTAAAACAAGAAACGAATCCGTGGAACAGTACGATATTAATCACTTAACGGAATTGATGGAAAAAGCCATGAAAATGCCAAGAGAACAGAGACTGCCGTATTTCTTACCACGAGCCAAGTTGAATCCAACGATTGATGTGGATCATAGCCTGAGACCTGTAATATTGATAATTGTGAGCATCGTATGTACAGCAATTGCAATAGGTGATGGTTCAATAGGTGGTGGTATGATAGCTTTTACTGCCATAGTACTTTCAGGATCAATTCCTTCGTTTATATATGGCGTTATAGGGACTTTAACGAATATTTCAAATGATATAGATACTAATATGACACACAGACACAGAAGGAAACTGTTATACGATAACAGATATGACATTGCCAATTTTATATTCGCAATGAACAAACAAGAAGTACAGAATGACCATAATAACTTTATTCTCGTAGGTTATTACGGTGTACTCCTGAGGATTTTAATGGATTTTGAAATAGGTAATACTGACGTCCTGAGAGATGCTGTTATTGAAGTGATCGTACAAGAAGAACTAGACAGAAAAAACTATCAAGCCGACTGGGCGTACAATCGTCCCGCCTTATCAGAGGAAAAAAAGCACGAAAAACAGCTTAAATACAATAAAGCATTCTTTGAACGATTGATATATTTCGACACTACTGCGTATAACATTTACATTAATCATTTCCATTACAACTTTTCCATACCAACCGACCGGTATGGGCATAATCGTACAAGATGTGTCAGAAATATTGCAGAGTTTTATATTCTAGCAAGCACTTACCAAATATGCGTTTTGCGGCTTAAGCAGATGAATAGAAGTCTAGATATTTCAGCAAGTATATCATCGATAATAGAAGAATACAAATTTGATGTCAACATTTTAAATACTGCAAAAACTCTTGAAACCATGCTAAATAAAATCAAAACACGCAGTCCGGTAACTTCTGGTAAAATGAAGAGGATTAAAAACTATATAGAGGACCGCGAAGACAAAATGTTGAACATAACAATAAATCCACAGGATAAATCCGACAGAGCGATTGCGAAGTTTACTAGAGAATTTAGACGCACAATAGAAAACTTTTTGGACATGAAATGTAAACATCATTTTCACTACAATGGTCATAGTGAAGAAAAGGTAATGTATTACAAATTGGATAATTTCGCACAAATAAATAAGTTTGACGAAGTTCTACAGACTGAATTTACAAATTACTTGAAAGGTCCTCAAGACTTTAATTCTTTTAGAACCGCGTTCAGTAAGCTTTTCTCTAGACTAACTTATGCTTCTGACCCTTCTAACCTACGTACTGTTCCAGCTGAATACAGTCACGCTATTTTCCAGTTGAAATTATTAGATATTATCAGATTCATAAAAATAAAACAGACGAGAGTTACAAATTCTGACGATCGTGTAACCATAATTGTACCTGATAGTACGGTAGTAGCTGGAGGTAGTAAAGCTAGCATTAAAAAGAAGAAAAACCCGAATCCTTACAACATTTTCGTCGGAAAACAAATTACGGCTGGTAAAACGATGGCGCAGGCAGCTGCTCTGTGGAAACAGACTCGCGTTTGATTACATTTTTGCGCCATTTTTTCGTCGCGACGCGCTTCAGTCCCGCCGACGCTTCTCTCGTCCACCACGCGACGTAGTCGAGGTCCGGGTCGGAATATATTCTCGGGTGTTTCTTTGCATCGCCGCTGCCGACGCCGACGCATCCTTCGTGCGCGGTTCGCTTACAGGGTGATGTCATCTTCCTCGACTTTTATCTCGAAGCTCACGGACACCTGCAGAGACGCGTTTATGACGATGGCGATGGGGTTGTTCTGCGGGTCTTTGTATCCGCCAGAAAGGAGGTTCGTCAGAGTTGTGTCCATCTCGAATATACCCGTCGCCTTGTTGAAAGCGCCCGGCACGCGAATGTAGAACGAGTTGGTGTAGCCGTTCGTGTTCGGCGTCCCGCTCTCGATGATCTCGTGGCCGGACTCTCGGTTGACGAACGAGTCGAGGCCGGACGACGACGAAGACAGCCCCGTGAACCGCACGGTGTCTCCGACGAAATACTCGTTCCTGTCGAAAAAGTCCTTGATCGTCACCAGAATCAGGTGCTGGCCGAGGTTGACGATGTTCATGTGGTGGAAGCTGAGGACCTTCATCTCGTCCCTCGAGTCGTTCAGGAGGGCGCCGCTGGGGCGCTGGACGGCGATGTCGAGCTGCTCCAGGTTGGCGAGCGTGTTGACGGTGAACGTCAGCGCCTCGTTCTGCATCGGCTTGAGGTGTATGTATCCGCGGCCGTTGGGGCCCGTGTAATGCTGGTGGTAAACGAAGTGCGCGAAGGCGCTCCTGGAAGCCGAGTTTGTCGACTTGTAAACGCTCTGGAACTCGGCCACCTTGAGGATCAGGTAAGGGTACTGCAGCCCGAACGAGTGCTCGAACCGGGTCTTCGTAACGTTGGTGATCGACTTCTCCTCCACGATCTCACGCGGGATCACCAGGTGCGTCGCGGATATCGTCCGGATGTCCCTGAACCCCGAGTCCACGTTGGCCAGGCTCACGCTGAAATGGAAGCGGTAAGGGTACGACGACCACTGCCTGTCGTACCCGTTGACGAGGAGGTACTTTCTGACCGTCCTCTTCGGACCGTCCTTCTTCGGTATGATCACGTCCCCGGCGCCGTCCCCGTCGGCTCCTGACCCCAGTCCTGCAGTCGCGTCTCCCGGGAGACCGCCTACGGCCCAGGGGGGGTCGCAAGGCGTGCCGACGTTGCTCCGGAGGCCTATCAGATCCGGGCGGTGCGCCGCGAACGTGCTGCCGTATTTCTGGTCCGACTCGCGCAGGGCCCGCAGGAAGTCCTTGTGGGGGTCTCCGATGTCCACGTCCGACCTCGCCGCCTCCAGCGCCGCCATTCGCTTGCCGATCTCGTCCTCGCCGATGGGCTCGTCCGCGGCGTCCGGGCGGGCGTCGAACGAGGTCTTCGTCTTTCTGACGTTTTTCAAGAACCGGGCGACGATCTCCACGGACATTTTGTTTTTCTCGAGGGTCGTCAGCGTCGAGTTTTCCCTGTCGACGTCCAACATGGACTTGTACAGCAGGTGGTTGAACTCGACGCCCACGGACGCCGCGGAGATCCCGGAGTCTCTCGTGTACTGCTGGAGAACCCGGCTGAGGTGTTGGAAATTCGCCACGGACATGAAGGACGCTCGTTTGGGTTCCGACATTTTTTTTCTTGTGTGTGTGATGTCTGATCCAGGAAATAAACCCGCCGGATAATACGCGCTTTGTATAAACAATGGGTAGTAGAATGGGTAGTCTGTTTCGTGGGAAACCGAAAGCTAAAACTGGTGGAGCGAAGAAGAAGCCGAGCGCAGCGAAAAAGAAGCCGAGCGCAGCGAAAAAGAAGCCGAGCGCCGCGAAGAAGAAGCCGAGCGCCGCCAAACCAAAGCCCAAGAAGGCGAAAAAAAGGACCGTAAAATAAACAAATGATCCCGCGACTCGTCGACGCGCAAAAACTCGCTCGAGAGTACCCGAAGTCGTTCGAGGTTCCCGGGTCGGACACGCTGGCTTCTCTCCGGTCTGGCGATTCTGTGAAAGTCTGCAACGGAAAAGAGAGGTTCTGGGTGAGGCTGACCGAAGCGAGCGGAAGCCAGCTGCGGGGAGTTGTTTCCAACGATATCCGGGCCAGGCGATACGGGAAAGGCGACACGATACAGTTTAGAGCTCGAAACGTGTACGACGTGCAGATATCGCGACCCCAAAAAAAGTATCGATTCGTTGCCGGCCTGTTTTGATGTGTACCCCCTACGGGATGTGTACCCCCAAGTGCGTTTGGGAGTGCATTCGTACCCCCTACGACTGAAAGGAGTACGGGACAAGTGCGTTTAGGAGTGCATTCGTACCCCCTACGACTGAAAGGAGTACGGGACAAGTGCGTTTAGGAGTGCATTCGTACGGGACAAGTGCGTTTAGGAGTGCACTTGTACCCCTACGACTGAAAGGAGTACGGGAGACGTGCGTTTAGGAGTGCATTCGTACGGGAGACGTGTGCATATGTACGTATGCAGTGCATTCGTACGGACTGAGAGACATGCGACTTTGGATGGTACGTTTTGAATTACACGAAAAAACGCTCGGCCTCCTTCCGCAGGATTCGATTGCCGATCCTGTGGTTCGGATTGCAGGCTACCCGCCGCCAGGCGCGCTGGATGACTCCTGCAGCGAGAACCTCCGAAAAGCTATTGTACAGGCTTCGGTACGAGGCTTCTGTCTTGCCCGGCCAAAACTCGGGCTGGAAAGCGCGAGGCAAATAAAAGCCCCTGACAACAAGAAGTTTGATTTCCATTTTGACATCAAAAAAGCCCCTCCATGTCCAGGGATCACCGTGCCCGTCTTCAGTTTCTTCTTCGTCGTGAATGGTAATGCAAGGATTGTCGAATTCTTCGACGCGAAGGAATCTTTTATTCCAATTTACGTTTGCATTTGATACGCGATAAATGCGACAAAATTCATCTTCGTCCATTTCATCCATTTTTTTCATATGATCTTCGTCGTACATATGATCAGGATCAGGTCGAATTGCCATTCGGATGTAGTGATGTGAATCATCGTCTCCGTATAGACAAAACAAGAGAAGCGGGCAACTCAGTGTCAAGGTAATTCCTCTGGCGGATTCAGATACATGCATCCACGATTCGCTGTCCACTTCTCCTTCTCCTACATACTGAGCGCTCCCAAAACTGAAATCGTCAGCAAAATATGATCCAACATTGAAAATGATATCGGTTTTGTAGTCAGATTTCGATGCGAGTTCGTGAACGACGTCGAAGATCACGCATCGAATTTTGTAGCAGAAAGGATGATACGCGTCTACATGATTGACCGGTATCTCGATGATCGCGTCGTTGTCTCCGACGGGAAACTCAGGGACGTGGCCTTTTCCGGGAAGGTACAGCCCTGTGGCCCGGCGCGCCTTGGCCTCGCGCAGAACCTCCTGACAGGCCTGCTCGTCGACTCTGGACATCCAGTTGAGGCAGCCTATTTTTCCCGCCTCCAGCTTGGCTCCGAACGCGAGCCCGTTGCCGTCTTCGTACACAGGGGTGTCGCAAATCCATCGAGTCACCCATGCGGGCAGAGTGCGCCTGTCGACGTGCTTGGTGAACGACGGCCTCATTGCTCAAAAAAATGCCGTAAACTGCATCGTCCGCGTAATTTATACGACTTTTTTTTTCGGGAAACGAGAGAGTACACAGAGATGATCTTGACAGCGTACACGTCGCTCCTGTTCTCGATTCCTGCCGCGATTCTCCGGTTCCGTCCCGCGGCCGTAGCGTTCGGCCTGCTCTCCCCCGTTTCTTTCGCCGTTCACGCGATCGGCGGGCGAAGCTGGAAGGTGACTGAGACGGCGGCAGGCAGGGCTCTCGACAAGCTGGACGTCTGCCTCGCGTACTCCGCGACGGTCGCAACGACATACGGCGTCGCGATGGCCCCGGTGTGCGTTTTCACTGCGCCGTACTACGCCTGCCTGGGCACGATCGGCGTCATGTTCTTCGCTTTCTACCCGAAGCCCCCGGCCTGCTGGGTGGGGCACCACGCCGCGTTTCACGTCGTCGCCGTCGCGGGGACCCTGTTCGCCTACAAGTGCGGCGTCTAATTTTTCGCGACAGCAGACGCCGGCTTTTTCTTTTTCGCGGCTGCGGAGGCAGCAGAAGATGCCGGCTTTTTCTTTTTCGCGGCTGCGGAGGCAGCAGAAGATGCCGGTTTTTTCGTTTTCGCGGCACCACCTTTGAATTTTAGAATAATTTCCTTTCCGTTTATAACCCGTCTATTTTCGGCTCGTTGAGCAAAGGATTTACTTTCTTTCGCTAATTCTTCTCTGTCATTCATTATTCTGTCATATATCGTTGGGTATCCATGATCTGCAAAAAAACGCAGTTGCTCCTCCTTTGGTTCGTGGACAGTTTCATATCGTTCAAATAAGCTCATAGTTGAAAATGTAGTTCGAAGACTGAATTTGTATCGTGGGTCACGTCCGACGTAAGTGTAGTCTGGTTGTTCTTTTACCGATTCCGCTTTCACAATAGTCTGATAATGCGAAGCGAGAAGATAGAAATCGGCTATAGACATGTGCGTGCCCGCCTTTTTGCGATCGACCGAAAAACGAGAGTACAGGTCTTCGGGAACGCAAACTTTATACGCGGATTCGGCGAGTCTCCCGAGGTAAATCCTTTTGGCATCGAGAGGATCGCAATACACATAAAAGTAAACTAAGCGCTTAAAAAACTCGTCGTACCTGGAATGTCGTCGTTGCTCGTCTTTCTCTTTCTTGAACCCTTGCGAAAGGTCCCCGAGGACGGCGAGCACGAACGGAGTCAATTTGTTCGTATCGGATTTTACGTTGCCTTCCAAGCCGTATACGATGCGAGCGAGAACTCCGTAGTGTCCGCTGAATGGCCGTCGCCAAAACGTGGAAAAGATGGACGCCATAAACTCGTTGTTTTCCGCGCTGAGAACTTTTAATTTGTCTTTCAGTTCGTTGTTTGACTCTATGAGCGTATCCCATTTCTTCCGAATGTCCCCGAATACAGCGCCGATCGTGTGACAAACCGATGCACTCATAAAACCGTCTGTTTCTACTTTGAACACTCTTTTCAGAAGAGATAATATCGGATCGACCGGCGTAGCAAGCAATAAGGTTGATATGGCGAATATATTTACGGCTATGATCGTCAATCCGTCAATCGTCCCCCGTCTCATAAGTCCCACCGGTATAGCCCTCACGAACGTGGACAGCCGACATATGTTATTTTCGAGATCGTCTCGAGGGTACAATCTGAACAGCCTCAATATAAATTCGGCATCGATCGTCGGCGTTTCTGTACCGGAATAACCTCCTTTGACTACTTTGATGTTAACTGAATTATCCCACGCCTTTTCTTTTTCGATCTTCGTCAATAAGTCGTTGGTTTGATTGGCGAGGGTTTTCGTTTTTCTGATTACATTTTTGGCTTTTTCCGGTTTATTTATCGCGTCGAATGCTGCACGCAACAGTGCCGCCGACTGCTGCCGCAGTTGTTCTTCGAACTCGATCATAGTTTCTGTACTACGTTAAGGTTTTCGTCCGGGTGCTTTTCGCGGTCGCGAACATAAAAGAGAGAGACGCGACCAAATGAGCGCAGAAAAACAGAAGCAATGGAACCCGCGTTCGTTTGGGCCAACGTCCGCGAGGCGACGATGAGCGTCAATCGCATCACCTACGGCACGGCGGTGTACAAGGACGTGTACAAGAAAGCTTCCGACGACTGGATCAACCTCAAGGGGACCAGGAAGAGGCGCGACAAGGTCATGCTGGACGCTTTCGAGTCCGGAACTCAGATCGTCGTGACGGAGCACGTCGGTCGCAAAAACTACATGCCGAGGCTCTACGGCTACGGTCGCATCGTCGCGGTGAACGAGGGCGACGCCGACGCCTTTCGAGAGTTTACGGTCGAGCTCACGCACAGGTTTCCGGACTCGAAGCACGAGAGGGCGACAAAACCGGAAGGAGAGCTCAACCACTGCTGGATCAAGAGAGCTTTCATGCGGGAGATGCGTTTCGAGCCGGTATCTGGAAACCTCATGTGTTTTGCGAACAAGTGTCGACGCTTGTCTGAACCGGTGTCTGACGAGGCGGCTCCGGTGTCTGACGAGGCGGCTCCGGTGTCTGCTGCTGACGAAGAGAGTAGGCCCTGACGAGGGCGTTGACGCCGACCCTCTTGTCCATCAGCCGGTGAAACGCCGCCTGGACCTGCTGCCCGAACGTGTTCGGCTTTAGAGGCCTAGGTTTTCCGGATCTGCTCTGAAATAGCCACCGCCGCCACCCGCGGGCTTCCATGTAATTTTTTATCGATTTCGAAAGCTCCGGGCAAATGTCTATCCTCGACGACGCGCCTGTCTCTATAAACGCCGAGTCGCCTCGGAAATGGAGCGCGACCTGGCCGGGTAACGGTTGCTGAGACCTGCTGCTGCGAACGACGACGACGTTGCTAAAGTCCTGGCGGGTGGCGGGGGGGAGCAAGACCCAGAAATCGACGATCAGCCTGTCCTCGGCGTTGAGACGCGACAGCCGGTCGGGGTCCGCGTAGGCCGCGAGGATCTCTTCCCACGCGGCCGTCTGTTCCCCTTCGCCGGCGCCGCCGCCGTCCTGCTTTCGCGCGGACAGGGAGGCGAGCCTGGCCTTGAAAAAGGCCCTCGCTTCCGGCGATACCAGCGTAGCGAGTGCGTCGCAGCGCTTTCCCGGCGTCGAGAGGAGGACGAGGGTGTTGTAGTGGTTTTTCCTGGTCGCGTCCGAGGCGATCGCGTAGCTAGGGTCGGTCGACCCGTCCGGCAAAGCGCCCCGGTCGATCCAGTCTGCGACGGCGTACGATCCCGAGGAGGCAGACGGTCTGAAAAGGGACACGGCGTCGCCGCCTTCGCCGACTCGCTCCAACATGACGCGGAGCCGGGCGTAGTTGGCCGCCGCGCCGCAGTTTTTGTGCATCGCCGTCGCTATCCTGGCGGGAGTGGCTGTCGCTGGGAGACCGAGGAGCATCACGCCGACGTCTCGGAGAGAGAACATTGTATTGATCCAGCGAAAAGTATATAACGCGTCGGCAAAGTACTTTTTGGCCGTTGCCTGTATACGCGAGAATGCAATCTGCGCCTTCCGCCGGCGAGGAGCATCAGCTGTCGGGCGCGGATCCGTTCGGCAAGGAAAACATGTCCGCGGACAGAAAAGACATGACTCTCCGGCAGATCATCGAGAACGACGCCGAGTCTTGCGTGGAAGAGGCAGTCCGGTTCATTTATTACACCAGCCAGGCGAACCGGAGGAACGTGCGCATCATGCCCAACTACCAGGTCGCCGAGGTCTGGGACGGGCGCGACTGGTGGACCAAGAGCATCCGCGAGACGATGGACGAGATGATCGACCGCGCCGTCGAGGAGATAGAGTTTCACCTGGACTACTGCGACCTGATACCCCAGGAGGCCAAGGACGACGCGGAAAACGCCATACACGAGTGCAGAACGAACCCGGGACGCAGGGAGCAGATTAGGGCGCGCGTGCTAGAGACGATGATAAGTCCCTTCGAGGACGACGATTGAAACCGGTTCATAAAGTAGATGGACTCCGAAATATGCGATCTCATTCTTCAGCGACTCGAGTGCGCCAGAGAGAGGGACACCGTGAACGTCAGGATCGTGTTCAGACGAAACACAGACGCCGACGAAACTGAATACAACTTTTCGTTCGTTCCGGTATACGCGTGCGAGCGTAGAGTTTCCGCGGAAAATTTCGTTCTTTCTATGTCGGAGATAACTTACCGACCCAGCAGGGACGTCGTGAAGACATTTGTGTCGTCGTGGGTCGACGCCGTTTCTGACATGCCCGGAGAACATACGAAAGTGTCTTGCGAGCTGTCCGCCACGGCCGCTAAGGGGGGAGGGCGCATATACGGGAGCACGGTGAGATTCGAATGCGGGCGTGACGGCGCGCGCAGGGCTACAAACAGGGTGGTTGAGGCGGTCATGCGAATAAAGGGTCTCGTGCGCGCGATGACGGATTGAATGTACGAACGAGAGTTTACAGGAGTTCCCAGAAAAAAATGAAACACTTGGGAAGCGGACGCTGCTCCTCGCCATCTCCAACACCCGCGGCGTTATCGCGCACCGCTACGAGACGTGGTGGGCGCGCTGAACATCATGGCGGTAGCCGGACTGAGCAACGAAAACAGGCCGGGTTTGTTACAACGCACAAATTGAGCTAGCGAATATGTGTTACTAGCTCGTAGAATACAGCCTAGCAAACTACCGTTCCCGGTGTTTCATTTTAGATGGGAACAGCTGTAAACGCGAGGAAAATTATGGTTTGCGGCCTGGCTGCGGTCACGATCTTCCGGATCAAGGCTCCTTCGCCCGCCGTCGAAGCCATTGCGCTGCGAGGCGCAATTGAGGGCGCCTGCCTGGCTGGCCGGAGCAAGGGGATCGTCGAGCTTTCTATCGCCGAGAACAGGCGCAGACTCGAGTGCGTCGCAAGGGGACTGTTTGTCTGAGCGGCATCGCACGAGATCGTTCAAAACCTCGATCCGATAAGCTTTTCTTTTGTTGTACTGTCGGATGCGTTCGAACGCATTCATTTTTTTTTGTAAGTAATATATTTACAGCTCTTGGCTACTACGGTTGCTACGGGAGACGACGAGAATCGTGATGGCGACCCTGATCGCCGCGACCATCCCCCCGCAAGCGAACCACGGCATATCGTACGCTCCTCGGGGCTCGAGCGGGCTTCTGCAGCGCACGCACGCGACGAGGCGCTTCTCGCACGCGCCGCAGACTCCGTCGTTTCCGCGGCACGCAGGCGATCTCGGACAGCGCCTCGGATGAACCGGGTCTGACGAGCAAAGTGACAGAACGGTATCGCTGTCAACGACGGGCTCCATGCACACCACGCATTCTTCGATATCGACTTGCTCGCAGCAGATGACGGGCCCGCGTCTGACGGCAAAGCTTCCGCAATACATTTTTTTTTGGGGAATATAATTGCTTGCGCTTTGTTGATATTTATGTGTTTTTCTGGCAGGAGACGGCCAGACCAACGCAGGCCTCTCGTAGCGCGTCAGTTAACCGGGTTGACCCGCGATCCAGCAGCCATTCTCTGAGCCTCCTCTCCTTGTGCTGGGGGATGTCCGACGCCTTTTGTTCGGCATCGTAGCGCTGGTAAAAAAGCCACAGCTCGTCGTCGTCGATGATCCCCAAGTCTCGCGCTCTCATTCCCCAGTCCATGACCTCGGCCAGACTGGTTACGGAAAAAGGGGCGAAGGCGGCGACTCGCTGGTCCTCGAATGCTGCTCGGGCGAGAGATCGCCTCGCTGGGTCTGCCGCAGCCGCCGGCCATCCTTGCTCGCCGCCCGTGCGCTTGCCGAGAGCGGCGTGAACCAGGTCCGACACTCTGTTAACACCCGGATATAGGTTGAGGTACTCGTCGAGCCCGTCTTTCATCGCCGCGGCGCGCGAGAGGGTCTCCTGCGAGATCCAGTCGGCGTGTATGCGGATGTGGGCGCCAGCGGAGATGCGCTCGTACGCCTCCCGGAAGACCACGAGGTCTCTCGGTGACCCGGCGTTTTCCAGGAAAGATTGGGCGACTATTTTTCCGAGGCCCAGCCTCCGAGCGTCGGCGCACGCTGTCAGCACTGCGGCAGTTTCCGCGAGCGGGTGCAGGCCTTGCTCTTCGTTGGCCGCCTCGTCCTTGAACACTCTGCCGACCATAAATCGCATATCCATCGTGTCGACGTGTTTGGCAAACGACGCGGCCGCTTCCCTCGCAGATACCGGATCCCGGCGCCTGCACTCTGTCAGGAGGCCCGCGAGGACTTTCCGCATCGTCGCCACTTCCCTGTCGGACATGTCAATACAGCTGTTGTTGTTGTTGTAGCGGCAGGCTTTGTATCACGATCACCGCCGCGTGGCTGTTATCCAGTCCGATGGAAAGCAGCAGCACCGCGGCCACCGTCGAAAACAGCGCGGCCCCGTATCCCGACTTGGCCAGCACGGAGCTCTTCTTGAGCGTCGAAGCGTACCAAGCAGACACGCCGGTCGACACGATCGACGCTGCCGCAGCCGCGATCACGAAACCAGTAGACTCGTACAGAGCGCCCAGCGACAACGCGATCGCCAACACGTTCACCCCGAACGCAGAATAACGCGCCGCCAAGTTCGCTTCGGCGGCCCGAGCGCTCTCGTGCAGAGAGGACGCGAGCCAGGCGAGCTGCGCGAGGAGAACTGTGATCGCTCCGACACTCGCGTACATTACGTAGTTTTTTGTTTGACTCTCACGAACAGTTTTTTTTTACAGCTCGCAAAAAATCTAGAAATCGTCTTCTAGGTTGATCTCGCGCACCCTGCTGGATCCGGCTTTCTGGTACTCGGAGACGCGGGCCTCGAAGAACGATGTCTTGCGGGGAATGCTGATGTTCTCCATAAAGTCAAACGGCTGCTTGGCGTCGAACAGCTTGTCGTAGCCCAGCTGGACGAGGAGGCGATCCGCGACAAACTCCACGTACTCGACCATGAGCTCGGACGACATCCCTAGAAGCTTGCAGGGCAGGCTCTCGACGATAAAGCTCTTCTCGACCTCCACGGCGTCCCTGAACATGGCGTGGACGCTCTCCTGCTCCACGCGGTCGCCCACGACCTTGAACATCGCGACGGCGAAGTCGGTGTGCGATCCCTCGTCGCGCGAGATCAGCTCGTTGCTAAAGCACAGCCCCGGCATCTTTCCCTTGGACTTGATGTAGTAGATCGCGCAAAAGCTACCGGAAAACTGGATGCCCTCCACGCAGATGAACGCCAGGAGCCTGTTCGCGTACGGCAGGTCGCTCCCGATCCACTTCATCGCCCACTCGGCCTTTTTTGCGACGGCGGGAATCGTCTCGATCGCCCGGAACAGGTAATCTTTCTCGTCCGGGTCCTTGATGTACGCCTCGATCAGCAGCGAGTAGGTCTCCTGGTGAATGTGCTCCATCGCGTTCTGGAACGCGTACGCGGCCTTGGCCTCGGGCAGGTCCGTGTCCAGGAAAAAGCGGAGCGCGAGGTTCTCCCCGACGATCCCGTCGCTGGCCGCGAAGAAAGCGAGCACCATCTTGATAAAGTGGCGCTCGTTGTCAGACAGGGTGGGCCAGTCCACGAGGTCCTGCTGAAAGTCGATCTCGTCGGGGGTCCAAAAGTTGGCGACCTGCTGCCTGTAGCACTGGTACAGGCTGTCGTGCTGGACGTGGAACACGTACTTGGAGTAAACGGGCTTAGACATTGTACAGATAGCGAAAGAAAAATTATGAGCGAGACCAGCGCGTCGCGCCGATTATATACCCATCATCTTGTCTGCAAACAAAACGTGCCGGTAATATATAACATGCCCCCCAAGAAAACCCTCTCAACAAAAAATCCCAAACCAAAACAAAAGCCCCAAACAAACCAAAGCGGCGGCTGGCCGTTTGAACCAGAACAAACTAAAATGAAACAAAAGCTGGAAGATGTATACAAGCATTACCAGTCTGTTGCGAGTCTCGAATTAAAACGAAGACAAAACGAAGTTAGAAAAAAAAACATCATCATACAGAAATGGATGGCGTTTTCTGCGGCTTATAGCCAATTTGATATAGCTCGAGTCGAATTGATAAACTCCATCGCACCACCAGCCCCTCAGGTACAACACCCTTTTAGATACAATCATCGACTACGCAAATTGATGCCGGGAACTTAACCGCGTCATTTGACTTTGAAGCCGTAGACGTAGCTGCGGTTCCCGGATCCAGTCTTGACCGTGATGCCGTGTTGCTTCAGCTTTTGGCTGAGCTGCGCGGTGACCGTAATGGACATCTGATCGTAGTATGAGCGGCCGTCGTGCCTGAGGGTTTCCCACATGTCCTTCAGCCTGAGTTTGTCATCATCCGATCCGGTCTCTGTGTAGAAGTGGCTGAGGAACTGGCCGACAACGGTGTTATCGACTTCGGCTTTAATAAGCTTTTTCGCTGCCAGCCTTCTGCGTTTGCACTTGTTTTTCGACCGCGGTTCCGGGTCACTCTCTGCCTTGCGGGTGGCTTTCGCCGCTTTCAGATCGGCGTTCTCTGCCGCGAGAGCGGCGTTGGCCGCTTTCAGATCGGCGTTCTCTGCCGCGAGAGCGGCGTTGGCCGCTTTCAGATCGGCGTTCGCTGACAAGACTCCGTCGGTAGTTGCAGTGAGCGAGTCGTTCGCCTCCGTGAGGATGGCGTTTGCAGCCTTCAGATCGGCGTTCTCTGCCGCGGCGTGATCGGTGTAGATCTCGATATCGATGATCTTGTCGCGAAGATCGGCGATCTCGAGTTCCGCGTTCTCTGCCGCGTACATCAGATCATGTTTGTCGGCTTCCAGCTTGGCGATCTTGTCTCGAAGATCGGCGATCTCGAGTTCCGCGGTCTCTGCCGCGCACATCAGATCATGTTTGTCGGCTTCCAGCTTGGCGATCTCGTCATTCGCTTCATTCATGAGAGCATTGATTGCCTCTCTTGTTTCCTTCATGTGAGCAATGAGCGCCTCTCTTCTTGCCTTCGAATTCATGATGATTGTTTGGTTTCGTTACCTAATGATATCGATGTGTGCGATTCAAATTTTTTTGTTTTTGTATAAATTGTAAAAAATCAGTAATATTTAAATTTCACCCCGAACGCTACGTTGCTGATCTTCCTTCTTTTGTAAAACTTGCATTTGTGAACCTTGATGCCATTGGCTTCGATGCAGATCTTGAAGATGCGCTTCAGATCCACCATCGTTATAGCAGAACGGAGCAGCTGAGCGCCCTCGGCCGAATGCTCGAGGTACTGCCTGACGTTCTTGATCTGCACGTAGTCGTTTTCGTAACCGGTTATGACGAAGCTCGCATTGAACCAGTCTGTCATTATTTGCTCGCATACGCATATGGCCGGGATGATGTCATCGATGTCCACGTCCGACAATCCGATCATTTCTTGATCCTTGGGCTCGAGCTCAACGCTACTAGCTCTTTTGCGGGCATTTTTCTTCTCTGCGTTGGCTGTCACGAGAGTGGCTTCCTCGAGATCGGCGATTTTGTTCTTCGCTTCCATACGAACTCTGATTGCTACTTCGAGCTTGGCGATCAACTCATTTTTCCGTTTGAGATCGATCTCCAAACTGCCGATAATCTGTAATTTGTGGTAGTTGTTCAACGCCGAAATCTTCCATTGCTCCTTCCAGTACTCGACTTCCTTCTCCAGCTCGGCGACCTTGGCTTCCATATCTGTATCGGCGACTTTCTGTTTGTTTTTGTATCCGGCTACATGCCTGATTCAAAAAATTTCAGCATAGAATCAATCGAAAGAGAGTATAAATCGGGCGGACTTGGATCGTATGCGCGCATTTCGACAATGGCCCGCTCGCGACGAAACACGAAAAGAACGACGGACGAGAAGAAGCTCCTTGGGAGCCGGGTTTTTCTCGAGACGTTCTCCCGAAATCTCGCGAGGCGCATCGGGTCCGCCTTGTCGGCCTACCCGTCTGTCGACGCTTCCCGGCCGCTCAACGTTGCAGTTTGCGACGACAACGATGCCCTCGCCGCGTGGGCGGACAAAGCGCTCGAGCGACACTACGTGCATCGGTTTTTGAAAGGCGAGGGCGCGCCTCAGCGTTTCTCGGTCGCGATCGTCGGGAGCGCGGCGGACGAGAAGACGCTCGGAGTGGCGGTCGTGCTCGACATACAGTGCTACATCAAGCCGGTATCTGAGATTCTGTACTGCCTGCCGTACATCGCAAAAACCGCCGTCTCGGCGGACAACGGCGCTCTCCTGGTCGACGAAGCGGACGCGTGCTGGTTCTGCCTCGAGAGCTACACGTCGACGCAGCCCGACGTCGTCGCCGCCGTGTTCTCGGACTACTTTTGCTGCGGACACCCTCTGTGCATGGACTGCGTGCAGTACGCTTCTTCCATGAAGCGGTGCGGGATCTGCCGGCGCGAGAAGCCCGGCGACGATTCCCTCGTGGCGGACATCATCACCGAGACCAAGGCCTCGCTCGGCATAGTAGTGTCAAAGAATCGCCCGGAACACGATCCGGCTGTCATATCAGAGGTTGACGATTTGATTGCAAAACTTAATCTTGTGTAAAAAAAATGTTTTTGAAGTACGGGACAAGTGCGTTTAGGAGTGCACCTGCTTGCACTTGTACGGGACAAGTGCGTTTAGGAGTGCACCTGCTTGCTTTTGTACGGGACAAGTGCGTTTGAGAGTGCACCTGCTTGCACTTGTACGGGAGACGTGCGTTTAGGAGTGCACCTGCTTGCACTTGTACGGGAGATGTGCTTATCTGTACGGGACAAGTGCGTTTATGAGTGCACTTGTACGGGAGACGTGCGTTTAGGAGTGCACCTGCTTGCACTTGTACGGGAGATGTGCTTATCTGTACGGGACAAGTGCGTTTAGGAGTGCATCTGTACGGTGGGGATTCCGCCCTACGACTGAAAGGAGTACGGGACAAGTGCGTTTAGGAGTGCATTTGTACCCCCTACGACAACTACGGTGGGGAAAGAGATCCGGGAAGTACTGCCCTCCCGCGCGTGATCGCGCGCGCGCCGAATCTGTCTTCGGAAATCTGTGTATAAAGGCCATCGAACGAATCCGCATCGAACAAATGCAGCAGTCTTCTTCGTCATCCTCCGCATCCTCCGCCTCCTCGAACAGGAAAATGAAGGTCGTCAAGCGGGACGGGTCTCTGGAGCGCGTATCTTTCGACAAGATCCTGGGAAGGATCCAGCGCCTGTGCGACGCGGACCCGGAACGCGGGCTCGCCGCCCTCGAGGCCGTCGACGTCGCGGGCGTCTCTCAGAAGGTCATCTCCAGGCTGCACGACGGCGTGACGACGACGGAGCTGGACGAGTACACCGTGAGCCTCGCGTCCGCCATGCTGAGCGTCCATCCCGACTACGGGGTCCTCGCCTCGAGGGTGTCCGTGTCGAACATGCACAAGAACACGCCGGGCACGATGCTGGAGTGCGTGACGAGGCTCCGGACGGAAAATTTCGACTCGGACGGGAACGCCTCTCCGGTCGTCAGCCTCGACCTGGTCGAGATCGTCGCGGAGTTCGAGGAAGTCGTCCAGGCGGCGATCGACTACAACCGGGACTACGATTTCGATTCGTTTGGTCTCGCGACCCTGATGCGGGGCTACCTGCTCAAGGTCACGGACGAGAGCGGGACCCAGAGGGTGGTGGAGCGGCCGCAGCACATGTGGATGCGGGTGGCGCTGGGCATCCACGGGCGGGACATGGCCTCGGCGATCGAGACTTACGAGATGATGAGCCGCCGCCTGTTCACGCACGCCTCTCCGACGCTGTACAACGCCGGTACGGATCACCCGCAGATGAGCAGCTGCTTTCTCATGACCGTCAAGGGCGACAGCATCGACGGGATTTACGACACGGTGCACAACTGCGCGCGGATCTCCAAGTTCGCGGGAGGGATCGGGGTGTCCATATCGAACGTCCGGGGGCGCGGGTCTCTGATACGCGGTACGAACGGCAAGTCTACCGGGATCGTCCCGATGCTGAAGAACTTCAACGCGACAGCGCGATACGTCAACCAGGGCGGCAAGCGGATGGGCAGCTTCGCCATGTACCTGGAGCCCTGGCACTGCGACGTGTTTGAGTTTCTGGACGTCCGAAAGAACCACGGCGACGAGGACCAGCGCACGAGGGACCTGTTTTGCGCGCTCTGGGTGCCGGACCTTTTCATGCGGAGGGTCGTCGAAGGCGGCGAGTGGTCGCTTTTCTGCCCCAACGAGTGCAAGGGACTGGGCGACGTTCACGGCGAGCGATTCGACGAACTGTATGCCAAGTACGAGCGATCCGGAAAGGCGCGAAAGACGATCCAGGCGCGGCACCTGTGGGAGCAGATCATCGTCAGCCAGATCGAGACCGGGACGCCGTACGTGCTGTTCAAGGACGCGTGCAACGCCAAGTCGAACCAGAGCAACCTGGGCACCATAAAGTCTTCCAACCTGTGCGCCGAGATCGTCGAGTACACGAACGAGAACGAGATCGCCGTTTGCAACCTGGCGAGCATCTGCCTGCCGATGTTTGTCACCGAGGGCGGCGAGGCGTTCGACTACGCGCGGCTGAGGACGGTCTGCCACCGGATCGTTCGAAACCTGGACCGAGTGATCGACCGCAACTATTACCCGGTCGTCGAGGCGAGGACGTCCAACATGCGCCACCGGCCGATGGGGGTGGGCGTCCAGGGGCTGGCCGACGTGTTTGCGATGATGAAGACGCCGTTCGAGTCGGATACGGCTGCCCGGATTAACAAGTACATCTTCGAGACGATCTATTACGGGTGCGTGGAGGCGAGCGTGGACCTGGCCCAGGAGCGCGGCGCGCCCTACGAGACCTTCGCAGGCAGCCCGGCGTCGGAGGGAATCTTGCAGTTCGACCTCTGGGGCGTGACCCCGGACTCTGGCAGGTGGGACTGGGACGCGCTCAAGTCTAGGATCGCCGCGCACGGCATGCGCAACAGCCTCCTGGTGGCGCTGATGCCCACGGCGAGCACCAGCCAGATCATGGGCAACGCCGAGTCGTTCGAGCCGTTCAGCGGGATCGTGTACGAGCGCAAGACGCTGGCGGGCAGCTGGAAGATCGTCAACAAGCACCTGGTGGCGGAGCTGGTCCGGCTCGGACTCTGGAGCCCCGAGATGAAGAACCGGATCATAGCCGCGGGGGACAGCGTGCAGGGCATCCGCGAGATACCCAAGGCCGTGAGAGAGACGTACAAGACGGTGTGGGAGATAAAGCAGCGCGCGCTGATCAACATGCAGGCCGACAGGGGGGCGTACGTCTGCCAGAGCGCGTCGAACAACCTGTACATCCACCAGCCGGACGTCGACCGCATCAGCAACATGGCGATATACGCGTGGACCAAGAAGCTGAAGACGGGGGTGTATTATCTCAGGGTCGCCCCCAAGATGCAGGCGCAGCAGTTTACGGTCGACCCGCTCCTAGCGGAGAGGGAGAAGAAGATGCTGGAAGAGGAGCGCGGCCTGGCGTGCAGCCTGCAGAACCCCGGATCGTGCGACATGTGCGGCTCTTAGTTTTTTCATATCGAAAAGCCGAAGGGGTTGGTGTCGAACGGGGCCGCGTCGAACGTGTGCTGGTAGTAGGGCACCGACAGGCGGTTGCCGCCCTCGGTGGCCACGAAACGTTTAAGAAATTCTGGCTCGTTGTTTCCCGGGCGCACTCCTCCGGAGGGATAGTGGTGGCTTGTCTCGGGCATCGCCCCGCTCGCGATAAGGTTGTCCGCCTGGCCGGACCAAGTCGGGTCGACCTTGGGTACCTCGCCGGCAGGCGCGGCGGATTCCTTGTGCCACCACCCGCCGTTGACCTGGGGCGGAGGCACCGGGACGTTTTTATCGTAAAGGGTCGGATACGCGCTCTCGAGGGCAGAGTACTCCATATTATAATCTTCTCGATGGAAAAAAAGGCAGGCGATGGGCGCGCTTTTCAGCAGCACGTTTAGCGTTTACGGCAACGGGCGCTCCAGGCACGTTTTCGCATCGTATTATTTGACGGACGGTAATTCGAATCCCGGTAACGAACAAATAAATCCGCGAACTCGTCGCTCGTACACCATGACGATAAACGGAAAAGAGGGAGTGACGGTGAGAAAGCCGCAGATGGACGAGGGCCGTCCGTTTTTCGCCGCAGACAACGACACTCAAAACTACGGCATTTTTTCGACATACTACAAAGACTACGTGTCCGATGGTTTACAGCAGACTGTTCCCGACCCCAATAGACGGATCAAGCTTCTTTACGGCCCGCCTCTGAAGAGATGGCTGAACGCGACCGAGTCCCTGGCGGCCAGATCCCCGAAGTGTCTCCACTCGATGAGTCTGTCCATGTGCCCGGGATCAACTGGCGAGCCGAGTAACACGCTCTCTCCCGACATGATGTGGCCGGCCGAAAAGCACTATTACGAAATGAGCGACAAAGTGATCAAGAGCGCCAGCTTCGTCGTGTGGAACGCGGCATATCGCGGAGCGCAGAGGCCTTACGACACGAGCAGGGAGGTTCTCCAGTACGGCCCCGTGCTGATCTACAACAAGGGAGAATCGAAGGGCGCTGACGACGCCCTCGGCGAGGAAAAGCTCAAGTCAGGCGGATGGTCCTCCCAGAAGCTAGCCTCGCAGTGCAACGTGGTCGACCCGAAGTCTTTTTTGAAGTCGATGACCGACTCGAGCAAAAAACGCCGCTGGATCGTTCTCGTCGGAGGGTACCAGTCTTCCACAAAAGCGGACGCCAAATCATTCGAAAGCGTGGCATTTCAGCTCGGCAAGAGCATCGGTTCGCAGTGGAGCATGTTCGCAGCATGCGACTTTGCCGGTATATTGACGCAGAGCGGCGCGGGCTTCTGCGACACCGTTTCCTGGGAAGAGGAGGTGTCGAGGGGATTTTGCGAGGTCGAAAAATCCGCTCCGATTTACCACGTCAGGGACTCGAACCTCGTTTCTACGGAGGGTAGCCTCGTGGACGTCCCGTTCGGACACGGCGTTGTCCTTGACTCGCAGAATGCTACTCCCGCGTGGAAAGGGGACTATACCGGAGCCAACAGAGACATGCTGCTGTCGATGCTTGCCCAAGACGGCGTCGTTCTTTACGGCGGGCAGTCTTCGACGGCGGAGCTCAGCGACGCCATAGGGACGTTTTCTATGTCTGCCCCTCTGCCTCCGCTAATGTCAGTGGTGGTGGGCGGGGCGTTTCCGGAGAAACGAGTGTCTGTGAGCGTCGGTCAGGCGATCAAACGCGATGTGAATGGCGATATCGATAGCGGTATGTTTAATCAAGCGATCGTTTCCAGGAACGAAATAAACGAAGCGTTTAGTTACGACATGCCGAGAAGGGACGGCGAAATCGTCTCATTCATGCAAAGCTACCTAAGCGCTAGCCGGAATATAACAGACAAAACAAATCTGAACGATATGGATTTTTTCTACAGGCAGCCTAGCAGCGCAGACTTGCAGAATCCGCAGACCAACGATTTTGACGAATTAGACTACGACGACGACAGGTACAGATTCGGCGGCTTTACCGGATACGAAGGCTTTACTGGATACGACGGCTCGCAGAACAGACAGCAGACGAAAAACCTGATCGAAAAGTTTGCGTCCCGCTTGCCCGTTTTGTACCAGTCTAGTAGCAACCACTTTACACGCGAGCGCGCATTTCTGTCTAAAGACCTCAGTATCACTGGCATCGGATCGTCTACCCCGCAGATGTACACCACAAACATAATAAATAACATCGCCACTCGATTGCAGAAGAAACAACAACGGCAGTGAAAGAAAGAAAAAAAAACACGCAAATAGTAGCGTCATGAAAGAGGACTCGGCAAGACCCTGCTGCGGCAAGTGCGGCAAGCGTCTCGGAGTCGTCAACTTCGAGTGCAAGTGCGGAGAGCGCTTCTGCGCTCGTCATCGATTACCGGAGTCTCACGCGTGCAAGTACGATTTCAAGACCCAGGGCAAAAACGAAATAGAATTACATAATCCGCGCGTCGTCGCGCCGAAAATAGTTGTATTGTAACAACCAAAACCATGCCCAAGAAACCCGGTCAGCCGCCCAATCCGAAAAGTAAGAAACCCGGTCCGCCCAATCCGACAAAGAAATCGATCCAGGTCCGCAAAGAAAAGGCCAAACATGTCAATAAGGTACGGAAAACCGCTAATCAAAGTCGACAAACCAGAGGCAATAATAAACCTATAAAGGTCAGTAAATGCGCGTGCAACAAGGAACCGGAAGACGGCTCTTGTTTCTCGATCAACGAGCTGCGCGTGATCGCAAAACATATTAGACTATCCGGTGGCAATATAGAAGGCAAATCAAAGGCGCTGTTGTACAGTCAAATTCTCGAAGATCTTTCTTGCAACGGAGACCGGTGTTTGTCTGTGAACGCCAAGCTCCCCGAAGACATACGAAAAAAACTGCAAGAAGAGCTCGTCCCGATGGCGCCAAAAGAGTGGGTCACAAATCCCACCGCCTGGCTGAGCAACTTCGACATCGAGGCCAAGTGCGCAGAGCTGGTGCGGCCGTTTCCCAGAGCGAAGTTTCTAGGCGTGTTTCCTATGGACGCCGAGCACAAGAGAGGGTCCGGATGCATATCGCAGCGGTTGTGCGACTTCCACCCCGCCGAAGCTAACAAAACACACGATGTGTTCGCTGCTGTGTTCAACACAGACTATAATCACATGCCCGGAAGCCATTGGGTAGCTCTCGTGGGCTTTATCAACGACAAAGACCCAAGATTCGGGCTGTACTACTACGACTCGCTGGGACAGAAACCGTCCAACGACATCAACACTTTTATCACCCGAATCAGCGAAGAGATGAAAACGTATCAACCTAAAAAACAGCAAGGAGACAAAGAAATAACGCCGTACGTGTATAACAACATCCCGCGCCAGTTGTCCAACACAGAGTGCGGGATGTTTTGCATCTCTTTCATAGACAGCATGCTCAATTCTAATCGAACCTTTAAAGACATATGCACCAAAATCGTAACAGACGAGGAGATGATTAGAAAACGAACGGAATACTTTGAGCTCCCGGTCGACGATTAAAACCGGGGCATGGTATCGAGTAGTCCTTCGACGCTGCGGGGGTCGAAAGCGGTGCACGTGACGAGCGAGTCCGAGTCTCTGCCGGATCGGAAAGCCGATCCCACAAGGATCGCGCCGGGTGAATCTGGGAAACTAGCGGGTCCCTTCACCGGCTTTGAGTTGTTGCCGAACATCCGCTTGCCGGAGCGCACGCCGTTGACGAGATTCGCGACTAGAACGGCCCGGTAGTAGGCGTCGCAGAACGTTAGCGAAACGGGACGACCGGAGCAAAACACGGCGTCCGAGCACAGCGCGCCGAAAGGGTTGAGCCACTGACGGAACAGCCACTTCCAGGGCCACAAACCGGAGTAAACCACGGGACCCGTATCGACGTTGCGGGCGGCTGACGCGATCTCGCTCAGCCTATCTTTCAAAACCAGTGTTTCGATCGGGAACCGGAACATGGCCGACGACAGCGTCGCCCTGAGCGTCTGGTGCTCCGAGTGGGGGCATCGATTCGCGATGCCGAGGTCCGCCAGCCTCCGACCGAACACCGCGTTCGATTCTATCTCGGCGCTCAGAACAGTCGCGGCTGCAGCGTCCACCGCCCCCGACACCTTGGCGGCGAGCATGAAGATCGCGTCGTTGAGCGAAAGCCGGGCAGACGTTAGCACGAAGTACACAGCTTGTCCCGCGGGCGTCTTGTAGCCCCTCGAGTCAATCAGGCCGTAGAACAGAAGCCTGGACCGGGTGACGGACATCTGCGCGGTGCTAGGCGGCGTCAGCATGTCCCGCACGAACGCCTCCATGTCCCTCCAGGTCCAGTCGTCTTTCGAAGCGAACATATCGAACATCTGTCCGCTGACGTCCGTGGTCGCGATAGCCGGAGGCGGATGCGCCTGCATCTTTTCAAACACTCGCTCCGGATAGAGAAGGTAAGCCACACCGGGTCCTATTCGGCCCACGCGTCCGATGCGCTGAACGGCCTCGGCCTTTGTGATCGTGTCCGTCATGGACACGACCGTGTCGGTGACCGCGTCGTACCTGCTGCGGAACGCCTTGCCGGTGTCTATCACGTACGACAGTCCCTTGACGGTCAGAGAAGACTCGGCGACGTTCGTCGCGAAGATCACGTTCCGCGTCGACCGAGATCCGGACTCGCGCTGCGCGACTTCTTTTTCCATGTCAGACACGCCGGAGAACAGTTTTAGGCATCTGATGTCGGGGTTTCCGCCCTCCAAGTCGCTGCTACAGGTGAGTCCGTTGGCCGCGCAATAATTGTTGAGAATAAAGCAACCGGAACCGACTTCGGCTTTTGAGGTGACGAAGATCACGATGCCCCCGGGCCTGGACGTTTTGCTCTTGTGAATGCCGAACGCGATTTCGATGGCCTTGTTGATGGCGGTCTCTCCCCTGTTTAGCGTGACGTGCACGCGCTCGATCGGAAAGTTTGGCGCGCCGGAAATGCTGACTTCCCCGACACCGAGGCCTTTCGCCTTGAACCACCGCACGAACGGCGCGGTGTCCATGGTGGCGCTCATTATAACCGCTCGCAGCTCCGGGCGGGCAACCATCGCTTTCCTGAGCGCCAAAAGCAGAAAGTCCGTCGGCACCCCGCGCTCGTGCACCTCGTCCACGACGATCATGCCGTACTCGGACATCAGCGGATCGGCGTTGGCCATCGCGAGCAGCTGGCCGTCCGTCACGTACTCGAGCTCGGTGCTCCTGGACGCCATTTCCTTGGGAGAGTCCCGGTAGCGATACCCGATTTCGCTCCCGAGACGCACGCAAGACAGCTGGGCGGCGTACTTGGCGTTCTCCGCCGTCGGTATCTGTTTGGGGTTCGTCGTCGCCACCACGCTTCCCGGAGCCCGCTTCCCGGTAGCCCACAGCGCAACCGAATCGGCTATCGATACCGGCGGTCTTACCTTTTTCAGCAGGTGGTGACAAAGCTTTGGCAATATCACGGTCTTGCCGCTCCCCGTCCCGCTGACGATCATCGTCACGTTGTTCGACTCGATGGAGTCCATCACGGCCTTCAGCTTCGCCTTGTCCGCGTACACCGGCAGCGTGGACCACTTCGCCGCCTGAGCCCTCCAGTCGCAGCTGTTCTTCTTTCCCGTGAACTGGTTCGGGAGCTTGCCCGCGGCGTCGAGCGGGTCCAGATCGGCGAGGCTGGGATCAGGATCGACCGCGGGGGGAGGCGGAGGCTTCTTCTCCCGATCACGCTTTCTTTCGGAATAGGATATCGCGAACACTGTAACGACGATCCAGATAGCGATTACGACCCCCACCGCGGCCGCGACGAGCCCGTCTGACGACAACGACATCGTGTTTTTTTTGGGGTCACCGTACAAAAAAAAATAATAATCATCTCGGGAGGAGCGCGCAGAGGACGATCACCGCGCCTCCCACGACCGACGCCGCGAAGTTCGACATACCGCCTCGATGCCCGCCGCCCTCCTTTTTTTTCGGTAGCAGCGTGAGCTGCAGCTCGTTGTCGACGAATTCGACTTTCGCGGGATGATTTTTGATATCGAAATCGATGGCCATCTGTTCTGCATATACTCGATTTGGTCCGGTGAATATCGGGTAATACTTAGGCTGTTGCGGATCGTATTTCCATTTAACCGTGAAACGTATGTCATCGTTGCTCGTAGTTACGATAGTGTGACGTGAAAAACTGTACGAAGTTTCCCAGTGATCAATGGTAACTATTTTGTCTCCCGAAATTTTTTGTTTATTTTCTCCGTCTTTTTTTCCAGTTTTTTGCAAGTAATTGCTGTTGACGTTTATTTTTTCTTTATCGACTGCTATTGTTATTTCTTTTGTTTTACCGCTAAATATCAAGTACTCGTTCTGGAGCTGTTCTGGCCAGGTTTCGATGTTAGGTTTCGATTGCTTTTTTGTCGTCGTCGGTTTAATATTAACCGAATCCCAGTACGCGTACCAAAAAATGTAATAATAAATACTGATTTCGGATAAATCGACCTTTGCGTTGACTTCATTTATTAGATAGTTGCCTCTCAAATTGTCTAACAATTTTAGTTTCCTAGCCGCTAAAATTTTGGCACAAACCTTGCTCATGAAAGTGGTGTTCGTTTTCAACCTTATTTTATCAAATATGAAATTTCGGATACCGTCTACGACCGGATTGTTATTTTTCGGAGTCGATACGTACAAGTGATTGAACAAATGATTCACGTCCGCGGCAATTATTTTCAGGTTAAATATGCGGTACACGTCCAATACGATCTGCGTATGCGTGCCGTATTTTTCTTTTGGGTATGCGAACAAAACATCGAAATTTATATTCAATGATGCTATAATTTCCCTGTATATTTTATCCATTTCTTCGGGCGTAGTTTGTTGTTCCTGTATTATCGGTTTGTTCTGCTCTGGCGTTGTCTGCGTTGTATTTCCATTTATTTTCTCTATTGCACGTTCCCTGCTAACCGCGAGTAGAATAGGTTTGATATCTTCTATAGTTTTTTTTCGCTCGCCTTGTGGGTTTCTTTCTGGCTCCATCGCTTCGACGACGTCTCTGCACGATATACCGTACCCTCGGTGAAGCCAGTAGAGCTTCATCAGGCTCAGTATTGCCGGCAAGGTTTTGGGTATTTTAAGGTTGCTACCATAAATGCATTTTAGATTGTCTACGGTAAAGAAATCGTCATTTTCGCGTATTTCGAAGGCCACCGGAACGTCTAGACTTTTCAGGAAATCTACAACAGAGTCGCCGCTTTTATCGTAAGTCTTTTTAATTATATCTATGGTTTGACCTGGCGTGCTAAAAAAATCGACGCGCTTGTTAAACTCAATGTTATAATTCAGCATAAGTACGTACGCGGCATATTTACGCAGCAGCGGGATTACTTCGTTGTTTCTGCAGAGTTTTCTCATGTCTTCTTTTTCTAGGAAACAGGCCTTCTGCACGCATTGGCTGATTGAACAAGAATAAATTGATACATCGATATGTCCGATCCAAAATAACCTGTCGCGTGCCATGCGCGTGACTATATCATACGTACATTCTTCTTCGATTTCGCCGTAAAACAACAGTTTGTACAACAATATAGAAGACCATAGATCCCATTGATTCGTTTCTTTTTCTTGGTAAACATTAGGGACGCATAATTTTATGGCGATATTTCCTTTTGCGAAGTCCACGTAGACGTCCGCGAACGACTGTCCGCTGGTGTATGTTATTCGTCCGTCGTCTACAAAAGAGTATTCACAATTGTCAAAGAAATTGTCCCAACTGTAATACTTTGTTAGGAAACCCGGAAACATGACTGAGAGACTCGTTGCTTCGGGAACTTCACCTACCGCAATTTCGGTATTGCGGCTTTCTGGTTGGTATTGTAACGTTCCGTGTACCATCATTTTCAGTTTCGCGCTGCCGATTACGTCATGATAGGCACTGAATATCATTGTTGCGATAACCGTGATCGGGTCTGTATTATTGTAAAGCCGCTTTAGCTCTCTCCTATTCCATTCTTTAAATTTGTTCCTAAAGCCTGCCAGCTTCATTTTATATGCGGAGTCGTTTATTATCGCTTTATTATAGTTCGGGTGTGTTTTCCCCCGCAGTTCAGACTTTCGTTTCGAATCGTCTTTCAAAATGTCTGATTCGTTTTTCTTTACCGCTTCGATTGTAGTGATGGCGTCTTCCGGTCTCATCGATTCTGCGATGCTTTCGTAAACGGAATGAATGCTACGAAAATAAATTAGGTCTTTGTAATTGTATAATATTTCGTCCGGATTAATATAAAAAAATGGAACTTCTGATCTTCCTTCGACCCACTCTTCACAATTGGTGAATACGTTCGGGGTACCCTTGTAATAATCATATGTTACCTTTTCTAATACTACTAAATTTTTAGGCTCATTCGCAGGCTCATTTTTAGGCTCATTTTTAGGCTCATTTGCAGGCTCGGTTTTAGGCTCGGTTTTAGGAGTAGGCTCGGTAGTTTCGGGTTTATTTTCCGAGTCGGTTTTAGGCTCGGTTTTAGGAGTAGGCTCGGTAGTTTCGGGTTTATTTTCCGAGTCGGTTTTAGGCTCGGTAGTTTCGGGTTTATTTTCCGAGTCGGTTTTAGGCTCTGTAGTTTCGGGTTTCTTTTCCGAGTCGGCCTTCATCGTCGCGTTCAGATGAAAAGATTTGAACAAGAATTTTTTATCTGAATTTAAAAGCTGCAAACCAAGATCGTCAAACAATACGGTAATTTTAGTTTCTGTGATGTCGTGCATGTGCCTCGACAGAGCGGTGATACCGGTGTAGTTTATCGGGCCCTTATAAACAGCGAGATTCGTTAAAATCGGCTCGTCTTTTAAGAAAAAACAATACTTTACTTCTTCCTCCTTTGGCTTTTTGGTTTCCTCATTTACTTCCTCGGGCTTCTTCGATGCTTCGACAACGGCAGACATATGTTTGTTCAACCCGTGACAATTTTTTGTGCTCACGATTTGGCCTTGTTCGCCACCAGGTAAATGGTAATCGCCAGTAAAAAGGCGAGGGCGATCATGGAAAAGTACACCACCGGCCAAAAGAACGCCACCCGTCGCTTCCATCCCTCCGAGCACTCGCACTTCATGCGTTCCAGGTCCGTGGCGTAGCTGAGCATGATACCCATCAGCGCGACGTGGAACACGGACAGCCCTACCATGACCATCCTGTCAAACTCCCATTCGCTAAATATCAGAAACGCGACCCGCAAAGCGATGGAGATCGCGTGACCCCACGTCAGGAAATCGCGCTTCCAGGATTTCGAGCACGCGCACGCTTGTTTGCTCAGCTCCTGGGTCCAGTAAAGGACGATGCCCGAAAGACAAATGTAGACCAGAGATAGAACGAACCGTATGCCTGCGACGTCGCTCGGATTGACGTATGACATGCTTTTTTATTACAGCGCACAATTTAATTTTTTTTCATATTTGAAGTTGCATTCGCCGGAATATAAACCTTCAGCTCTTCCGGGCCCCAGAACGCCTTGCAGTAGCAGCAGGAATACAGGAAGCGCAAGTTGACTGGGTCGTATTTGACGTAGAGCACGTTTCCTTTGGCCCGGGAGGGTCGAGAGCAGGCCTCGTTCGGGCAGGGCACGTTATCGACCCTGGGGAGAGTCGGGTCTTCGTGAAGGAGCTCCGTGAGAAGGTGGTGGTACTTGGCCCTGTCGTCCCTGTAGTCGGTCTCCAGAACCGGGGCGGTCGAAGACTCGACCGAGTAGGAGCATCCGCAGTAGTTGCACTGGTCGACGAGGGCGCCCGCCGCCACCTTGACGTACAACAGGTTGTCGCAAACCTCGCAAAACCTCATCTCGTTGTTTGTACGGTCAGAGTAACGTGTCGGATCCTTTATACGCGTCGACGAGGTTTCTGTAGTCCACCATCTGGCACTGCGAGAGGTTGCTCTTGTTAGATGTGTCTATGTCCGCCTGCGCGGGCTTGAACTCCGTCTTGTTGGAAATCTTGCCTTTCTTCGGGAGGTAGCTGAACGTGGGGCACGACGAAGCTACCCGGGTTTGTCCCCGTAGATCGTTCTCGACGGCGACCATTTCGGCCCAAGCGTTGCTGACGTTGTCCGGCTTGGGCTGCTGCCCCACGGTGCTGGTCGTGTTTCCGGCGAGCAGGCCCCGCTCGTGGTAGCACGGCGACGAGTGTATAAAACGGTTCACGTCTACGGTGTGTGAGAATATAGACACATTGTCTCTGACTTCCGCCTTGGAAGCGCACGAGTCGTATCGCAATCTGCTGAACATTACAACCTTGCGCAGAAAAAAAAATGTCCAAGAATCTCAAGCCCAACAAGATCGATAAGAATGTTAACCGGGGGTATACCATTAACGCGGGGGGGAATGTAGACTCTTCGGCGGCGTTTACGAAGATGATCATGGGAAGGCTGAGAGACGTCGGGCTGTCCCCCCCCGTGTTCCGAACGCTGTCGATGTCGGAGTTTCTGAACAGCTTCAAGGATAACTGCCTTGACGTTTTCCCGGATTATCAGCGCGGCGTCGTCTCCGACCTGGCATGGGCCAAGGAACTGGTCGAGGTGATGGTCTATTCGGCCGCCCCCCTGAACCCGATATATCTGCAGTGCATAGACGGAGGCCTTACTGTAAGATTCGAGGTCGTGGACGGGGCCCAGCGCCTGACGGCGTTCCTTCTGTTTATGATGGGAGCGTTTTCGATCAAGGACGCAGCCGGTGAGAAAGATGTTTGGTTCGAGAATCAGAACGAGCCGGGTCACGGATTTTGGGCTGTTTGCGAGGGGAGGACGAATGGCGGCGTCGCCGACTACCTGGACGACAGTCCGATATCGAGCACGATGGTCAAATTTTACGAGCAGACCTTCGACATGGTCGAGCATCAGACGTCGACCTTCGAACGGCTGGAAAACTACGCCAGAGACAACTTTATAGGCAGGCACCTTTCTGTGACCGTGATGCCCAGCTCGTGGAGCAGCGAGCTCAGCATCCTCTACACGGTTTACACGAACCTGAAGATGTGGAAGCAGACCAAAGACGAGTGCCTGGTGCACCTGCACGACAGGGCCTCTCGGCAGCTGAAGAGCATGGAAAAGGAACTGAGCAGTGTTGTCGTCGATTGCAAGATCAAGTTTGATTCGCCCACCAGACAGAAGTACGGGGTCCTCGTCAGGCTGTTTGCTTGCCTCTCGAAATTCGAGTACGTTCCGTCCGAGATGGACGAAAAGAATTACACCGATATCATGCTCGAAATGGTGAACCGCTACAGCGAATCGGATCCCGACCCCGATGTCATGCAGAGGATGAGATCCGGATTCCGCTTTCTCGTCGAAGAAAATGAGAACTTTGGTAAGCTGTTGTCGGGTAAGAAGCTGACGAGCGACCAGCTGGTGGCCATCCTGTTTGTGGCATCTTCGCCGGGTACTAATTTTTGCGGCATGAAAGGACTGCTGACGTTTTTGAACTCGGCGAAAAACAAGTACGAGGATGTCCTAAAGGGATGGAGGTTTCGCCTGGCCGGCGAGACGGCGAAGGAGTTTAGCAAGTTTTGGACTCAGAGTTCTGACAGGAACCTGGTCCGCTTGTGCGGCATGTGCTTAAGACTGTCGTCCCACTGCGTGGAAAGAGAGGAGGACAACCATGCACCAAAACAGAGACGTATTGATGGTGTCAATTAGCCGGTTTTACAGCAACGAGGACAACATGCGAGAGGTCGTATCGGTGGTGAAAGGTTCCTCCGACATCTCGCTTAGAATGATCGACTGGTTCATCACCAACTATGCCAAGAAAAACGTATCCATTTCGGTTCGGGAGGACGAGCACCTTAACATTTACAACAGCTACAGGGGAGCGCTCAAGACATTTTCCAAGCAGCAGTTTGACCCGTTTAGGCGCCACGAGAGGATCCTGTTCAAGTACGGAGACTCGGAAGCGCTGGAGACGACGGTCGGGCAGCTAAACTTTTTCAAGTGGGCGATAGAAACTGGAGTCATAGATTACATCAGACAGCACAAGGTCGCCGTCGAGCGATCGATGATCGAGTGCGGGGCCGCCAAGCCTGCCAAGAAGGTCCCGACCGTGGAGTCTTCCGAAGAGGAGGGCGACGACAAGAAGCCGGCGGCTCCCCGACCGGTCGTGGTGCGCCAGAAGTGCAAGACGACGCTTTCGTTTGACTAGATTTTTTTCACTTTTTTCCATGCCGCTAGAGCCTCCTCGCAGTCCATCGCTGCCGCCTCGCACGCCGCCTTTAGCATTCCGCGCGCGGTCGCTCCTCCCGGCGGTACTCTCATGCGCACGACGATAGATCGCTCTAGCTGGTGAGGAATGTAAAATCCCGCAAAGTCCGTTTCGAAGAGGAGCTTGTTCTGGACGAGCGCTCCGCAGGTGTGGTCCTCGCCGACGATCTTTAGCGAAACGATGTCGGGAGGCGATCCGGTCTGGGAGGGGGAGTCGATGACTTTCGACGCGCCGTCGGTCGCGTCCGCTATGTTGCGCAGCCTAGACGCCATGCATTCGTAGCCGGACTCTACGATCTCTCGAGGCGTCATGCCGCACTGGGTCTCCAGGCAAAACCTGTGCGCCTTGGGAGCCCCGCGCTCGTCGATGTCGATCATGCGGCGGGCGTCCAGGGCGTCGAACGCCAGCTTGTCTTCCCGCTTTTTGCGCTCTTTGGCGACAGCCGGCTCGTCGGTCAGCGGATAGCACGAGCAGGCCGCGACCGGAGAAAAGCGCGCGTGCTCTGACCCCGATCCGAAAGAGGCCGTCGCCTCCAGCGCGATACGCTGCCCGGGCATTAGAGTGGTGATGAGGGGATAGTCGCCGGTCAGCGGGTCTGGCTTGAAGACGTTGGAGGGGTTCGGGACCTCCTCGGTCGAGCCCGACACGGGCTGAATCTTCAGGGCGGCCGAGGTGACGTCTTTCGGCCCAGATCCGGCGTTTTCTTCGTCGAGCTCGAATCGCCAGGTTTCGGGCTTGGCGGCGACGAGGTCGGACTTTGAAAGGTGAAGCGGCAGGAGCCCCACGCGCTCGCCGACGAACTCGTTGTGCAGGCTCCCGGTGTTGTATACGATGCGAACGTCTTGCTTTGACGGATCGACCGCGTCAAACCGGAAAGCGAGGGTCTGGACGTCGCACATGATGCTCCTGCGTAGGCCAGAAACCATTGAAACATCGTGCCCCGAGATGGTAAACTCTAGGCGGCCCGGGACTCGGATGTTCTTTCCGTCGCCGCGTACGTATAAGTCTGATGCGAAATCGGAAAACATTGTCGCCTGTCTGCACCTGTCTGCGAAAAAGCCCCCCCAAAAAAGCTCCTTACATACGACGATGGTTAGGTACGTCGTGCTCGACGGTAACATTGGGGCCGGAAAGACGACCGCGCTGAGCGGCCTGCGCGCCAGGGGCATCGTCGCGGTGACGGAGCCCGTGGACGAGTGGTGCTCCGATTTTAGCCACAGGGGAGAGACGCACCCGAGCCCGATTTCCCTGTACTACAACGACCCCTCGAGGAACTCGATGTCGTTCCAGCTCCACGTGCTGACCACCTGCGTGAACAAGTTTGTACGCGCGTTCGCGAGCCTCGGCCCGGATCAAGTGGCGGTCGTCGAGCGCGATCCCTTCGACCTGGCGCTGTTCGTAGAGGACAACGTTCGGCAGAATCGGTTTTCGGCGCTCGATCACAAGGTCTTCTCTGACCTCGTATCGTCGATGCGCGGGCTCGTGCGGGCAGAGCACGTGGCCAACGTGTACCTGAGACTGTCTCCCGAGAAGTGCATGGAAAGGATCAGGCAGAGGAGCCGAGATGCCGAGTCGGCGATCGACGTCGAGTATGTGCGGGGCCTGCACGAGCTTCACGACGAAAAATACAGCAGCCTGACCGTCCCGCACATCGTCGTCGACGCGTCCGAGGCACCCTCTTCGGTGTGCGATAAGATCGCAGAATTCGTGTCCGGTATCTAATATGCTCCTCCGGCAGAGAATGCCGACGCCTGGCTGCCGATCTCCAGGGGCAGGCGGAGCTTGTCTGCCTCTATGGTGCTGTACATGAACGGCAGCGGCTGCTTGTGGATCGGGGGGTCGGACCGGAGCTGTAGGTTGCCGTTGCGGTGGTAGCGAGTAGAAACGCCGATCTGGCTACCGGCGTCTAGGAAATTTATCCCCCGCATGTCTCCCTGCCCCGTGGAGTAGAGCTGGGCGAACTTCTGTTCCTCCGGACTGTTTCCGACGCGCGGGAGTAGGTCGTCGGGCTTTAGCTGGTCGGCTAGAGAGCCGGATGCAGGTCTGACGCCCCCAGTTTGCTCGACTGGCGCCGGCAGCTCTAGCATTTCTTCCTCAGCACCCATAGGCCCCCCGGCCACTGGCTGGCTAAAATCCGGCGCATTCATTACAACATTATTGGCTGTCTGAAACCCCTCCCGTCTGTATGCGTCCGGAGGAGTGCTACCCATGACGCTGTTGTAATGTATGATGATTCCCACGAGGGCGATCCCCGCCGCAACGATCAGCAGCACGCGAAACACGAGGTGGTTGTCCATCTTTCAAATTTAAATACATGGGAGATAAAATTTGAAAACGCCCGGTCCGAGAATATTCTCTGACGCTATGTCGATTCGCTGGCGGTTCAGATTCGAATCCAAAAAAGCCCGATCCAACCAATTCATATCGCATCGCAGCTTCACATCGTCGCATTTTTCACCGATCTACCATGGACGTTATCATGGACGATTCGATTTCTTTTTGCGAGGAGTTTGTCGGCAAGCTGGGTGCGGATGCCTGCCGCTTCTGCTTGCCGAAGGACAAGGCGGGGGTGCGATCCTGCATGGGGTATCACCACGCAGCGTGCGAAGACGGAGAGGTGGCGTCGATCTACGTCGTGTACTGTCACGCCGCTTCCGGCAAGGCGTCTCCGGAAGACGTCGCCGCCGCCAGGAAGGCCCTGCAGGCTCGGGAGTCTGTAGCAGATCCCGGACTTCTAAAAAAGGACCCGGATTTCGAATCGCCGTTTGGCTGCATCGTGCCAAGCTGCGGTCTCGAGTTTTACAATATGTCAGTGACTGGCATGTCCGTTTATTATGCCGGGACTCTGCTTAATGCGGAAGACCTGTTGAAAAACTCATCCCTACCAGGGAAGATGGCAGGGCCCGGAGATGCGTACTGGAGCGATCCGGAGCTACCGGCAGACTTTATAAACAAGGAGTACAATTACGTGACTGTTTCAGTTGGCAACTTCGTGTACGCGCAGAAGCGTACCGGGAAGAAGGATTTTCTGACCACGACTCCCGTGAATATCATGCTTTGCAGACACAAAGGCGTCGCGAGATGGATGCAGTACGTCGATAGGAAAGGTCGCATGTACCGCTTCACTATCGACAGAATAACTCACACGGAAAAGACCCTGTTGATGGCGGCAAACATATTACACTCGCTCGGGATAGTGATAATCGCGGACGCTCTTAGCGCCGGGAACTCCGAAGTGCTCATGTCGGACACTTTCGCCGCGAACGTCGCGTCTTACGGCGTGTTTAAAAAAGTGCGACGGGCGGTAATGGCGGACTGCAAAACACGTGACTTTGTGACCGCCGTGATGCCGTCTATGGCGAACGACGACGCTCTGCGCCTGTGCAACAAGGCGCTCCTTCGAGCCTCGGCGGCCCACCTGAAGTCCCTGGCCCTGGCTCACTTGTAAGAGGCCTTCTCTGACGCGGAAAGCTTTTTCCACTTCGCGGCGCAGTGCTTCATCATATCTTTTCCGGACCTGGTATGTCCGCTGGCCGACTTGGCGCACTCGCGCACAAACTTGTTGTATGCAGATAGCTTGCGCGGGGCTTTGCTGGTGGCTTTCTTTGCCTTCCTCTTTCCGCCCATCATGTAATCCTCGCCGCCGCCGTAGAAGTCTTGGTGTGAAGGCATATTGTGTAATACATTAAAGCAAAGGAAAAAAAAAAACGTCCCGTATATTTTTGTTTACTCTATCGGGTTAAACTCCCACCCGAGGTCTTGGCAGATGCACTCCCAGATCTTGTTTTGCTCCTGGCGCTTTGTCTTGCTCTTGAGCTTCGGCAGGTACTCCTGGATCTCGTCGTACCCCAGGAGGTCGGCGAACCTCGAAAGGCAAAAAGAGTAGCTGATCATGTTTTTACGGTTGGGGGGAGAGTGCTTCATGAACGGGACCTGGATCTGGGCGAACATGCGCTTGAACTGGGCCTCGATGTGCGGGGGGATCCGGAGGCTGGGCTTTCCGCTCAGCGAGTTCAGTATGTGGCTCTCGTGCTCGTACCACTTGTTCAGGTTTAGCTTTTTCATGACCTCGTGGAGCTTTTTCCGGGTGAGTTTGGCGAGGTTGGTAAACTTTTGTTTCTTGAGCTCGACGGTGATGGCGTCGTAGACGCAGTCCGGTATGTTTGTGTACTCGCGGCCCTGCGTCTGGCTGAGCCACTCCTGCAGGTGGTTGGATCTCTTGTAGCAAAAGTAGCTAAGCTCCCTGGGAGGGTCCCTGTAGGAAGGCCGCTCGGAGTCCAGAGTCACGTACTCGATGGTGTCGCAGTCCAGACAGTGCAGGAACCCGTCGTTCGGCACGAGGACCCGGTCCGGCCCGCCGCAGTGAGGGCAGCTGACCTCGGCGATGCTCTTGCGCATGTACCTGGGGTCGGCTTTGTCTGGCTCCGGGGCGTATTCGGAATCTACCTTGCGCATGAAAGAGTCTAGCAGCTCCGCCAGGCTCATCTTGGCGTATTTAGAAGCGGACTTTTCGGCATTTACGGGAGTCCGCTCTTCGCCCGGGAACTCGCCGTCATTTTTCTCCTCTAGCGTCGCCAGCGCCGCCGCGGGATCTTCCTTGAGGTTGATAAAGTCGAGAACGGATTTCTGTTTTAGCCCGACCGTGACTTTGTGAGAGCCAACGCGAGCCGGCTCCGAAGGGGTTGTCACGACCGGGGAGGATCCGGAGGCGCCTTTGTCGATCGACTCGTAGTAGTGAAACAGGATGTGGGCCGTTTTCTCGTAGTAATTGCGTTCGTCGTCGCACTTTTCGAATGTCGGCGACAGCCTGGCGTGTTCTCGATCCAGTGTTTTCTTGACGGGAGCTGCCCCGGATCGGCGAACGGGCGCGGTGGCAACGGTCGACATTGAAGTTAAGGATATGTTTGTCGGCACCGCGTTTCCGCGCCCGCCGCGTTTAGGTTCTAGAAAAAATGCCTGGGGACTCGCCGGTGGCTCGACCTTCCTGCAGGATCGCTAAAAAAGGAGAGACGGAGGTTTTGTTCGTTCGAGAGAGAGAGACAGAGACGATCACCTAGGGAACCCGGAGAGACCGCCCGTGAGCTGGGATCCGATGCTGAAGCCCGCTCCC